CTAAACCACAATATCCCCTTTCTCTTTTAAATGTCGATAAATGCGATCTAGCATGATCTGTGTCGGCGTTTTCCCCAAATCATCTTCGGTTAACGGAGCCTCTAGAATGCCTTTCGCATTTTCACTATCGATCCATTTGTAGCTTTCGATAATTGGTGTGAAGTCGGTTACTTGACCTTCGCTATCTACTCCAGTGCCGATAACGTATTTTGCATTGATTGTGCCATCATCTTGAATAGAATATGTAGCGATAGTTGAGTACATTGGGTTTAAGATTTTGTTAAAAGTTGCCATAATGGACTCCTTGTTAGTTTAGATAAAAGAAAACCCGACCATTTTTGATCGGGCATTGTTAGAGATTTATACTGTTAGTGGTTTAATTGGAAAAATATTGTAACTGCTATCCTCCTATTTTGTATCAAACCGCCTAAAAATTTATTTTACGTTTTCGTTTATTTTATGGATATTGAATAACCATAATATGCGAGTAAAGTTTAGCTGACTTTGACCATGTGACTGTATAATTATCTGATGGTTTACGTCCCACTCCTGAAGCAAGGTGTGAATTTGAAATAAATATTCTCCCCTCCCATGGCTGGATAAAATATTTTGAAATATCCCACATAGAATTAGCTAATTTAATATGTTGAACTCCAATGCTTCCCCAGAGTACATAATCATTAGCACCAAGTTTTACATCAAATAACTCAGGTGGATAGTCACTATTTGTTACATTAACTTGATACTTGAAGAGATTAGTATCTTTTGCAGATATAAATTTGATGTTGTTAATGATTTTTGAATTATTAGTATATATACATACTCCATTATTTGAGTAAACAGCAATCCCATATTTAGGAGGGTTATCTACTTTTTGTAAGCGATACGCACAGAGTACTTTAATTCTTAATTTATCCACCCCATTAGCAAGTAGATTTAAATCGCCTGACATCTTGTTAAATCCTAAATAAACCTGCATTACACCATTATTACGCCTAAATTTTATGGGCTGCATTGCTAAGAATGTCTTGTAATTCCTAAATACCAATTTGCCATTAATAAATATGCTACCATATCTATAAACCATGCACAGGAATTCATTAACGAAGCATAACATATCTTCAGGGCGAATATTACTCGGCACGTTAGGTACATTATGCCATTTTGAGTGATTATTTTTATTTTCTTCTAAAATTACCCCTGCAACTTCAATCAACCTTTCTGCTCCTATTGACATAGGTAGTCCAGGGCAATAAATACCATAATTTGCCATTTTATACTCCTGCGAAAACTAGGACTGTCTGGGCGGTTGATTTAATATGATCGAAATCAACCCAATTCCAAGTTAATGTTTTGCCGTTTATGGAAAAATTAATAACTTTACCTTTATGGCCTGATTGATAGGCTATATCGTTATTAGTACACATAACAGAACCAACATTATAAGAATATGTTTTCGAACCGTTTGAATTATACGGAATTAATAATATATCCATAATCATTGCCGTTCTTTTTGATAAATCAATCTTTCTTCCTCTTTCGTCGGTAGAGACGATTCCGAATTCAGCCATAATTAAATCCCATTCAATTAACTTAGTTTTCCAATTTTAACGCGAACAACACCTTTTTCATCATAAATCACAATACCGTCATTCTTCATAACCATGCCTACATTAGCATTGTTACCACGGATTGTAACTACGCCATTAGAACCAACTTTAAAAAGGTTGTTAATATTAATACTCCCAGCTGTCACACTTCCCAAATTCGCACTAATCGCAGACAAACTACTGATATTCAGCTTATCCGCAGTGAGCGACTTAGATACAATATGACCGGCATTAACAGAGTTAGCCGACAAATGACGAGTAGCTATAGCTCCACTGGCTATTTCGTTTGCAGTGATAGTGTTCGCTGCTATTTGTTGGGCGGTAATGGTGTTAGTTACAATACTGCCACCGTGAATAGCCGTTACACCGCTATTAACCCACGCAGACGGTTGAGTGGTGTATTGGGTACATTCTTCGAGCATTGGGCGAGCAACATAGACATTAGGGTTAGCACCTGTCGTTGTACCACTACATCTGAAACGTAGAGATACACAACCACTCGCAGGACATTGGAATTTAACCGCATATCTGCTCATTCCTTTAATCGTTTTTTGTGCTGAACCATTGACAATAGGCGTTGCACTACTTGCTACACCTTTCACATAAGCTGATCCGTCAGCACTATACTCTTCAACTAAGATATACCCTGTTTGAAAACGATAAATGTTAGCATAAATACTAAACATATACCATTGACCTGCATTTAAGAATACAGTTCTGTAAAGTGGATCAACCCAACCGACATTTGTTGCAGTTGCAACCGTAACAATTGTTTTAATCCGCACCTCATTGTCTAAAGCGTCATTCGGATACCAGTCAGCCACACCGTTCTTTTTAGTAAATTGGTTATTTACAGCGAAACTTGTACTTTTAGCACCAACACCCCAACCATAAGCATTGTTAGACAAAATCGCATTTTGTAGGAGATTACCACCCAAGCCAATAGCCAATTTGTCAGCACTAATTTGCCCTGCTTGCAAATGGTTAGCGTTAATCGCTCCTGCTTGAATTTTACCTGCTGTTACTGCATTAGCGCTTAATTTGTTAGCAGTTACCGCATTAGCTTGAATAGCGTTAGCGCCCACACTATTAACACTCAATTTCTCTGCTGTAATTGCACCCGACTGAATTTTAATCGCTGTAATGGCATTTGCCGCAATGTTATCCGCCACTACAGCGTTAGTTGCAATTTTACCTGCAACAACAGCTCCAGACCGAATTGCATTTGAACTAATAGCATTAGCTTGGATTTGGCTTGCCCCTACACTTCCAGATTGTAAGTGTGTAGCCCCAATTGCTCCAGCTTGTATTGCATTCGTACCGATGCTATTAGCTGAAATCTGATTAGCAGAAATCGTACCGGTTAATTTTGTTGTAGGTATAGACGCTAATTGTGATACTGCAATTGTACCAGTAATCTTATTTGCGCTAATTCCTTGTAATTGACTGTCTGTCAATTGACCACTTAATTTACTGGTAGGAATGGTTGGCATATTTGTTAATGAGAGCGTACCAATGACTTTAGTCGCATTAATAGACTGAATTTGTTCATCGGTCAGTTTACCGGCTAAATTGGAAGTCGGAATTGGCGCGAGTTGCTCCGGTTGAATAATACCTTTAATATCTTCGGCAAAAACTTCTGCCATATCTGTGGTATAAATTGAGCCATTCCATGTGTACAACTTGCCATCTGCGGTGTTGTGTACTTGGCGATAACCTAGAAAAGTATTAACATCTAATCCGTTAACCGTTTTTATCATCTCGAGATTGCGCGCCGGCAAGGCGGTATCAATCACTTCGTCAATGATATTTTGACTTAACTTCTCATTTAATAAGCGCAATTCTTCGTCAATATCGACCGCACTTTCACCACGCAACCCAGTTTCTTGATAAAACGGTCCGGCGTTTTGCCCTCGCACATGACGCAACCAGTAATAACGAACCTGTCTTGCCCCGACCGTGTGGCTATACATATGCGCATTAACTTTAGCTAAACGTTGAGATTGGCTAAAATTATCACTATCCGCTACAAAGATTTCAGTTTGAGTAATATCATCAACCCACTTCCAAGATAATGTGATTTCACCAAGTCCACCTGATATATTCACTTCTTGCGGTACCGGTGGACGGTCAATCACAAAGGTTTGCGATTTTTCACTGACAACTTGCCCACGAGCGTTTTTCGCATAAATGATAAGCTGATATTCTCCATCAGGTAATCCATCCAGACTAATGTTCGGTGAGCTTAACCCTTTATCAAAGCGATATAATTTCCCCGCTTTGATAATTTTAATATCGTAAGTTAACGCCCCATCACCGGTAGAAATATCGGCGACAACATTGACTTTTCCATCAAACCCAACACCAATATCAAGATGTGTAATTTGTGCGGCTTGGTATAACGTGGTCGCAATCGGTTCAAAATGCGCGCCATTATCCACAATTGCCTCTTTTTGTGGTTCATGTTGCAATCCGGTGATGGTATAAGTACCGTCATCATTTTCCGCAATCGCCATGGCTTTATAGCGTTTTGAACGGATTTGTTGCGTAGATAAAGACCATACACCATATTTTGTTAATCCTACTGGCGCGCGGTCTAATGTCACTTGATTGCCATTCGCTACCCCAAGAATTTTGAGGGTGCTTTGTATAGCGTTATTATCAATATAACTGAAATAGCTATCGCCATTTAACTCTATTTCGCGATCTAAAGTGACCGTTTTATCCTTAATTGCCAATACGCGACCGCCAATATCGGTACCCGCATAATGATTATCTGCCACCTCAAAAATATCACCCGGAATATGCATCAACCCTTCACGTCCAACACTGAACGTAATCGTTTCTTTTTCCAGTTTTTCCGTCTCTAAAATCCAACGCCCGGTGCGATAAGCTTGTCCTCTTGAAGTACAACCGAACGCTGTGACTTTCTTAACATTTAAGCCATACTTGCGAATTAATTCGTCATCCGAGACATATTCAATTTTCTTCTGATAAAAATCGGATTTATCTAAATACTCCACATGGATCGCATTATGCCGCGATTTCAATGCCGAGTATTGACGCGTAAATTCGCCATTCACCACGTTTGCATTGGTATAAATCCAAACCGGATCGGCGGGTCTATCTTGAATAACCGTCAATTCGGTACCTGTCCAAACAGGAATAGCACGAAAAATCGAACAAATATCATTAATTAACTCATAAGCCGATTTTTGCTCGGTCAACCACGCATTACACGTAAAGCGCGGTTCTTTATTGCCAAAACCATCTGGAACAAGTTGATCACAATATTGCGCCACATTATACAGCGCCCATTTATCAATATTGATTTCACCCAACCGTTGCCCTAAGCCATAGCGTTTATTGGTCAAAATATCAAGCAGCACCCACGCCGGATTATCAGACCAAGCAATTTTAAATGTCCCGTCCCACAGCCCGTTATATTGACGAGTCGCCGGATCGTAATTACTTGGTACGCGAAGTTTAATCCCCTTAATTTCATAGTTACGTTGTGGAATAGCATTAAAATATTCACTATCGAACATAATGCCGACCAATGCAGTGTTCGGATAAGCAAATTGTGTATCAATAATTTCCGTGTAACTTGCCCAAAGGGTTCCGTTTTGCAATCGCTGGCTTTTACTGTCTGCTTCCACACGCTCCACGCGCAAGGTAAACGGGACCGGAGGTAAATCCGTGATTTCAATATGTTTTAAATATTGCGAACTGTACTTTCCATTAAAAGTGACTGAATAAGGCGTATCATTAACAAAAACCTGTAGCGTAACACTGGTCGCATTGGTATCGCCTTGTGAATTTTGCTCATAAAGCGCTTTTACCCCAACAGTCACCCGCACTCTACTGACTTTCTCATCCGTAACAGTGCGGGTAATGGGTTGTGTTTTTTTCACCTCAACACCTACTGCCACTTCTTTTTCCGATGTATTAAATCCGTCCAGCACATCTTGATCTTGGCTACCAATCGTCCCCTGCGCCTCAATATTATTAAAATTATAGCTGTTATCGCTGGCTTGGATGGGGGTATTATCCAAATAAACGGATTTCACTCCATCAACCAATCCTTGAATTTCACCCTCGGAGACAATTTCAATAATTTTCACCCGTTGTTTGCTGCGCCCGCTTTCCGGCGCCTCATAAGGTGTACGACCGCCACCACCGCCTTTACCCATAATTTACCCCTTATTAAATCCTTTACTTTGTTTTTTAGGATTTTTCATTTCTTCCTCAACATCAAATGTTTCCACACCTTGAGAAATGACCAATGAACCCGTTAAAATTTGTCCATACGCCAACGGAACCGGACGACCTTGCGCCACCAGATTGCCGAGATTGGAAAAAGAAGTAGATTGCTTTTTCTCTTTATCATCCACCTCCCCCATAGTTGGCGTTTTCGTGAGCATTTGTGAAACGCCTCCGAGGGTTAACGCAACCCCCATGCCAAAGACCCCAGCTTGTGTAATTACGCCACCAAGCAATCCTGCAGGGGGGATAAAAAACGATGCGCCAATTAACGCAACCCCTAAAATGGTCTGAAAAACTCCGCCACTTTTCGCCCCCTTTATAACTGGCGTAAAATGGACGGTTTGACCATCTTTCAGGCAATAAAAAAGCCCTTTCTCAAGAGCTTCAGGATTGAGATAGTCTCGACCAATACGGACTTTGTAATAGCCTTGCTGTAGCACTTGGCGAAAGCCTTTGATTTGCGAACAAAGCGCACGAATAGCCTCAGCGGTATCTTTCACCTCAAATTTAAACTCCGTGCCAAATCGTTTGAGGTTTCCATAAAATTTAACGTTAACCATTTGCCATCCTTATTTAATTAATACAGGCAATAAATCTTTTAAACTACTTTAAAGAAAATACTTTATTAGAGATGTTAATGCGTTATGGCGAGATCATTGAATATGCCATTAAAATTGAGATGATCGGCGTCCTTATGACGCCAAATACTGTGCGTGTGTTTAAACCAATAGCCATCATATAAATCCCGTTTTGATAAACGGTTGGGACTGTGATGCAACACTTGATGCCATTTGCCAAGATAGATTGCCGCATGGTTTGGCACATCTGCCCCTACTTGCATTAAAATCACATCCCCCACTTTCACACCATCATCCGTGCGATAAAACCCCTGTTTTGTCATATTATCTAAATAAAGATTTTCCCCACTCGTCCACCAGCCATCTTCTCGTTCAAAATCAGGAAAATCTAAACCAGCAAGCATATAAGCATCACGAAAAAGCGTATAACAATCCATTATGCCATGTTCAAAATCACGTCCAACTAAGTGCGGTACATTTCTAAATTGTTTTATTTGCCCATCGCAGACCAACCACCAATCCAATCCGGATTGTACTTGCATTTGACGGTCTGCAGTCGATAGCACTGCTTCACCCTCCGGATGAGAATGGACCACCGCCACAATCCCGTCATATTGATGCGCTAAAAGCCAGTCATCCGTGGAAATTTCAAAATAGTTTTCCGGATCGTCAGCAATATTCTCACAAGGTAAGAAAATTTTTTCTTGCCCTTTAAAAACAACAAAACCGCAAATTTCTTGCGGTTCGTGTTTTAGTGCGTAGTTAATAATCTGTTGTTCAAGTTTCATATCTACCACCAGCGAATTGATAAGATAAATTCAGGCAATTTCCACCAAATCCCAAATAAAAACAAGGTGATTAATAAGCCCCACATAAAATGTTTTACCGTTTTGGATTTATCCATAAGTTCAAGCATTTTGCGAAACTCCTTTAGTATGTTAAAATTCATTTAACTTAGTTCCTTCCTGTGTAGAAAGTTGGAATTAAAAAGCCCTAAGTACGCCAATACTTAGGGCTTTATTTTGTTAGGTAATTAACCGAGTTTATTCACGCTAACAAACGCGCCGAAATTTCGCGCATTGTTTCTCAGCTTACACCCCGTTAAACAGTGACTGCATTTATCTTTTTTCGGATCGCTTATTGGCTGATCTTTTTCATCCGCCACCGGCGCCCCAGTATAACCACATTCCGATGAACGATATGTCCAAGCGCAGGTATCGGCAAAAATAACCCGGCTGGAAATTAACGCATTATCGGTTTCCGTCGGCAACGCCAAAGTAAAACTGGCGACGTCATGTTTTAATGTACTTAACTGCTCAATAATAAATAAACTCAACCGCTCTTGTGTCGGATCCGCTTTCGGATTGCCATTTTTAAAATTCGCCGCATCGAGATAATGTGCATAAACTTGTCGGCGCCGCACCACAGCCCCGATACATTCCTCAAATCTTGCAGAAATCCCCGTCACCACACCAAATAAATTTGACAAGGTTAATGTTGGGCGATTACTCGGTCCCTGCCCATTTAACTCAAAACCACTCGCCTGTACCGGGTACGGATCATATTGTTTTCCTTGCCACATCACCGGTGCATTTAACTCGTTCGTTCCGGCATAAAATCGGTAAATACTGCCTTGCTCACCTTGATTATCCGTTAAATTGCTTAAATCAATTTCATACAAATCTAATAGAGCATTTTGCTCAAAACTGGCAAGATCAAATTTAAATTGATTTGATATGCTGATTGTCATAACGTTTCCTTGAGTGTAAGAGTAAATTTCAGGTTTATTACAGGCGGACGCACCATTTAAATGATTCCATAATTGTATCTTACCTATTTACAAATAAACTAATTAAATGTATCTTTATGCTATACAAAGGAGAAATGAAAATGTACAATCCATCTCATCCGGGTTTAATCCTGCGTGAGTACATCGACGGAATGAAAGTAACCGATATTGCTCACCGTTTAGGGGTAAGCCGCGTTGCGCTTTCTCGTGTATTAAATGGCAAATCCGCTATTTCGCCTGAAATGGCACTTCGTTTAAGCCAATTGTTACCAAACACATCAGCTGATTTTTGGTTAAAAATGCAATCTGCGTATGATTTATGGCAAGTCGAACAGCGTACACATTTTTCTATCGAACCATTGATATTAGCTTAATAAAGAAAACCCTGCCGAATAGACAGGGTTGATTGATTAGGTAAATGCCCCACCTGCGCGGAAATTATTCTGAATGGCATTATTCACTTCTTTTTTCGCAATAGTTGTCATGGTTTGCAATAATTCCACGGTAATCTGCATCTGTCCGTCTTTCTCTTCACTGCTGACCTTGGCTTGCGTCGGGCTCCCATTGTTGATAATTTGAACATTCACTGATTGCTTTCCGCTTTGTGTAGTATTTTTACCCTGATTACTCAGAAATGTTTTTAAATCTTGGTTTGTACGACTATCTACAACGCGCTCACCACGATCAAGCAACCAAGTTCCTTCCTTTGGTATGCTATCAATACCTGAGTGAGCCATACCGCTCAAACTGATACTTGTCAGTTGAGAAATAACACTCATCCCAGCGGAAGCCACTGCAGCCATATTTGCAAATTTTTGAGCTGGTGTCATCGCTGTTCCATCGCCCATTGCCTGCACAATCGCTTGTTGAAGTCTAACCATTGAATCTGCAACTGCAAAAGCTTTTGACATCGCAAACATTGTTTTATAAACACCAGATTGCTTGCCCATTGATTGTGCAGCTAAATCAGCCATTTGACCAAATGCACCGCCTAAATTTTGCAACCCAGCAGAGTAATTTGATAAATCCTCAAGAATCGTTTTACTACGATATTGTTCTTCAAGTTGATTTTTTCTTTTCAAAAAATCTTCGTGACTAATTAGCGTTAGATCGTACATTGACTGATTTTCTGCTAGTTTCGTAGCTTGCTCATTCTTCATTGCTTGCATAGGGTCGAACTCTGCTTTCCAGCGGTCATAGCCGCTCACCGCATTTTGCCCGGCTAATTGAGCTTGTTTATTTCCTGCCTCCCAAGTGGCATTTTCTGTGGCTTTTTTCGCTTGGTCATGAGTTAAAAGCCCTGCCGCATTGAGTTGTTGAATATCTTGCAAATGCTCTTTTAGCTCGCGTGCATATTGCAACTCAGGGGCGAACTGTTCTGCTAATTTTGCACGTTCATTGGCAAAACGTTGTGAAATCGCCAATTTTGCTGACTCATATTCTTCGTGTGAAACTACCCCTTTTTTATTATGCTCTTCCAAACGTTGGAACATTCGCTGTTGCTCGGCGTCAATTTCTTCAAGGGTGGAACGGCTGTGTTTGCGAACTTCATCATAAAATTGAAGCCAACTATCGCGCGCTTTTTCACCGCCGCCGCTCTTACTTGGTTTCAAACTTTGGTTAATACCCGCTGTTTGCGTCTGATCTTTGAACATCCCTTGTAATACTTTCCTGCCCTCAATCAGTTTATTTAAGGTTTCGATAGATAAATCAATGCCTTTATCAGCCGCATTCGCTGCAGTAATCGTACCGTTGGCAATATCAATTAGTACCTGATTATATTCAGCGCCTTTATCGCCAAGCAATTCATATAAGCCTGCTAAAACAAAGGCGGACTCTGCCTGTCCTTGTTGTTTTAATTTTGCCACTTCAAGATTTTGCGCTACCGTTAAAGCGCGTTCTTTTAATTTTTTAAACGCCTCATCTAGTTCTAAATTGTTTTTTACTCCACCTTGCGCCGCCTCTTTCTGTTGTTTTATCGTATTGCTTAAACCGGCAATGACGCTATCTGCCGTATTGGCATCAACGCCTAAGTTTTTCATTTTGGTGCGAAAATCATCAATACTTTTGCCATTTGACAAGAACACCCCACCAAGTGCGGTTAATTGGTTGGTTAAAACTGAAAGATCGATATTTTTATTTTCTCGAATCTTTTCTAATTCCGCGTTTAATTTTTCAATATCTTGCTTGGAACTTTCAAATAACTCCAAACCAAATTGCCAAGCGCTGGTTTGAATTTGGGAAATTTCCGCTTGCACTTTGGAAATTTGCTCACCATAATTTTCCATTGCTTGAATTTGATCAAAAATTTTCAAGGTCAACGCGCTTTCACTTAAGCCGTCATAACTTTCTTTTAAGCGATTATTGGCACTCTCGGTATCTAACGCCGCCTCTTTTGCCTCTTGTGCCTTTTGGCTGAAATAAAATAATGCACCTGCTGCAATAGTTGCCGCTCCCATAGGGCCACCAATTAACCCCAATGCGCCACTTAATAAATTTTTGGCTCCTGCGGCTGCACTGCTTGCAATCGATGCGCGTTGAGAGGCTGTTGCGAGATTATTCATAGCTGCCGCCTCAGCATTGGCAAGGCCTGTTATCACTTGCGCCTGTTGTGCCATTCTCGCGCGAATTGCCATTCTTGCCTGCTCCGTTTGTGCTAATTGCATTTGTACACTTAGCGAACGCATATAGGCTTGTGCCGCAGTTAACTCTGCTGCTGCTTGCGTTTGTGTTGCTTTTGCCGCGGTTAAATTTGCCTGTGCTTGTTTATAGGCTTCAACTCTTGCTAAGACTAAGGTAGATATAAACTTGGCTCCGTTGCCTGTGGCAATGGCTAAAAGCGCACCGGCTAAATACTCAAAATTCTGCGCAAGAAAAGAAATACCTGCCGCTAAGTTTTCTGTAATACCTAAAGTGCGGTTTTGTTCATCCGCAAATTTCATAAAAGAGTTTTCCATTTGTTGCATTGCGCCACCAAATGAAATCGGCATTTGTTCAAATTTTTGGTTAATTTTTTCTGTTGAGCCATTAAAGGCGTCAAAAATCAATTTAGATGTTAATTGTCCTTCGCTTGCCAGTTTTTTCACTTCGGCACGACTTTTACCCATATATTCTGCAAGCACATCAAGAATAATCGGCGCTGATTCCGCAATGGATTTAAATTCATCGCCTTGTAATTGCCCTGAACCTAGCGCTTGTGACAATTGGAATAAGGCGTTAGCTTGTTCTTGAGCACCTACACCACCGACAGCCATTGCTTTATTCATTGTTTCAGTAAATTGCAGAATATCTTTTTGCGCATAGCCATAATCTTTTAAAGCACGAGCCGAACGCGTATATAATGAAGTTGTTGCCTCTAAACTTCCTCTTGTACGTTGGGCAATCTCAAATAATTCCTTTTGCACTTGGTTCATTTCAGTCATAGAACTTGTCACAAACTGCACTTGATTGCGTAAAGACTGCATTTTGTCCACCAGCGCTAAGATGTGGGAAATCCCACCGCCTATTCCAGATAAAGCTAATAACGCTTGTAAACGTCCAAAGCATTTATTCAATTGTTCAGTGGCGGTTTCTGTTCTTTTTGCGGCGCGTTCAACATTGTTTAAATCTCGAGTGGATTTTTCTGCGCCGTTTGTGGTCACCTTGATTGCTAAGGTTGCTAAATCTGTCATTTTTCCTACCTCAAAAATAAAACCGCTTGTATCTCATGACACAAGCGGTTTGATATTGATATTTTTTGCAAAATCTATTTAATGATTACATATTTTACCCGATTCTTTTCGACTTCTTTTTGCTGTTGAACTTCCAGCTCTTTCTTTAATCGATCCAAATAGATCTTGTTTTTATAAAGCCCAATCGCAACAGAACCAATAAGAGTGACAGATAGACCAAAAATCGCAGCATGAAAGAGCGTAATATCTTGAGCAAAAGCCCCTAATACGAAAAATATAACCCAACTCATCAGCCAACCGATGAAAACGACTTTTACACAGGAAAATAAGAACATATATCCCCCTCTAAGTTTTTTCAAAATGTATCATCTTAACAAGGCTACTGCAATATAAAATGTGATTTATTACTTGTATTACAATTATTACCACTCTATACTTATTCCAACACCTTAATGTAAGAGGATAACACGATGGCATTAACAGTAAGACTACCAGACGAATTACAACAACGCTTAGATCATCTATCCGTCCAAACAGGGCGAGCAAAATCTTTTTATGTCAAAGAAGCATTAGAAGCCTATTTGGAAGACTTAGAAAATTTACTCTTAGCTAATGCTGTTCTTGAGCGTGTCCGTTCAGGTAAAGAAAAAACCTATTCATTAGAGGAAGTCGAGAATGAGCTTAACTTGGAACGTCATCTTAGCGGAAACCGCTAAAAAGCAATTAGCCAAACTCGCCAAGAAAAATCCTCAACAGGCTCAACAAATTATCCGTTACCTCAAAACCTTAGCGACGCTCGAAAATCCACGAGATCGGGGCAAAGGTTTAGTTGGCGATTTATCTGGAATGTGGCGTTATCGTGTTGGAGATTACCGCATCATTTGCCATATTGATAATGGAGAATTGTTGATAACTGCCTTAGAAATCGGGCATCGAAGAGAGATTTATCATTAATCAAAACCGAAACACTCACGGAATGGCTTAATGCCTTTCTTGATGAGGTTTCGGTTTTGATAATTTAAAGCATTTGTTCAGTAATACTTATTGGGAAATAACAATTTTTGACTTGTGACCTTTACTCACTGTAACATTTTTAATTAGATAGCCACCTTGACGCTCCATCCCAAATTGACCTGGAACACTCCAAACAACTTCTGTAACTACAATATAATTTCCGTCTTTTATAGACTCGAACTCAAAATTACCTTCAGCATCACACGTTGTAGTTTTCTTCAACACTTCAAACTCAGGTACATTAGGGGTAAATGTATCAATAGATTTGAGCCTACTCCCCAACCAAGCATTTACTGGGTATTGAGCATCTAATCTTGCATTGGAGTATTGACTATAAGGATACAAATCAACTGCTGAACCTGCACAATTTACCACACCGCCACCTTTTTGGCGTAAAAATGCATTACCTTTTAAAGTTTCTTTCCCAGTTTCCAACTGCTGTTTCGCCTGATGTGCATCAAAAGAATATGGAATGTTTACCTGTTTTGATGTCATACATCCAGTTAAAAGTGTTGCAAAAATAGAAATTGCTAATATTTTTTTCATAAATAAAATCTCCACATAAGAAAGTTTGCTTATTCTATATCAAAGCTATTTTATTTCTATGAAGCAGATCACAAATTTACAAAATCACCTCTCTAAATTGAGCTGAAAGCGTCCAAAAGCCTTGTTGTTGGTTTGTTTTCCATTCATCACAACGAAATTTCCCTTGCGTTGAATCGTGCGGAGTCCATAAAAAGGCTTTCACTCCTCCCTGTTTATTGAGGAAATCATCAATCTGCTTAATTCTGCTTGTTGGGCCACTGAAAGAAACATCATAAACTCGCAAAATATGATTTAAGCCTTTTGGGGAAACTTGTTCATAACCGTCACCAAACCCCACTTGAAAGACTTCAGGTTTTTTATTGAGTTGCATTCCCCAATCAGGGTTGAAATTAAAGGTTTCCATTGCCTTCCTCATTTTGTGTGTTTAGAAATATTACGTCCAATTGCTTGATTACGTTGATTTCCCACATGGCTAAGTTCATTTTAAACAACCGATTCCATGCTTCAATCTCAGCGTAAGTAATGGGGCAAAGCCCCATACCTGACTGACGAGAAAGAGATAGCTGATAAAAAAAGCCCAGCAGATGACTCACTGCAGTGCTAATCTCAATGTTTTCCAGTTCCGGCGGCATTTCGCCTGTCTGAGCTTGAATTACCAAAAGGTGTTCGCGCAAAGTACAAGTTGATCCTTTAGGTTTTCGGTTTAATTCAAACTCTTTTTTGGCATGCGTCAATAAGTCGGCAATTAATGTTTCAAGAACTTTCCCAAATCATTGGAATGGTCAAGGATTTGCTCAATCATCCAATCACATTCCGTTAATAACATTCGGGCGTTTTCTTCCGTAAACGGCAATTCTTTTTTGTCGCCAAATTCTACATTTTCCCAGTCAACCATACGATTTAATGCCAGTTCAATGCTATCTTCTTTGATTTCACCCAATTCTTTAAATTTTGGATGACGGGTGCGCGCATTTTCCAATTCGCGCTTTTGCTCTTTGCGTAATTGTTTTGCAAAAAAGGCTTGTGCGCGATCAGATTTCGCACTCACAACGTGAATGAATACCCCTAATCCCTCTCCTGTGACAGGATGTGTCAGTTCAAAACGGTATTTTTCTGAAATGCTGTCTTTTGCAAGATCTTTTAAGTTCATTGTAATTCCTCTCTATTAAGCCAATGTATCTTGTACAATCATTGTAGTTGCTTTTTTCAAGCTGTCATCAATGGTGCTTTCTGCATCATAAACCGCAGGGAATGCGTCAAAATTTAATGTTTGGATCAGGTTATCGCCACTACTTACCTCTGATGAGGTGAGTTTCACACCTGGTAAAATTAACGTGACATAATCTGAGTTGGCTTCACTTTCAGCGTCCATTCGCAAGGCAAGTGAAAGGGATGTACCATTTCTGACCGCTTGCCACATAGCTTTATCTTTCAAGTATGTAGAAAACGAACCGCTGACTTTGACCGTGCCGATAAATACATCAGGCGCATAAGTTGCACCTAAAACAGGCTCACTGCTTGCACCGAGATCGATGTCAATTTTAAAACCCGTAACAAAGCCTACTTCTTCTTTATTAAGTAACAGCTTTCCTTTTACCCCGGCTAATTTTCCTGATTGAGCAATCGGAGTAGGATTTGTAAAGTAAATGGCTTGTAGCTCTTCACTTTTTTGCCCTAAGAATGAAACAGTGACAGAGGAAATACCGTTAGGCTGAACATCAATGCTTATCTTAGAAACACGACAACCTGTATAAACACGGTTTACGTTAATATCTTGGAAAATCTCTTCGATGGTGAATGAGTCCGTGGTGTGATTGGTTTCAGGCACAATGAGAATTTTCCCGTTTTTCTCGCCGGTACCATTTGACGTTTTCTTAATAATCGGGGCTTTAGCCTCTGCGGTAAATGTACCACGCAAAACCGCTGCAAAGAACTGCGACCATTGCCCGGCTGATAGCTCACCTTTAATGTCGCCCTCGACCTTTTCAAAACCGACAATAGAGGCGGAACGTTGTAAATCAGAACGAATTTCTTCTGATTGGAACGATTCAAAATTGGCATTTAAGGATGTTTCAATGCGTGGAATGATTTTGGCTCCCGTTTTAGCCGGTTTTGTACCAAAAACAGTTTCCTTACTAACAACCAGTGTTCTTTTGACTTCTTGAGCCATAGTTACTCCTTATTCAGCTCGTAGGCTGTGTAATGGATTGTGATAGGTAAAGCCAACTTATCATCATTCAAAAAAATACCGCCAATGGTGGGCGGTTGAGAGATAACAACTTGAACATTCTCTTCAATGATAGATTGACCGTAAAAATGATTGCGGATTAGCTCCGCTCTTTCTTCGATAGCGTGCGTGCCGTTGCCATTTGGATAGAACAAGGTCACCTGTAAAAACCCTGTTTCAACAGAAAGCGGTTTATCAGAAATGCTTGCTGTATCGCTGGTTGTTACAGAAAGAAAAACCGCTTGATAAGGCAAACTCACTTTATTGTTTACCCCCTCCCAAGCGGTACTGAACGTGCCTAATTCCGTTAGTTGCGTTTGTAGAATGGATCGAATGATTTTTTTCATTACCAAAGCCCTAATGTTGGATTTCTAGCTAAATATGCTTTTAACTCTTTAACGGTTATCCGAACCATACCTTGAGGAGCTTGGATAGAATAACCATTCTTCGTTTTCCCTGTTGGCTTTTTCGGTGGGTTAGGATAAAGCCCATATTCCAACGCAGGGGCATAAGGCAAGTTAGTCGCAATATAAATCACATTGCCAAATTTCGCTTTGGCAATATCTTCATTTGAACCATTAAAATTCGTGGGTAAAGCGGAAACAGACACCGTCCAACTTCGCCTTAACGCTCCTGTATCAACAGGCGATTTCGCTTGCACTTTCGCAAAAGCCTCTAACGCTACTTTACGAATGACTAAGTTTTTCCGTTGCTCAATCTGCTCAATTTGTTGCTGAATTTGTGCAATAAAACTACTCATCTCATTGTTTCCGCCCTTGGCATTGATAAAGCATTGCAACGTTAGCCGGTTTTATCGGTTGAACAGCAATAATGCTCCACACTTCGCTATTCACTTCAATCGCTGAGCCTGCCTCTGCTTTTTCTGTCAGATAAATAACCACATCGCCTTGCTGTACCGTTGCAAACTCTCGGCTTGCTGAAAAATCATAAGCCAGATTATCAAAAAGACAGTAAGCACTTTGTTTACTGATTTCAGTTTGCATTTTTCCCGTAGTTGGATCGTATTGCCCAGATATTTGTGTTTTAATCACACAAGGCGAACCAAACTTCTGAATTAACTGCTTGGAGATTTGCTTTAGTTTGCCGTACAAATTCAAGCCTACCCCCTTAACAATGACACATTGTTAGTAGATGATGAATTTAAAAAGCGAGAAAGCAACGTTTTGACATACTCAAACCGATTGCTGCTACCACTGATAACCGCTTGATTTTCGTAATTGACAGAAATAGGCCCCACTTTCACACTTGCCATCTTCTGCTCTGGGTTCTGATTCAGATCTGACTGCAATGCTAATTCGCAAACCGCATATTTCACTTGTAACGGAATTTCGCTACTCTCACGTGGGAATTGTCTGATTTGCGTAGGATCTGCTTTCTCTCCTATAAAGTGATAGTTGTGGTCAAGGAAATCTGATGCACTGACTAAGCGACGAGCTTTTTGTTCATCATCAAGTTCATTCCATACATCAAAACTGGCTCTCAATTGATGGTAGCTATTTGCCTCTTCGAGAGAAACATAACTATCCGTTGGTACGTTCAGGGTCATTGTCGCCCCCTTCCGCTTGCTTTAATAATGCAATCAGCCCCTCTTTCTTCGCCCCTTGCGGAATCTCCACATTTAAGGCTTTAAGTGCAGCAGTTAATTCCGGCACGGTCATCTTGTCTAATGGTTTTTCTTGAGAAGATGATTCAGGCAATGTGTGTTTTGGTAAATGCTGATAACGTTCAGGTGCATCACCACAAACCGCATCGCATTGCTCAATAAAATCCGTTGCGTGATATGAACCTAGATTTCGCATAATTAATCCATTTTCTTTTGCAAATTTCACATTTTCAGGTGAAAAATCGTGAGTAAAATAGAGAATTTTCATTCTAAACTCCTAAAAAATAGAGCTAACCCTAACAGTTAGCTCTTTTAGCACTAAATTAAAGTGTTTTGATTAACACACCTGCGGTATCTTTATCGAAAGTCGCAGATTTAACCCAGTTTGTAGGCGTACCTAATGCCACATCATTTGGCGATTTGCCACCTGCTTGCATATCCCAAGTGTAACCATGGATACCAACATTGTAGGTCCACTCAGCTTGATATGTTGCAGAGATATTTTCACCGCCTGTTTTCGGTACAATCACACTGTTAAAGTCATTATTACCACTAACAATGATTGCATTCTCCACTAAACCAAGCGTGTTATACGCCGTATTTTGCGTATCAACTAATGCCGGGCTATCGGTAACAATAAACAAACGACCGAATGGATCACGAATGACATTGATATTGTCATAAGTGAAAAGTTTTTCCGTATTCGTTAATGCATTGTCAAATAAGCTATGCATTGTGGTTGAATGCAACGCCCAGCCTTTAATCGCACTTGAACGATCACCAAATAATGCCGCACCTTTATTCAAAGTACGGAATGTCGGTGCTTTCGTTTTATCATCAAGCACGGTTTTTGTGTTACCACCAATTGCAGCAACACCAGCTAATACAGCGGTGTTCAACATATCCGCCATACGAGCTTTAGCTAATTGCTCACCAATGGTAATTGCCGCTAATTCAGGATTTTTTAAGATCCAGTGATATTGTTGTGGTTCATATTCCAGTGGTGGCGTACCTGCTGCAACTTTTACCGCCACATTCAACATTTGTTGCAAACGTTTTGAGTCCACTGAACCTGAGCCATAAGCATTACGGCGGCGAACTAAACCGCTAATTGCTTTAAAGCTAGAACGGATATCAAAGTCCCCTTCCGTTGGTACATTCTGCAGAACGATAGTCCCTGCTGATGCCTCATTGAATTTTTGAATATCCTGATCAACCATTTCGGTTAATGCTGTTTGGGTCTGTTTATTAAAGACCTGTAAATCAAAAGCCATAAATTCTCCTTATGGATTTAAATAATCACTATGCTACGGATTGCATATAAGCAATTCGTTCTTCATCTGTTTTACATTCGCTAAGTGATGTAGGTTTTGTTGCAGACGAACCACCTGCACCACCGCCACCACCGCTTGAGCCAGAGCCTTTTAGAATAGAGTTTTTGTTAGGGTAAGCATCCACTAAAGCCTCTAACGCCTCTTCAAAATCCGCACGTTGCCCCGGTTTTACTCGACTGAAAATTTCATTGCCAAACGTATCTTTTGCCAAAATTGCACCGTTTTCATCAATGCTAAAGTGTTTACCAAAGAACGCTTGAGCGACATCAACAGGCATTGCCAGTTTCTCCGTGACAAACTTAGAGCGAGCAAACGAACCGCCGATCAACTCAGTATGCAATTGACCTTGCACTTTCTCTGCTAACGCTTTGGCGTCTGCCAGTTTTTGCTCATAGCCCTTAATCACTTCTTGTTTAACCTTTTCCGCTTCACCTGCATCAATCAGTTTTTTAGCATCAAGATTTTCCACCGTTTTTAAGGCCTCTTTTGCTTTTGCAACATCATCAATCCCGTCAAACTTTTTGAGTTCCGCTTCCGCTTTCTCTTTAGCCTCACGGTGTTGCTTGTTTTCAGCATTGAGCGAAGAAATTTTTTGCATTGCTTGCGGTGCATCAAAAGGGATTTCCTTCCCGTCATCGTGGATATACACAGGTTTGCCATCTACAACCACAACATTGCCGTTTTCATCGAGTTTTAATTTCATTTGGATTTCCTTCCTAAGTGAGTTTGTGTTTCTTCCGAAACGTGGATAATAAAAAACCGCTTACACATTGCTGTATAAGCGGTTTGGTTGAAATTTAGGTATAAAAAAACCTAGCACTTAGGCTAGGTTAGTAGAAATAGTTTAGCTTGCTGATATTTCTGCTGTCTTACAAGATCTTTTTCAGTGACTTTTGCTAGACGGCTTAGATCCATGTTATGAGTTAAATCAGCTATCTTGACCTTTCTGGCAATCTCGTTAGATTTTACCCTTAAGAGATAGTCTTGGTAACTTTCCCCTTGTCTCTTGGTAATAGCATTAACCGAATCAGCAATCACGCTACCAAATAGTTCTGAAATATCATTGAGTGATACTTCTGTATCTTCGACACTATCGTGTAACCACGCTGTTGCAATTACATCATCATTTTCGTTAGCGAGTAAACCTGCTACAAACGCTAAATGATTGACATAAGGTTGTCCTGCTTTATCTTGTTGATTAGCGTGAATGTGTTGAGCAAACTGTTTTGCTTTAGAAATTAGCATCAATGTACCTTAGTTTTGTTTTATTTTGACTAATAAATATTTAATTACTGACCTTTCAAATCTCGTACAAGAATCTCATTTTCTGCATCAAAAATAGCTTTCTGTTCAGGCGTTAGTTTATGCGGATAATCCTGCCAAAAGTTAAATTCAGTGAATTTATCGAATGAAAAAACCAATTCACCAATTTTTTCATCGTCATCTTTCCACCAAACTTGATCTTTTTTATGATTTTTATACCAAGAGATCATTTTTCTCCCCCTAAAACACCTTTTTTCTGCTTATCCTCAGCAGTATTTAAATACCCTAACACTTCTTTTAGATCTTGTTTCGCTGATTTAAAGCTATCAACCTCAGCTAATTGTATTTTCCTTTTCAAACTATGCTTTTCAGGATTTAACCGACAGCCAAATCGTTTATTTAAAGTCTTAATTAAAGAGCCATATTTATTAAAAGACATCCAACCATTTTTATCTTTTGATTGCAACTCAAGGTATTCTAAACCACTATCGCTAAGCCGTACAATAGCTGCATGCTTACCGGCTCCTAAATAATACTCCTTACCTAATACCAACTCAGAGTTAAGAATATCAGCTGTACCTTTAGCCTCTCTTAATACTTCAAACTCTTTTGCTATCACACCCTTTGCTGAAAATAACGTTCTTACATTACGCTTATAACTGAAAAAGTCACAGCTCTTACCACCACGATAATCCGTAACATCAAGTCCAATTCTATTACCAATATAAGATAAAGCTAAAGACGCACAAGATCCTTTTGTTTCATCACCACCAGCTAACTTAGCAATAATATCATCACTAGATAACTGACTTGAAAGCATTTTGACTGGTCTGTATTCGATATTGTAAGCCTTTAAGTCATCAAGCAATTCAATTGTTGTTTGGTTCAATGACTGCTCTGTATCTAAAAGACCATTCTCCAATTTTACGCTTAATTGCTTTAACGTCAAAGGTCTACCACTCTGATCTAACATATCCGCAAAAGTAATTACACCTCTACGCCATAAATCCGCCTTACCTTTACCTAAAACCTGATCTTGTTGCTCTGGCGATTTGCTTTTCAACCAATTTTCGTAGTTAATCTGCTCTGATACAGGGCCATCTTGGCTTGCTCTTGTGCTTGACGGCATTTCTTCCGCATCAATCCCAAGTTCTTTCCAGCTCTTTGTTACAAGCTGCAAAATACTGCGACAATTATGTGTTATAATGCCATTAGCAATATACCAGCCATCCTTTGTATCGAGATTGTAAACATGCCCACTGAAATCAATGCTTTTAATACTAACAATTTGATCCAATCCTACCAAGCCAAACATTCCTTGGCAGATATTTCTCGCCAATTCAACATCTCTATTTATCGGCTGAAGAAATTGCTCATTGAAAATGGGATCGATATTCGGCAGAACAAAATCAATATTCCAACTAGTCAAGTGATTTCCATTTACGCTCGTGGAGAAACTATTGATAAAACCGCTCAAATTTTCAATGTTAGCCCTGCTGTTATTAAACGGATTTTGAGAGAACAAAGGATCAAAATTCGCAACAAAAGAGAACAGTTGATGTTGGATAATGATATTATTTTGTTCAAAAATGGCATTACTAAGAGCGATATTGCAGAGCTTTTCCAACAAGGCATTGGAATCAGAGGTATTACTGAACGTTTCAATTTGTCCATACAAGCGGTGAAGTACATACTTGCAGAATTCAATTTGAGTCCAAGAAATCGCTCCGAACAGCAATTTGCAAGAATGGCTAGAACGCCCTTTGAAGAACGACAAAAGTTGGCTGCGAGAGCAAATGAAGTTGCTCGTAATCGCATTGAGCCTAAATCCAAAAAGGAACACACTGCCAAAACTCGTGAGCGCAAAGCTTTGGGGATTTCCGAAAATGAAAAATTCATCGCCAATCTGCTCTCCAAACGTGGTATTGAGGTTATCCATCAAAAGGCGATTGGTTGCTATAACTGCGATTTGGCTGTTTTCCCCGTCGCCGTGGAAATCTTCGGCGGTAATTGGCACTGGACAGGTCGTCATTTGGCGAGATTTGAAGAACGAACTCGCTACTTGCTCAATAGTGGATGGCATGTTCTCATCATTCCCGCTAATAATACTTCCCCAATCACGGCTCAAGTCGCAGATTATATTGTCTCCTACATTCAACAAGCCAGATGCAACCCAACCGCCCCCCGTGAGTATAGGGTGGTTTGGCGTGCAGGTGAGTTTGAAACCTTTGGAACTCTCAATGACGAGCATTTTTCCATTGAACCACCGTTTACTAACACCAGAGATGAGATTACGGGACAGTACAAGACTATCGCCAGATAAACAACGTGGGTGTAAAGGCGGTCGTTGATAAGGAACATCGTGGTCTATCGGCTTTTTATCCAAATCCCACATTAACCCATCTCTTAATTGACATACCGTTGATGTTCGAGTGTCTAATGTAGAAAGGTGTTTTTCTCCTGCCAAAATATCAAGGTTTTCATCTCTTAAGGCTTGATGAGCTTTATCTGCCACTTTAGCTACCGCAGTAATTACTAAGGTTTCAGCGTGTCTGCGAGAGGTATTCATCAAATGCTTAACATCAGTAATTATTTGGCTTGTTTGCTGACCGTCTAGCAACCCTTGGCGAATAATTCCTTCAAACTTAAAGGCAAAATCATTTCCTTGCTTTGCCCACCAATCTGCTAAAGGCGAACCTGCAATAATCGTTGCGGTTTTATTCGCTTTTTGCTTATATTCAGGCACCTGATTAAAAAAATCAAAGCCGACTTCATCATTGTAAAGCTGATGAATATGTTGGGTTTCCGCCGTAAAAAAACCGCTTAACTCGTCTTGCGTGTAAGCGGTCATTTCTTGATAGACTTTTGCAACTTCTTGCTTAAGCTCCTTAAGCAGTGTGTCTAATTGCTTTTTAGGTAAAGCATCCACACCTGCAGCCGCTAAACGATTGAGCAACTCACGTTGTGTTTTACTCAGCTGTTTCATAACCTGCTGTCTAAGATGTGCATCATAACGAAAATGCAGAATTTTGCGATCAGTCAAGGCGTATGCAATACGACTATTCAGGCTTTGTTTCGGCTTGTCCTGCGAACTCAAGGTCATATTCTACCCCCTCTTCATTTAAGCGAGCCTGTTCATCTTCCCATTCCACATTATCGCTAATCAGCCCACGGCGTTTTGCCTCATTAAATACAGTTTGCTTTGAAAGTGTGCCTGCTTGTTGCATTTTAATAACCATATCCATTGAGGCATTTGGATCGAGATCGTCATCAATATTACCGCTAATTTCTACCTTACCGACATTATCAATACCCAACCACAACCCAACGTATTCCAAGGCTAAATCTAACGCATCTTCAAATTTATTCGCATACAGTCGCAATAAACTGATTTCTTTACCTTGCTCTTCTTTGGCTTGACTGTCTGTCATCGCTAACACGGTTTTATCTAAGAGTTTCGCCCCGGCAACACGCATTTGGCTTTCCAGCTCTTTCAAACTGTCTTGCCCTGCGTTAATCGCATTGCCTGAATGTTCGATATAAGCAATTTGAGAGCCGGCAGGTAAATGCAACGCACTACCGCCAACTTGTAACTTATTGACTTCAGTATCGGAGAAAATCCCTAATAACGGCACACGAGCGGTATTTAAAATGTTGTCCTGATCGGATTGTGATTGCCAATGCTTAACATTCAAATAGGCTAATTCAAGCAACGGCGGTTCACCTAACGCAAACACATTGCTTTCTTTCGTAATAAACGGCACAACAGGCACCACTTCAAGCGGGCGATTTTGCGCAAGAAGTTGCACATCGTCAATCAGCGTCCATTGTCCCTCTGTCGCTTTATACTTACGCATACGACCGATTTCGTACACATAAATTATTTTTTCAATCTTCGAACCAAACTCGCCATCATCTACCGCCACTTCTTCCATATAGCGGAACTGCGTGATTTGTCGTTTCCCTTTGATTTTATCCGTTTTAAATCCCAAAACATTTTTAGGCTTAATCAAAATAAAATAAGGACGAGCATTAACAGCTTTCTCATCGGCAATGGTACGAATATTCTCAGTACGGGTGTAATCCACTAAGCACCACGCCACGCCATAAGTTAAACCTGCATTAAACCAACGAGAAGAAAACACATCGATATTATTTCCCTCTAAATCCACATCAGGCAAAATATCTTGCTTTAATTTATCGTGAACGTCATTTGTCGTAATCGGCTCAAAAAAAACTCTACCTGTCATTTGGTAGAGCGTTTCCGATAAAGCAGGATAAAGCGTTGAGCGGTTAAGTCTGTTTTTATAAGCCTCTTCTTCCTCAAGACTGAATTGATAAAGGTATTTCTTCCCTGCTTGTCGCATTGTTTTAGTGCCACCAAGCAAATCATCAATCATCACACCTTTTTCATTCAACGCCCTAATTTCCGGCATAATAATAGCAACATCAGACATAAATTATCCTTAGTAAATTTTAAGTGGATTTTGGCTAAAATCCCCTTTCCGCTGAATACGAGGATTAAGCGCATACCGCAACGCATCAATATAGTGGTTATGAGCATCAACCAATGTTGGCAACACATCGCCGGACAAGCGGTCGGTTTTGTAGCTATACAAACGAAATTCGTTCAAGGTTTGCTGACAACGTGGGTGAATGTAGATTTTCTTATAGGATTTAATATGCGCAATCCCATCTTCAACGCTACCTTTCCATTTTGGCACGCCATCAATACGAGACAAGCCGTGCCGCTTTAAATAGCTAATAGACTCAGGTCTTGCCGAATCCGCGCGTATTACATACTGCTCAATGCCGGCAATACCTTTCTGCAAAAATGTGGCTGTATCATCAAGCTCTAACCCAACTTTGCCGGCCTCATATTCAATATACAATTCATCCTTAAACACCCAGCATTTAATCGCTGCGGTTGGGTCGTGGGCAAAACCGAAATCCAACCCGTGATAAGGACCTTCAAAATCAGGCAAAGGCTTAAACTCAAGCTCTTGATATTTTCCTCTAAAGACTTGAGCCTCGCTTTCTTCAAGATAATCCCCCTCCCAAATCCAACGATAAGTCGCGTCATCTAAACGGGCTTTATCCCTTAAGCGTTCTTTCTCCAACACATCAGGAAACCACGGATTGTCGCTATAATTCATCTCAACAATCGCCATACTTTCGTCTTGATGTTGTCTAAAGCGTAAATCCGTTGCCGAACCTTTCTTTTCAGGGTTCCACGTTAACCAAATTTCCGAACCGCTTTCACGCACCGTAGGCAGAAGTTTCCGCCACGCCATTTCGCTCACGCTTTCTGCTTCATCAATCCACGCAAGCAAAATCCGTGCTTTTGATTTAATGCTGTCAAGATTGTGCCGTAAACCTGTAAAAATATAGGAAATTCGACCGCACTTTGTGCGTACATATTTCTCACCAACCTCAAAGAAATCTGCCAGCCACGCCTCGCTTTGAATGGCTTGCTTAATTTCTTCTAATGACGAGTCTTCCAACGAGTTCATAAACTCACGACCACACAAAATGACACCGCTTTCGCCTTGCATTGCCAGTTGATACGCCACAATCGCCGTCATTTTGGCAAAAGTGCGTGTTTTAGCAGAACCACGACCACCAAAACTGCCACGATAACGCATATTAGGCGTTGCAAATACAGGGATAAGTTTAGGTGGTATTTCAATCTGTGCTTTCATTTTGATTTACCGTTGGTGCAACTAGCTCAATGATTGTTGGGCGATTGAGTGAGCTGTCTGAATTTGTATGATCAATAACTTGCTTATCACGCCATTTATCTGGCTGTCTATTCTTAAGCCAAAAAATAGCCGATGTTGGGTCAGGTGGATAATGCTTAATCAGCGGAGTTTCAACTATTTGATTTTCTATTACCCGAATATCAACGTCAGGCGCCTCATAACCCAAAGCTCTTTTGTAAAGTCTATCGGCTACATTTGCATCAGCTAACATTTTTCCCTTTTTTATGGACTCGCAAAAATCAGAATGTTCTAACTTCCATCGGTTTATTGTTGCTTCATCAACATCAAAAAAATCAGCAATATCTTTATCTGTAGCACCCAATAAACATAACTTTTCTACTTGAGTAGTATATTCAGACTTATATTTTGTTGGTCTACCACGACCTTTAGACGTAGATTTAACCTCGTCTTTCTTTGGCATAGTGGTTAATCCTTTTAATTTGTTATATATACATTACATCACTTGTGTATTTTCTCGGGAATTTATTCAACCAATCCCGAAACCATACGCAAATTATGTAGCATTTACTTTACATTAAAGAAAACCGCAATGTGCTATGCAGTGACTACGGTCATATTTTTTATGAATTTAAATAAAAAAGGCGACCGTTAAGTCGCCTAAAACAAAATGCCTACTCCTAAGGTTTAATAGGCACTTGGTTTTTATTCTGCCATTCGCGAATATTATCTATTTGACTGGCGCATATATCACGCTCACTCGTTACTTTAATCAAGTGTTCAACCACATCCCCATAAGTTGCCCCTGTGAATGCCGTCTTTGTACAAGGTGTTAAATAGGCTTGTGGTGGATAAAGATATGCAGTCTTTGTTGTCACCTTACTGGCGCAACTGCTTAATAACGTCGTCAGGCATAACAGTGTTAGCGCATTGATTGTTTTTAAGGACATATCGCACTTTCTCCTGTTTTGTTTCTGCTTGAGATTTATATTGATTAGTAAGTGCAGTTTGTTTTTCTACCGCACTTCTTTCTATAGCAAGATTAGTCTGTAATGTTTTGTTAACTGTTTCTTGTTCAGTAATGATTTGAGCTTGTGCTTGGTTTTCGGCTTTTAAGCTAGAAATTTCTTGTGATTGAACCCAAATCCAACCACACAAGCTCAAAATAGATATTGCAAAAGCAATTCGTATATATTTTTCCATATTTGAAATTTTAATTATAAAGTTCAAAATGTGGCCCATCATTAAAAGCTTTCTTTCCTTGCTTACGACGCTCTATTACATAGTCTGCAACTAAATCAGATGTATCTTTAGTTGTATTATTTAGAACACACCACGCGCCACCCCAACGGATTTTTACGTTTAATTCCTTAGCTGCCTTACGTACTGCATCAGCAATAGGATAGAAATAACGCCACTCCCAAGATACTTCGCTTACACCGTTTCCATCAAAGTCACCCCAAGGAACAAGATCTACCGCGTGACCATAGCCGTCTTGTTGCTTTAGATGTTTGCTATTAGAAGTCTGACTTGCTCCTTGTTTAATAAGTTGAGCCTGTCTTTCCTGTGAGCGAAGTCCCTCGTTTACTGCAAAATCTTGTACAGAAATTTCTATTGCGCGCTTAACAACTTTGACTAGATTGGGATGAACTCCATTTAAACGCTCAATACTTCGTTTGCCTAATTTATATGTCATAAATATTCACCATTGAACTTTATTCATCATTCTTTCCGACAAAATTCACATCGTTCACTTCTATTTTTTTACGAATCAAAGCAAATAAAAATTTGCGAATTTCTTCCGCTCCGACGAACCCAAGCAAGCCACCAATAAATGTTGATAAATTCTCAGCCACTCCAAAGTGTGTTAAGAGAGACATGCACGAGAGCGTAAGCGCACCACAAATCGCACCATCCAACATACGTTGGCGATATGAATTTTTCTTTTGCAGAAACCACGCTCTAAGCATAGACATAAAAAAAGCCATCACGAATCCAGTGATGGCATTATAGTTTTGCTGTAGGTACGCCAAAATAACGATCCAAATATCAGGTTGTTTTCCCGGCATTTTCATAACTCCACCCCTTAGCTGGGGCAATAAAAAAGCTCACCTGTTACAGTGAGCTGTGAGTTCTGTTAAGATAAAGTTTCCACACAATAAAATAACAGAGGTTTAAAATGTATTTTCGTGAAGGTTATACACACTTCCCCTACCGTTCAGGCGAAGGCTCTGAAGATTGCCAAAACCCCACTCCCAATATTGGCGGTATTGATTTACAAAATCATCCTGAGCAAATAGATTTAATTCCCGAAATAGCTTTATTACCAGAATTAAAACAAACGTTAGTTGAACTGAATAAGCCGACTAGCCCATTAATCACCCTAGCTTGCTCTCATTGGATAAATAAATATGACAACAGTCATTTTTCATATCTCGAATTTTCTTTCAAAGATCGTAGTGTTACTAATACTCTACAAAAAATCCAATCCTTTGAAAATAAACTCCATCTTTTCTTAGTAGAAAAGCTAACAGAACAATTTACTGAAGAGCAGAGAGGCTATTACGTAGCTTATTTAAAAGATCAGGTTCAAGTTTACTACCGCCATTTCTACTATTTAGACGATGAAGAGCCACACACCCTGCTAGGGTTAACGTTCCTGTTTGAGGATCAAGAAACGGTTGATCTTCACCATAAAGCTCTACGCATTTTCTTAATGCAGTATTCAACTCAAACATCATAACCACCAATAAAAAGCCCCGACGGCATAAACTATCAGGGCTGTTAAAATTAATCTGTGAACATCAGTTACACGACGACCACCATATAACGAAATAATAGTGCAAGTATGCAAGGTTGTCAATATTTAATTTTGATACTTCTTGAATTTTTTCTGCCAGTTCGCAACAAAACGAAACCAACTACAAGAAATTCGTGAATTATCGCTTTTGCCACATTAAGTTCTTTTTTCACCTTTCGCTTATAAGTATCTAAGCTAGGAACACGAATATTTGATTTACCAGCGCATGGTTGCATTTTCATTTCACCACAATTATCACGTAATTTAACTGCAATAAAATTTACCGTTCGCTTATTTACATAGTATGAAAATATAATGAAGTGTAACAAGCTATCGTTATTTTTAAAGAATTTCTCAATTCTTTCACTAATCATCATTCCAGTATCATCATCGCACATAGGTTCACTCGGCTCGGCTGGAATAGCAGATTGCATCAATTTAGCAATAATATTAAATTGTGATTTATCAATACGCCCACTTCGCACCCAAGCCCCCCATTGATACATATGTTCATCAACAAATCTTTCTTGTTCTTCCGTGAGTTGTTTTAATTCGCTGAATTTACTCACTTTCTAACTCCTTGCACTTCGCTTTATACAACTGAATCTGCGCCTTAATCTCATCCACTGACATCTTCAATGGCGGATGATTGTTTCGCTCCAAGAACGCCACGCGTTCAACGCCTATCTTCTTAATCAGATTTATCCGATAATCAATAGCGTTACCGCTTTTATGGTTATTACAAACAGAACACTGCTTATGGATATTATCTTCATTAAAGCGTAGTTCAGGACAAGCACCACGGCTACGATAATGCCCGGCATGCCATTGCCCCTGATGAAACCGACCACAAGAAATACAAGGCTCATCTTTATCACGCAAGCGAATGAATTTATTCACCCACGTCTGAAGTTCATTCAACCAATCAGAACGGCTTTTTAAGCTCTCTTTCGCTTTCTTGATTTTCTCACGCGCTAATTTATCACGCGCTTTCTCCGCTTTGGCTTTTGCCTTAGAAGTACGCTGTTTAGCTAGCTCAACCCCACATTCAGGACTACACCACTGACGAAAGCTATCGGATGTTTCAAACCTATTTCCGCAAATCCTGCATTTTTTTAACCGCACTTTGATTTTGTTATTGGCCATTTATAGCCCCCATTATGGCAATACCTAATCCAACTAATCCCCACAAGATAGAGAAAGCAAAACATAGTAAGAGATAAATTAAAAACACTCTCGTAATCAAGAATGAATCATGGAAAACAACTGCAAAAATAAAAAAGACTATTAATAAAAAGTAATCTATACCAAAGGCTAAAAAGTAATTAATCCAGTTCATTATGATTATCCTTAGAAAAATTCGTATAAACGATTGATAATATTTTCATCTTTCGTATTATTGAAAACATGCTTGATTGCCGCATTAATCAACGCCTTATAAACTTTCTCAAAACGATCTTGTTCCATATTGGCATAACTCAAACTTTCTGCCTCAACACGAAAACGACCGTCTAGCGTGTATGTCACCACTCTAAATCCAGCTAATACTGTGAGATTTTTTCTGAACGTATCGAATTGCGCATCAGGATCTTGAAATTCCCATTCCGTATGCGCACCACTCCAGCAGTCATAGCAGAAACCAAAGAAAGCAAACACTTTACGGTGAAAGGCTGGATTGCGTTGACGTTTAATCTCAATCTCATATTGTTCATTGTTTTTAAGAAACTTGAGATTTTCTGCCATTTCATCGGTAGCTGGAGTTAATACCCCACCAGATAACTTAATCATCTGATACTTTGCCATTCTCCACCTGCTCTCTCGTAAAATACCCACCCACTTTCTTAATAAAATCCAAACTTACCGTCCGTTGTACAAAATCCCCCATGGTCGGATCGAACACAACAACCATCTGCCCTTTGCTGTTGCCTTTGATTTCTTTGCCAGTGACAGGATGAATAAAAGCAATGCGCCCACCGATAATATCGATCACTTCATTTGCTACGTTATGAATATGCTGTTGATACCACTGCGTAGATTTGTCATTATTCAGTAACATCACTACCGTATGACCTTTGTCACGCAAGCGTTTTGCTTGTTTGATAAATGGGCTAACATCGCTATAAGGTGGGTTCACAAAAATCCGTACATTACGACAAATTGATAACGATAAATCATTCAGCTTTTCTATGGTCTCTTGCGAAGTGAAATCCACACATAAATTTTCTGAATTATCCGAATCTTCGTCACAACCCTTTCCTATCCAATAAAAACACAGATTATTTCTGTTATTTGCGCAACCATCGACATCAAACAAAAATCTGGAATCAAGCCAGTTAAACACGTATTGTGGCGTTTGCCATGTATCTTTATCAAATTGTTTATCGGTCATAAATTTACTCTCCGCGCGCCTAACATACTGCGCATTTTGGCTAAATAACTTAAATCTGTTTCCAAGGTTGTTTTGACTTGAACCGTCTTTGGTAACTGAGAACGTCTTGGCGGTATCGGCTCACCACGTGATAGCTTGCCAGCCCATTCATTCAAAATATCTCGTACGCCTTGCCGTGTTTCTTTAGGCATCCAATTCGCTTTAGAGCCACGCTCAAAAAGTTTTGTTAACAAGTGAAATTCAAGATCGTTTTCAAACTGAAAATGATTTGCCCAAGCCAAACCACCAGCACGATTAAATTTCTCAAGACGTTCAAGCAAATAATCTTCCGTTGGCAACCCCAAATGCGCGTAATCGTTACCGTTCTTACACCAGCTGATAAACTCGCCAATACTTGGTAAATACCCATTTGGCTTTGCTCTCGCTGCTGCCATACCACGTTTCACTTGCTCAAAAGTTTTAATTCCATTCTCGGCAAAGCCTAAAATCCATTGTTGTTTTAGAATTTCTAGATGTTCTCCGCTAATTGTCAGCAAAATAGGACAGCTTGCGGTTAAGTTATCAAAAATTCGATCAATCATTTTTCTGGCTTGATCAGGCACTTGATTTATTTGCGCTTGTGGTAACGTATTCATTAAAACACTCCTGCCATTTTTTCAGGGCTTGACCAGTCTCGCGCATTTTTTTCTGCAAATGTTTCTTTGCGTTGATGCAATGCGCTAGATTGCCGTTTAATTTCCAGTTGATCCCATTTTTCGCGTAATTTTGCAGGACTGAGAATGTTCGTACGCCAAAACGTATCTTGATTAGCCCATTGGAATAATTCACAAATATCCTTGTGTGTTCGGCAATCTCGCTCTCGCAGAAGTCTGATTTGATTTGCCCAGTTTTCAAAATTAGGGGTTTTGATGTTCGGACTTAATTTTTTAACCTGCTCACCTATCCACACTGCCGCTTTCATGTCATCGTCAGAAAAAACAAACTTCGTTTTCTTACCACCGTCTGAAATTTTTTCAGACGAAGAAAAATCTGTAAGATTTTTATTTTGTATATTGTTTTTAATAGTGTTTTTTGTGTGTGAAGTTTTTTCACTAGTCACTGGTGAACTTTTTTCACTAGTTGTTGGAAAATTTTTCACTAGTGAAGTTTTTTCACTAGTCACTGGTTTATAGGTTTTAATTGAGTAAATATTCGTATTTCTTTCGCCAGTTCTACGTTCTAAAATTCCACGTTCAACAAGACTTTCACAAGCATCAATAACGGAACGATTACTTAACCCTGTCACTTTCATAAATTGAGAAACAGAAATATAGTCTTCTTCCTTGTTCCAACCTTTTGTCTTGCGCAAAACAACTAAGTAACATTTCAACTCTGAATGGGATAATTCAGACAATAATTCATCAATGATTGAATTCGGGAAAATAAAGCCATTAACTTCTTGATTGATCATTGCATTAACTCCGAAGCATAACGTGACGCGATAAATTCGATTCCTTTACTTGTCACGCGGGTTTGTGTGAAATTGTGACCGTGTTCTGCTGTGCCTGTTTTAACGGTAAACAAACCACGTTCTTGTGATTTTTGATAAGGCAATAAATTACCCGATTGACGATACAAAAACTTATCTAACACTATCTCTCTATTTATGGATTTTGATAAAATATCGCTTCGCAATAAGTCTGTTAAATCCATTTCACATAATTCAGCAATCTCACGACTACTCATCGTCAAAGTGCTTGCATTTTTTTCTGATATGTTTAATAATTTATTCATCAATACAAAAACTCCATTTTGTGTTGGCCTATCGTTTTACACCACCGTTCGCGGTGGTTTTTTATTTGCCTAAATATTCGTCATTGCCCTTAAATAAGTAATAACCAAGCTAAGGACATAATTATTACAATATGTAAATAAATCATTTTTTCGCTGTGATATACTTTCGCAAAGTAAGTACACAGCTTTTTTATAGGTTTCATCATGTTTCTTTTTCTCCGAGATTTATTTGCTTACGCAGTCATTCTTTCAGCTCTTCTCCTAACTATTAAAATTCAAGCATTTAGCGAAACAATGCAGCACATTATTGTTATATTCACACCATTCGCTTTCATCGTTTTGCATGAATTAATCGCTCGCAAGTTCAAAAAAGAATTTGATAATCGCGCGTATCTTTCAGCTATTGTTGGTGTTGCTTTATTTGCTGCACTTGGTTCTTTTAGTAAAGATGAACTCATAGAATTGGGCTTCAAAATTCATGATGCGCAGAGCTTTTTCATCTTTAAACTTTACTTTCATATTTGGGCTATTCTGTTATTGCCGATCGCATTAAGAAAATTCTTCAAAAAAGACTAAGTGGTTAGCCACCGCAGCAACGGTAGCTTTTTATTTGCCTAAATATTCTTCGTTTTTGCCAACCCAACTTCGGCATGGACAAATAACGCTTGAAGCACATCTCTTGGAACAGGTTTATCAGAATCTTTAACATGAACCGCTAAACCAATCTCGTCCAAATATGCGGCAACCACTTCCAAATAATTTGTTTTAAACCGAGATAAATTACTTGGATCTATCCCTATATTTCGGGCAATTTCACAATCTGCTTTTTCTGCCCCTTTCTTATAAATTAAATCTGCAATCATTCTTGCGGATTTGCTTAATTCATTGCGTGCCATTGCATACCTCTTGGGGTAATTTAGTCTTGATATTCGGGGAATAACTCTTTTTTGCTCAAACCGGTAACTTTCGCCCACTCATCAGCAGTAACTTTACGAGTAGAAATATTTCCACCTCGTACTTGCATTCGATGAATAAATTGAGGAGAAACGCCGAGAGCTGCGGCTAATTTGGACTTTCCTCCTAAGGCATCAATAGCTTTTTCTAATGGTGTCATTATTATCAACCTTTGATTTAAAAAATTAAATTAATTATAAACAATATAAGAATTAAATTCAACTTATTGTTGATTGATAAATTAAACGTAACGTTTATATTAAGCAGATTATATTGAGGTGGTTTATGAATGAAGATACAAAAACAATAGTCATATCAAGACTTGAGCAAATTTTAAAAGAACAAGATGTAAATAAAAGCAAGTTGGCAAAATTAACTGGCGTTACACCACAAGCGGTTAATAATTGGTTTAACAGAGGAAACATAAGCAAGGAAAGCGCTAGCATAATTGCCAATGAATACGGTTACCATCCATCTTGGATTATTGGTATTAGTGACGATCCTAAGCCTTCATATCAATTAGAAGCGGATGAGTATCATAAGCACCGCATTGATTATTTAGACGTACGCGCAGCTGCCGGCATGGTGGAGTTTAGTAATAATGACTATCCCGAAATTATCAGCTCCTTATGGTTATCTGATAATGGAATGCTAGAGTTAATTGGTAAAAAACATTCTGACGGAATTTACTTAATCAATGTGCCAACTGATAGTATGGAACCCACGATTAAAAAAGGTGATATTGTGTTTATCGACACAAAGATAAACCATTACACTGGTGATGGAGTTTATGCCTTTGTGGTAAACGGAAGCCTTTATATCAAACGTCTGCAAAAATTAATCAGTGGCGACTATAAAATGATCTCGGATAATAAAATTTATGAGCCTGAAATTATGAATAGCGATGTTTATGCTACCGCACAATTTGTCGGCAAATTCATCCGCAGATGGCATATTGATGTGTTTGATTTGTAACCCTACTTATCGAAGAAAGAGATAAGTTAACAATTTAATTTTATTGGGTAGCGGTTGAACATAGGGGTTATTTGTAGGCTAAGTTGGATTTATTTGGTAAAACATCGCATTTATCATAGAAAGAGATAAAAGGAAACGGAAATGACAGAATTTAAAGATGTAAAGCAAGCGATTGTAGAAGCACAACTTGCTGCAACGCCAAGAGATAAACTTGTTAATGATATAATGAAAGGAAGTGCCGATCTGCTTTCGGCAAACGATATTATTACTCGATTGGGTATTAGTGCTGATGAGTTTATGAAATTAGTCAATTTACCAAACCACTCTCTACGAACGAATGGCGGACTAGGGGCTGCGGTATATGCTTCCAGAAGAATGTTTGATGCTCATATTGAGTTAATCAATCAAGAGCTAGAAAAGAATATATCGTTCCCTAAACCTGATGTATATATTTTAGGAAAGGCTCGTTGGAAAAAAGAAACCTTTAAGAAATGGTTAGAAGAACAGTGCAAATAAAGAAAAAGGCAGGTTAAAAACCTACCTCCCCCGAACCGCAAACAAGCGATTCTCACACTTTACAAAGCACCCCAGCTCCTACGTCTGGGACTTCGGGTCCGTTGCCAGTGCAAGTATTATTACACTAAATAAAATTTGAGTAAAGACTAAATATGCTTTCAAAACAAATTATCAGCATTTCACAAAGTCGGTTAAACGCATATCTACTTTGTTTTTACCAAGGAGATACAGCAAAACAGAAAGAAGCAATTGCGATTTATACCGCCCTACAACATCGTACTGGGATTTATTTTTCACTGATCCAAGAAATTGAAGTTGCACTGCGTAATGAAGTGAGTGAATTGCTACGCAGTGTTGCACCAAATAATGATTTATATCAATTTTTCCATTATTTAGCACAAGATAGTAATGCACCATTAAGCAAAGAGTCTCAACGCCAGTTACAAAAAGCGATTAGTGAATGTAGTAAACGGAAATATGATGAAAACGATATCATTTCACATATTACTTTCGGATTTTGGGTCAATTTATTTGACTATGATCCTAAAAGAAATCAGCATGTTATCTATTGGCAAAAAGTGCTAAAACCTATTTTTAATCGTCGTTTCAGTAGCTTTAAGGATTTATATAATACCCTAAAACAGATAATGCGTTTTCGTAATCGCCTTTATCATCAAGAAATTGTATGGAATAAAAGAATTGCTAAAAAGCCTGAACATGCATTGGAAAATTTAGAAAAAACGTATAAACAATTTGAAGCAACATTAGAAAAAATAGCACCAGAACGCTTTGTATTTCGACAACTTTCTGAAGCTTTAAAATGGCAACGAAATATTTTCTTTGATGAACAGATTTTTGTAGCCGAAATATCCGTACTTCCCCAACACATTTAACTTAAACCGCCCACCGTGACGGTTTTCTTTTATCTCTCAGCCATCGATATCGGTAACATTCCTTTCTAAAAATTCCAAAAATCTCACCGCACTTTTCCCTATTCCCCCTAAAAACATCTTCCAAACATCGCTTAATTGTTCAAAAAATAAGCAATCAAATAAAAATTTTAAATTTTATTTCCTTTTAAATCAATTATTTGTTTAACAAAAATAAACGCAATATAAATTTAAATTAAACTTAATGTTGACATAGATATAAACATTTGGTTTAATTAACTCATCAAAACGAGATACACACATCTCAACGCTCTTTAAAAATTTGAAACAGGTTAGTGATGGGGAACCATCAATTCAATCAACACATAATTAAAGGAAGAAAAAATGGCGCATGAGCAACCTTATGGTACGCAGCAACCAAAAAAAGACCTGTCTGACAGCGATAAAAATCTGATCAAACAGGCCATTTTAGAAAGTGTGGCGAGAAATACTGATTATTCGCCAGATGAATTAGCAAAACTTACTTGTAAAGCTATCTATCTGATTGATTCTTATGAGAATTAAAAATCATTGGTAATGATACACCATCGTCTATTGACTCAAATCTACTTGAAAGAGTCTCGATAAAGTCAGCAAGAGAATTTGCGTTTTCCTTATCTAAGCAAAGAAAAGACGATGCTGTCGAAGCATTTGAAGCTTTTAAAATATCTCTTGCGAAAAGCAAAGCAAGTGAGTCAGCAGATGACTTGTTCATAATATTTTCTCCTCTTGATTAAAATGTAGTCGCAGAAAACATTATATTCCTCGATGTAGTCGCATACAAGAGGGCTTGAGCCTTACAAGTATAAAGAAAGGCACTTATCACTAACCTGTTTCGAGTTTTAGACAATTTGGTAAAAAAACACTCTAGCGTACTGCCGTTCGGGAGAACCGCCAGCGTTAAGTAGACAGCCTTAACCCGATTAGAGTGATGAAATGTCGTAATCAGCGATAGTGAGGCAGTGAACCCACACGGTAACGGCATTTTAACAGGAACCACATTTTTTGGTCTGTTTTTTAATTGGTGAAAATGAAAAAGCAACAGACAGCAAACGTCAGCTAAAGGCGTGACAGCTTGGAGAGACTGCTTACATTTCAAAGCACATTTGTGAGTGTGTTTTAAAATGGCAAACAATAAATATAAACGAGGTCAAAAATGGAAGAAAACCAAGAACACAGCCTAACTTGTGAAGATAAAGAACAAATTAAATATGCTGTATTGAAAGCAGTTGAAAATGGCTGTACTGAACCTGAAATTTTACTGACTAAAATATTAAGTACATTTGAGCGAATAGATCGCTATGGAAATGTGGTGAAAGGTGAATCGCTCAAATCTTCGGATCAGTGAGTGATTATAGAGCTGAACGCAAAAATCTTGACTTATTTTCATCCAAACACCAAGCAGAGTTACCTCTAGCAATTTCGACAATAATTAGCTCATCATTCCGATCTATTGTGCTTAAAAGATGATCTCGAATTTCAACACTGCTTTTTGCTGAATGAACAAACCATAACGATTGTAATAATTGCCTTGCGTTTGCATATGTCTGAATAGCTGCAATTAAACGGGAATAATCACGCCCAGTAGCGTGAAGATCGTAACTAATCAAATAGTTTTTCATAACAATTCCTATAATTTGTGAAGTAAGACACACAAATTATATTCCTTGCTGAAGTAAGACACAACAAGGCGAGTTTTGCGGTTCTCGTTAAAAAAACTGCATTGACAACCGCCCCTATTCAAATTAAGTTTAACCATACTCCGACTAAAAAGGAAACCTAAAATGAAACGCAACTGGGATTTAATTCGCAGAATTTTATTCAAACTTGAAGAAAAGGCAGATAGTACAAGTTGGTTAATGAGTACAGATATTCAAGGTTATGATTTTAAAACCGTCGCTTATCACTACAAATTGCTTAAAAATGCTGGAATTATTGAAGCACTTGATATTTCCACAATGGAAGAAGAAAATTTCGCTGCGCTTTCGCTCACTTGGCAAGGTCACGAGTTCTTAGACAAAATCCGCAACGACAGCGTATGGAACAAAGTCAAAAGCACCGTCCAAAGCAAAAGCCTTGATTTAAGTTTTGATGTGATTAAGCAAGTGGCAACTGCGACAATTAGTGCAATGTTGCCGTAGAGATATTGACACCCACCGCCCTTTCGGATTAAGATAACTACATTCTAAGTCGCTTCAAGCGGCTTTTTTATAAGGAAGCCTTGATGATATTTACCGAAACAGACTATCATTCAATCGCACATCAATTCGCTCACTTTAAAGTCGCACAGATTGAATATATTATTGATTTTTCATCTGACAATGATGTGATCGAAACGCTATTCCCTTTAGATAAACAAATTGAAACCCTATTAAAAAATCGCAAAACCTACAGCGTTAAATTCGGCGTAAAAGCGTATTATGAAAGCACAGATCCAAATATTGACTTATACGCACCGCCTAAAAATCATCATCTCAAAAAAACAGATATTCAACAATTAAAAGAACAACTTGAAACATTATTGTATAAGCATTATCTCACCTATCAGCCTGAATGTTATTTTTTTATCGCAGAACGTCCATCATTAAGCAGAATGTATCAAAAAATGTGCGACAACCGCCATCCACTTATGATAGACTTTAAACCAGTCGGACAATTAGGCGATAATGCAGATTGCTTCATTATCAAAACCCCAAACTACAAGGAGTAAACTATGGCAGAAACCAAACCAACAGCAAAAGAGTTAAAACGCCAAGCAATGCTCGCTTCTCGTTTAGCCTACCAAAAAGCAAAAAAACAATAACCACAAAATCCCACTTCACAACGTGGGATTTTTTATTTGACAACCCAAAAACTTTATACTACTATTCGCCTCAAGGTGTCGAAACCTTTTTCAAGTGGCGGTAGTAAACGGATCGCCAAAGTGCGGTCTTTTTTTATGCCGAAATCTCGTTAAGTCGAGAGGGCGACTAATACAATACCCGTAAGGGAAATACGTCCAGCCTAACCACTTGAAGGCTTTCGAACCTCTCGGCACCATTTGTCGAAAAATGGTGAATTATCGAAATATCAAGTGGAGACAGTATTATGTCAAACCTATCAATTCTTAAAACGTCTATTCGTACATACGAAAATCTTTACTCATTAAACGATCTTCATATTGCTAGTGGATCTGAAAATAAACATCAACCAGCTTTATTTTTACGTTTAGATACAACACAAGAACTAATTAAAGAAATTGACCAAACTTCTGATCTACAGATCTGTAGATCAGTCAAATCACTACGCACAGGGCAAAACAAAGGAACTTGGGCTTGTGAAGAGCTTGTTATCGCTTACGCAATGTGGATCAGCCCAAAATTCCACTTGGTCGTATTAAGAGCGTTCCTTGCGATGCATAAAGGCAAATTGCAAAACCAACCGCAACAACTTGTCCTACCCGAACCCGAGAAAAAATACACGTTCGAGTTTACCGAAAATACTTGCTTACGCTTTGTGAGTATGTGGTTTGCACTCTACAACAACCTAGAGCTATTAGGACAACTACACCAACCATTAAGCAATATCGGCTCACATTTTGGCACAACCGCCTACACCCATTACACCGAATATAAAACGATACTCGGCACAATGAAAAGCGTCCTAGAGCCAATGACAAAAGAGTTTAACCCTGACCCTAGAGACGAAGCACATTACTGCAAAGCACTCAAAACGCTACGCAGTTATCAATTACAAGGCTTGGCAAAAATCGTAAAACATCCAACGCCACCAACGCGTAAATACGACTTCTAAAACCTAATCAAAACCGACCGCACTTTTCCCAACGAAAATCGTGTGGCGGTTTTCTACACCTAAATTTCGACAAATTGAACAAAAAGGAACCAGAAAATGACCATTAACAAACTTCATGTGATTAAAAAAGACGATATGTACATCGGTGAAATCATCCTTGACGGAAAAATTGTTGAAACCATCCCTGCGCATCTTAATGCGTCAAATTGCGCACGAACCTTAAACGCCCGCGTAACACAAGTCGCTACGCTTAAAAATATCCAACTTCCCCGTCTTGTGGTTTCCAAGCCTGAAGAGCCTATTTATTTTGAGCTAACAAAAAACAGTTACAAAATTATCAAGAAAGCCAAAACCGACACAGTAAAAAAGGAAACGCCTGACGCGGTCACACAAACCGCACAACGCGTACCGCCTCACCCAAGTCCACTAAAACCAAAAGCGATACCGCGGGTAAGCCCTAGACGCAAGCCTTTTACACCCTATGGCTTAAACGGCTATTTAGTGGATAAAAACGGCAATATCCGCCTCATGCTAGACAGAAAAGCCAGTGCCAACACAATTGTACTTGAACCGCAAATGTTCGAAGCATTAGCGGATATGGTGAAAATGACCCAATCACAAGGAGAATAACCATGCCTAATTTTATTGAAGAACTGCTAGAAATATTAAAAAGCGTACTGGCAGTGTTAGTCATCATCCTAACCGCACTTATGCTCATATCATTATTTCATCCGGCTTTTGGCGCGACACCTGCGGAAGAATGTGACATAAAAGGCGGTATCTGGACTAAAACCTACTGCGCACCACCTGATATGAACGATGAAGAAATCACCTATGCACAACGTTACACAATCTTGAAAGAAATCGAAATGCGAGAAATGAAAGATGATTGATTACTACTACGACAATGTGTTTTTAGCACCGCCTGAAGACGAAGAAGATCGAATTGATGATGAAGATTTCGCAGAACCTGATGACAATTTTGAGCCTTACGATGATGATTGTGATTACTGGAAATCAAACTGCTATGGCAGGGGGTAAAGATGATTTATGAAGAATTAGAAGATGGTGAACTCATCATCATTGATAGAAAAAAAATTGACACGGCTTATATTGAAAAGTGCGGTCAAAATTTAAATGAATTTGAAAACTGGCTTTTCAGTGGTGTGATTAACCCTGTAGACGTACAAGACGCGTTAAATCGTTTTTATGAAGAACTCCCCTTTTAAGGATAAGAAAATGAAACTCTATGAAATTGCCACGCAATATCAAAACATCGCGGAATTATTAGCCGATCCTGAATTTGCTGATAATCAAGACATTACGACCGCACTTGATAACATCGAAGATGATTTTAACAACAAAGCGGTGAATGTGGTTAAGGCAATCAATATCGCTGAACACGATATAGACGCAATTGATTCAGAAATTAAACGCTTAACCGCAATGAAAAAGGCACGCCAAAACCGCATTGATGAAATCAAAAATTACTTGAAATTCAATATGCAAAAAACAGGCATTTACAAAATCGAATGTCCGCTTTTTAAAATCAGTTACAGCGAACGCGCGCAAAGTGCGGTAGAAATTGATGAAAAGTTATTTATGGATAACAACATTAACGAAGATTTTGTAAACGTCAAAATCACACCGAACAAAACCGCGATTAAAGACGCGCTAAAACGTGGTGAAAATGTGATAGGCGCAAAACTGGTCGATAGCCAAGTGTTAACGATTAAATGATAGGTGTAAAAATAATGAGTATAGCAACTTTAATTCTTGGGGAAAGCGGAACAGGTAAATCCACCAGTTTACGCAATCTTGATCCGACAAAAGTGAGCGTTTATCAGTGTGCAAAGAAACCTTTACCGTTTAAATCTAAAGGTTGGAAAGATAGCGTGTTTTCTTATGATGATCTCAAAATAGTACACGTTCCTAAATTGGATAAAAATAATAAACCAACAGGTGAAAAAATTGAGCAAATTCTTACGCCAGAACAAGCAATAACACGCTTTTTATTAAATAGCAAAAAAGACATTCTAATTATAGATGATTTCCAATATCTAATGAGTTTTGAATTTATGGATACGATTGGAATGGATAAGAGCAAAGGTGCTAGTTATGACCGATTTAATAATATTGGCAACAACGCATTTCGCATACTACGCTTAGCATCACAACTTCCAGATCATAAAAGAGTTTACATCCTTAATCACGTTGAAACTGATGATTTCGGCAAAATTAGATTTAAAACAATTGGTAAGCTCTTAGACAAAATGATTGTGCCTGAAGGTTTATTCAGCCTTTCAATGAGAACTCAAATAGATAAAGACGGTTACCACTTCCGCACAAAAAATAACGGAGAAGATACCGTTAAAACACCAATGGGAATGTTTGAATTTGAACTTATCGACAACGATTTGAAATTCGTTGATGAAATGATTTGTGATTATTACGACATTGAAACAACAGAAACCACTCAACCAGAAGGAAATTAACAATGACCCAACCTATTTTCACTTACAACCAAGAACAAGCAGTTAAAGCAGGTAATTCAGCATTTATCAGCGAAACAGGGGCTTATAACTGTAAAATCATCAGTGCGGAATATGTCCAATCTCAAGGTGGTGCGTTATCCCTTGAATTTAGCGTAGAAACGCAAGAGGGGTTAAAAGGCAATTATCTCTCTGTTTATTATCAAGGCAAAGACGGACAACCACTGCAAGGCGGTCAAAATATGATACAGGCAATTATGGGCTGTACCGGTGTTCAAGTATTAACACAACAATTCAAAGACGGTAGAGCCTATGCCCCTGAATTAAGCGGTAAGTATGTGGGCTTGATGTTGCAAAAAGTCTTACGCACCAAACAAAATGGCTCAGATACCTACGGATTTAGTATTCTCTGCCCATACTTCATAAAAACCAAAAAAACCTTATCAGAACACATCGAAGACAAACCAGCAGAACGTATTCAATGGCTTGTTGAGCATACGAAAGATAAGGACGAACGAGACAAACAACAAAACCAACAACAAGGCTACCAAGCCCAACATCAATTCTACGGACAACAGGCAACACAGCCTAACTCACCGCAACAGCTTCCAGTAGATAATTTTGATGATGATATTCCGTTCTGAATTTAAGGGCGTCATTACGCCCTTTTTTGAGATTGCTTAAACAGCTCAACGGCTTGAATAATCAACTGATTTTGTGGAATGTTTAATTGCGTACTTAACTGCTCGATTTCGGCAATCACAACTAAAGGAAGTTTGAACGCCTTGAGTTTAATACCGTGTTTTTCCTCACTGCGTCTAACAATTTCTGTTCTTGACATCGCCATAATAAATCCTTAACATTAGTTTTGAAGAACGAGAGAGATTTCTCCCTCTCGTTAAATTATCATCAAATTAGTAAGCTGGCGAGCTAAGTACTAACAAGATGATAACTAGGATAATGTATTTAAACATTTGATTATCCTCTTCAAAGTTGGGTAGATTAAAGGTCAGACCCAGCTCGTTTTCAGCATTATTACTGAAAACAAAATCATTATAAGTTAGTTATCTAACCGAATCAAGTATTATTTCACTAAGCCATCGTTTTTACGGTGGCTTTTTTATTGCAACATTTTCACCAAAACCAACCGCTTGTCGCAATACAGGCGGTTTTTTATTACCCAAAATCAACAACCAATCCAAAAATAGGAGAACTCAAATGAGCAACTTAACCCCATTTAGTCAAACTTTATCAAAACTCAACCGTGGAGAACTTAACGATGAACTAACCGATGTATTAGCTGAAGTCGTCAAAGCCGTGCGTTCAACACGCAAACAAGGTTCAGTTACTCTAACCTTGAATGTTGCAATGCTGAACACTCGCACAGAAGATTCAATAAAAATCACACCTAAAGTCAGCCATAAAATTCCTGAACTTGATCGTGAAGAAAGTATTGTCTTTTCAACTGCTGGTGGTGACGTGTTATTTGATGACCCGAATCAATTAAAAATGGACTTAAAAGCTGTTGAAGAAAAACCAAAAGGTCAGCTCAAAGTTTTAAACCCAGCTGCTTAATCTAAACATTATTAACTTAAAATAGAAGGAATCCTTATATGGAACAAATTATCAAAGAAATCGCAAGCCTAGCTTCAAATGGTTTAAATGTTGGCGCATTTGCAGGTACGCCTGCAATTCTTGCCCGTGATGATTTTGACATTAAGTCATTAGAACATTTACAACCGACACCGAATCGTATCCGCCAAGCTGTTACAGTTTCTACGGCTAAATCGCTCATTGATTACGTTAATAAATTCAAAGTTGATGGCACATCAATTTTCTGTGATTTAGAAAAATTAAACGTGAAAGCCATTTTTGACTATCACGCAAACCCAAGCGAAGCACGCTGGGGCGATCATACAGCCAGTTACACTTGCCCACATTCAAAAGATTGGAAGGCTTGGAGCGGTAAGAATAAAAGTGCAATGAGTCAAATTGAATTTGCTCAATTCATTGAAAATAACATTCATTGCGTAGCAAGTGAAGGTAACGTAGCAAGTGGCGCTGAACTACTAGCTATGGTGCTTACCTTTGAAGAAACTCGTAAATCTGAATTTAAATCGGTGCAGCGTTTACAAGATGGCACAATGTCATTTGCTTTCACAGATGAAAAAACTGGTGGTGGTAAAACACGCCTGCCAGAAGAAATCATCTTAGGTTTACAACCATTCCACAATGGCGATTACTACCAAATTAAGGCTCGCATTCGTTATCGTATCAAAGATGGTTTATTAAATTTATGGTATGAACTCATCAATCCTGAAAAAGTGATTGAAGATGCGTTTAATACTACGATTGAAAATCTGAAAGCGAATATTCCTGATGTGGATTTCTACGAAGGGAATTTAGCATAATTATAAAACAAAACCGCTTGGAAGTAATTTCAAGCGGTTTTCATTAATGGTAATGAAAAATGATTTCAGAGAAAGACAAACAAGCAATTTTGAACGGTGCATACTGTGTAAGTCGTAAAGGTTATAAATGTAAATTCGTAGGTAATGCAGCCAATACTGACGATTACACGCATACATTTATTTACCTCAATAAAGAGGGGCTAATATACACTTTGATGAAATTGAATCATAATTTTAAAAACTATGAAAAAATGGATTCTGATTTTGATGTTGTAGGTCTATGGGAAGACAAACCAGAACCTTTTAATTTAGATAAAGCATTAGCTGGTGAGCCAGTGATGGTTAGAAGTGGAAAAAAAGCATATATAACTGCTATGCCTCCTGAATATAAAGGTCAATACCCACTTATGGGATATGTTGTTGAACCTGAAAATGTAAATGGTATTGAATCTTACTCATGGACTTTAAAAGGTAGAAGTAGCTTGCGTACTCAATCACATCAATATGATATTGTTGGCATGTGGAAAGAGCCTGAATCTGTATCAAACACCGTAACTTTAACTCTACCTTGCTCATTAAGAGAACCTAAAGATGCGATGTGGGTTGTCTACCCGTATGGCTGTAATAAATCAGTTTACGGTAAAGATATTACATCAGATATCTTTGCTCAAGGACCTTACTTTGCCTCAAAAGCAGACGCTCAAGCGTGGTTTGACGCAATGCAGAACAATCGCAGATAAACCGCCTAGTGCGGTTTTGTTATTTTAGGGAGTAATAAATGAAAAATTTTACCCAATCATTCTTAAATAGCATTCAAGAGCATCAACTTACTATTCTTGAAAATTCAGAAAACGTTAAATGTTTCAAAATGGCAAGACCTCATACTATTGCTATGTCGTTTACTGTTATTTACGCAGATAACAAGGTAATTATTACTGGCGATATGGGGCATTACGTGTTTGGTTACTTGTCAAATCCTTATGATTTTTTTCTTAGCGAAAGTACATTAAATGCAAGCTATATCGCCCAAAAAGTCATTTCTCAAGATACTGTACGTCCAGTTCAGAAATACGATTCAGTTGTAGCAGAGCAAGAAATTCGTAGAGCAATTCACGAATATGCGGATTTTGATTTATCAAAAGAACTTTATGAATCGTTAGAAAACATCGATTTTGAGTCAGAACATGAAGTAGAACACTGGCTTTACTCACTAGAAGATAAAGCTAGAGATGTTTTCAATGAAGTAAATATGAGTGATTTTACGGTATTAAGTGATAATTTTAGCTGGTGTATTCAAGCTATCGCTTGGGCAACAAGAGAATTTGATAAAGTGGTGTACAATGACTAAAGAAAACAACGGCTGGATTAGTGTTGAGGGGTATGAAGATTGTTATGAAATAAATGCTATTGGACAAATTAGAAGTATAGAACGACTAATTTATAAATCTAATGGGACAATGCAACGACTTAAAAGCAAGATATTAAAAACTCATTTAAATTCGTCTGGCTATCCTGTATTGCGATTAAGTAATTTAACAAACGGAAAGCGTGAAATGGTTAGGCTTCATAGATTATTAGCTAAACATTTTATACCTAATCCAGAAAATAAACCTGAAGTAAACCATATTGATGGAGACAAACAAAATTTTTCTCTATCGAATTTAGAATGGGTAACACCAAGAGAAAATCGAAAACATGCTTGGGACTCCGGACTTAGAACACGGGAGCATTTGCCAGTACATTATGGAGAAAATAAATACAATTCTAAGTTAACAAATAATAAAGTAATAGAAATGAGAAAATTAAGAGATTCGGGAGTCTCTTACAGCAAAATCGCAAAATTATTTTCTATACATAAGACTACTGCGATGAACGCAATAAATGGAATTACTTGGAAATTTGTCCCACCGCCACCAACAAAATAACCAATACAGCCCACAAACGTGGGCTTTTTAATTAACAAAATCAGACCGCTCTTTATGGGCGGTTTTCTTTTATGGAGAAAAAATGTTTACCTATGGCTCAATTTGCTCTGGGATTGAAGCGGTAAGCGTGGCTTGGCAAGAAATCGGGAAACCATTATGGTTTTCTGAAATTGAGCCCTTCCCTTGTGCTGTGCTTGCTCATCATTATCCGGATGTGCCAAATCTAGGCGATATGACCACCCTACCACAAAAAATTCTCAATCGTGAAATCCCTACTCCTGATGTTTTAGTTGGTGGAACACCTTGTTTTACAGCTGGACATATGGTTTTAACAGATAAAGGATATATGCCAATAGAGACACTTTCTGTTGGTGACTTAGTTGTTACTCATCAAGGACGACTAAAACCCATCTTGCGTGTGGGTAGCGAAATAAAACAAGTTGGGAAATTAACGGCGGTTGGCTTGCCTGAACCAATCGTCTGTACTCCTGAACATCCTTTTTATGCTCAAAAATGGCAGACCACAAACACCAAAAAGAATGGCAAATATCATAGGAAAACTATCATTTCCGAACCCGAGTGGATTGAGGCTCATAAATTAGAAGGCTATCAATGGGTATCATTAACTGATTTCTCAGTTATGCCTTATGGTGGTTTTCACAGCAAACTAACGGATGAAGATGTGCTTTTGATTGCTGGTTATTATCTTGGTGATGGTTGGATAAGAAGATGGAAAGGCAAAAATAAAAAAGCTGTTGTTATTTCTGTAAATAAAGAGAAATATCGGAAGTTTTCTCTTTCTTTTGCCAAGCTTTCTCATCATATTACTACCGAAAATAATTCGGTAATTAAAATCACTATTTGTGACACTGAACTTGCTGATTTTCTTTATTCGCAATTTGGTGAGAAAGCCGGCGGAAAAACTATACCGGCTTGGTGTTTATCTCATTCTTTCAGAAGTAAAATTTTTGAAGGGTATATGATTACCGATGGCTCTTTTAGAAACGGAGTTTATACCGCAAATAGCATTTCGAAATCCCTTGCTTACGGCATTGCTGCATTATCCCAAACCTTAGGATATACCTCATCTGTTTCCAAAGTAACTGTTGCTCCGACAAAAGAAATCCAAGGAAGAATTGTCAATCAGAATGACTATTATCAAATGCGAGCGTTCCTCCAATCGACATCAAGAAAAAGTCGCCTTGATGAAAATAGATTATTGAGAAGCGTGCAATCCTTTGAGATAACTGGAAATGAAGTTGTTTATAACATTGAGGTGGCAGATGACAACAGCTACATCTTAAATAATGCCGTTGTCCATAACTGCCAAGCATTTTCTGTTGCAGGTAAACGAGAAAGTCTTGACGACGAACGAGGAAATTTAACCTTAACTTTAATTCATATTTTGGAGGCGATTGACTATGTTAGAAAACAAGACGGGAAACAACCCTGTGTGCTTGTTTGGGAAAATGTCCCAGGTGTGCTATCCACCAAGGACAACGCTTTCGGACACTTTTTGGCTGGATTGGTTCAGGAATGTCAGCCATTACAACCACCAAGGGAAAAATGGACGGACGCTGGTTATGTGCATTCAGCGAGAACAGTTTGCTGGCGAACGCTCAATGCTCAATACTTCGGTGTTGCCCAACGTCGTAAAAGAGTGTTCCTTGTGGCAAGTGCTAGAAAACGAAGTATCGCCCAAGTACTCATTGAGTGCAAAAGCGTGCGAGGGCATTTTACGACGAGCGAAAGTGAGAGGAAAGCTGTTACCGGATTCATTGAAACAAGCTTTGGAGCGTATCGCCAATCAGAGCAAGGTGGAACTTTAAAAGCATCAGGTGGGGTATTAAGCGGAGGAAGCGAAACCCTTATCGTTCACGGCACACAGGACCATATTGTAAATCAAAATATTGCACATTGTTTAGGGCGAAATAGCGGACAAGAGAACGTGTTATTTGACATCGCGCATCGCTCTGATGTAGTAAGAGTACAAGATACCAATACTCTCACAAGTACAGATATTCACGCTATATCCACATCTACTCTTGTTCGTAAACTTACACCTATTGAATGTGAACGGTTGCAAGGCTTTCCTGATAACTACACGCAAATTCCTTATCGCAACAAACCGGCAGAAGATTGCCCTGATAGCCCACGTTATAAAGCTATTGGTAATTCAATGGCGGTGCCTGTAATGGAATGGATTGGGCTAAGACTACAAGATTATTTAACTATGGAGAAAACAAAATGAACCGACTTATCCAACAAATCGAACAATGGGCGGAAGACCGCAACCTGATTAAAGGCTCAACGCCACAAAAACAAATGCTTAAACTGATGGAAGAGTTTGGCGAACTCTGCGGAGGCATTGCCAAAAATAAGCCTGAAGTGATTAAAGATAGTATCGGGGATTGTTTTGTGGTTTTGGTTATTTTGGAAAATCAGCTTTATAAATTAGGTCTAACATCGGGAATAGACTGTGCTAACTGGGAAAGTGTAATCAAAGAATACGACGATCATATACTGTATGAATTACGAAATAAAAATTTAGATAATACTTTAGAGATTATTAAAGATGTACATATGTTTATCCAAACATCTGGAAGGATTACAAAAAGTTTCTATAACGGTTATAAATTGACGAGAGATTTACGACTTCTTGTCGGTAACTTGTATATGATCTCTTATTGGAGTGAGCAACCTTTTGAAGAAAGCATCCAACACGCCTACGACCAAATCAAAGACCGCAATGGAAAAATGATAGATGGTGTGTTTGTTAAAGAGGAAGATTTATGAAATCAGATGAAAAGCATCCAGAATTAGTCGTATGTGCCGCAATTAAATTCGTTAAACGAGACCAGAAAGACATCAACTTAAATCGCTGTGGTGTTGAATTTGTTATCCCTATGATTCGCCACTACTCTCCTGATGGACGAGAAATATTAGAAACTATTCAACCTTATTCGGAAGAATGTGAATTAAAAGAAGTTGAGCAGGGTTTCATCACAAATTTCAGTCGTTTTATTGGACGAACAGAAGCATTAGAGATAGCAAAGGCTAATAATCAAATTCGATTTGATATCGGTTATGAGCCTGAATGTCTCTATAGCGAAATGTTGTATTAACTTAGAGAAATATTTATGCAATTAGAAGCAGAAAAATTTGCCAAAATTCTCTCTCATCTTCAGGGAATTTGTACAACCTTAGGCTATGAAGATATTAAATTCCTTTGTTGGCTAGAAAAAGAAGAGGGCAATATGGAATTTGTATTGGAAGATGGCAAATCAAACCAACGATTGAGTTTTATTTTACCTTTTAAAAAAGAGGCGACAAAATGACCGAAACCATCAGCGTAAACCACCACACTTTTCAAACGCTCGCCATACAGTCATTACGCTACTGTATGGGGCGTAGAACCTTTGCCGTAATAGATTGCGTGGAGTTTATCCGTGAACATTGGCAAGACCTTACCAAACACACCAAAGCCATCATCATTCGAGATTTAGACGAGGCATTGCAATCCCACGAAGACGACCTAAGAGACAATAGAGGATATTGCTACTTAGGCGACCAGTGCGACTACCAAAAATGGAAAAACCTAAGAAAATGGATCAACTCACAGCCTAGCGAGAGCTAGGTTTTTTATTGGAGGGGATAAAATGGAAAGTGCATTTTATACACAAGATGAAATAAGAATATTAACAGGTGTAAAGTCCAAGAAAAAAACAATGTGTAAAGTATTAAAAAAACAACACATTTCATTCGTTGTAGATGTTAATGGATTTCCTGTTGTAAAAAGAGATTTTTTAACTACCACTAAAAAAACAGAAGAAAAACTAAAACCAAAATGGCAGTCTAATGCCTTATCGCATAAAACTTGATCATGAGAGGTGAAATATGGGCAGACATAGAGAACATTACAATCAAAATTTACCTACTCACGTTTATTGCAGAAATCGCAAACGCAAACGTACTGGTAAAGACGTTTTTTATTACTTTTATAGATTATCGAATGGAAAAGAAATAGCACTTGGTAAAGATTACAATGAGGCATTGATAAGATGTGCTAGGTTGAATTTAGACCGAGAAAAAGAAAACGAAATTATTACATTCACTCTTGTCGCCAAACGATACACAGAAGAAGTTGTTCCGACAAAAGCATTGCATACCCAAAAATCTAATCTCAGCAGCCTTAACTTATTACACAAATTCTTTTCAGATCCGCCCGCCCCATTATCAGAGATTGAACCTGAACATATTCGACAATTTTTAGACTGGAAACGTTCTGCGCCAACAATGGCCAATAAAGCGATTTCGCTGTTTAATACCATTTGGAATAAAGCGAGAGAATGGGGATATACAAAAGATCTCTCCCCTGTTTACGGAGTAAAAAAACATAAACAGAAAAATCGTACAAATTATGTTGAAAACTTTGTATTAGAAAAAGTGATGGAATTTGCCGACCAAAATCTAAAAGACCTTATGGAAGTTGCATATTTAACAGGTCAACGACCAGTTGATGTGGTGCAAATTCATAAAAACCATATTTATGATGGAGTGTTACATTTTACACAGCAAAAAACAAATGCCAAAGTAAGAATGGTCATGAGTGGAAGACTGGCTGAGATTTTAACCCCTAGACTGGAAACAACCACAAACTGGCTTTTCCACAACAAAAGAGGTGGAAAGCTAAGCCCTAATTTATTGGGATATTGGTTTAGAAACGCTAGAAAAAAAGCGATAAACAAATATCCAGAATTAGAAAATGAATTATTGAATTTTCAGTTCAGAGATTTAAGAGCGAAAGCTGGTACAGATACTGCACTAAATAAAGGCATAGAAACAGCAAGACAACAACTCGGCCATACATCACTACAAATGACGAGAGTTTATGTAAGACGTGACAAAGTTGTCAGCCCTACAGAATAAATAATTTGTAGAAGATCAGACTTGATCTGACAAATCATTATAAAAATGAGAGTTTCCCGTTTAGAATATGAGTGTCTAAAATTAAATCTAAACAAAAAAGGAAACTCTCATGTTTTATTCTAACAATCCGCTCATTAAACACAAGACCGGTTTACTCAATTTAGCAGAAGAACTTGGAAACATTTCTCAAGCTTGTAAAGCGATGGGGATGAGCCGAGATACATTCTATCGCTATCAACAAGCCGTAGAGCAAGGTGGTGTTGAAGCATTACTTAATCAAACTCGTCGGGCACCGAATATCAAAAATCGAGTAGACGAGCACATTGAGCAAGCTGTTGTAAAATTTGCCCTAGATTTTCCAGCTTACGGACAAGTTCGAGTGAGTAACGAACTTCGCAAGCAAGGTGTTTTTGTTTCAGCCGGTGGTGTTCGTTCCATTTGGCTACGTCATAATCTTGCTAACTTTAAACAGCGTTTAAATGCACTAGAGAAAGAAGTAGCTGAGAAAGGCATTATTCTAAATGAAAGTCAAGTCCAAGCCTTGGAACGTAAGAAAGAGGATGATATATCGAGTGGAGAAATTGAAACCGCTCATCCGGGCTATTTAGGTTCACAAGATACCTTTTATGTAGGTAATTTAAAAGGTGTTGGACGCATTTATCAGCAAACATTTGTTGATACTTATAGTAAGGTTGCTTTTGCAAAGCTCTACACAATGAAAACCGCAATTGCCGCTGCAGATATGCTCAATGATAAAGTCCTGCCGTTCTTTGAAGCCCAAGGATTACCGATGTTGCGTATTCTCACCGACCGTGGTAGTGAATATTGTGGCAAGGTGGAAAATCACGATTATGAGCTTTATTTAGCGATAAATGACATAGAGCATACTAAAACGAAAGTGAAGCATCCACAGACGAATGGTATCTGTGAACGTTTTCATAAGACTATCTTACAAGAATTTTACCAAGTCGCATTTAGGAAGAAAATATATACGGATTTAGCGACATTACAAGCTGATTTAGATGAGTGGTTAATGTATTATAATCACCATCGAACACATCAAGGAAAAATGTGCTGTGGCAGAACACCGATGGCAACATTACTTGATGGAAAAGGGATTTGGGCAGAAAAGAATTTAAGCTCAAATTAATCTGACAGACACGGTAATTCTAAACGGGGACTGTCAGATTAGGTTTGATCTTCTACAAATAATTTTGGAACATATTTGTTTTTTTGTGGAACGAGTTTTTATTTTCAACATCTAACTTATTGATTTATTTTGATTAAAATAATTAATCCTTTAAACTCTCAATTTCTTTGGTAAATAAAGAGTATAGTGTATTTATGCTATCTGAGTAAATGAAAGTGTTCCTAAAAATTGCTAACAATCACTTTAAAAAACTCTTTAAAATCAATTAGAATATTTTTTATTTTGGAACACTTTCAATGTTCATCTTTATAATGTGACAGGGTTTACTTTTCTATAAAGGCGGGTTAATCCGCCTTTACTTCTAAACCACAATATCCCCTTTCTCTTTTAAATGTCGATAAATGCGATCTAGCATGATCTGTGTCGGCGTTTTCCCCAAATCATCTTCGGTTAACGGAGCCTCTAGAATGCCTTTCGCATTTTCACTATCGATCCATTTGTAACTTTCGATAATTGGTGTGAAGTCGGTTACTTGACCTTCGCTATCTACTCCAGTGCCGATAACGTATTTTGCATTGATTGTGCCATCATCTTGAATAGAATATGTAGCGATGGTTGAGTACATTGGGTTTAAGATTTTATTAAATGTTGTCATAATGGACTCCTTGTTAGTTTAGATAAAAGAAAACCCGACCATTTTGATCGGGCATTGTTAGAGATTTATGCTGTTAGTGGTTTAATTGAAAAAATATTGTAACTGCTATCCTCCTATTTTGTATCAAGCCGCTGATTGAGTTAAATAGGCATTAAAAAACCGCCTCAAGGACGGTCTTTCTATGTTTTAACCCAATGACAATTTCAGCGGTTTGCCTAGGGCGATAAGGACTTTTTCAATGGCGTCAATTTTCGATCCGTAGCGTGGATTTAAAATGCGCCCGATTTCAACCGCACTTAATCCGGCTAATTCTCCAAGGGCTTTTTTGGTTAAGCCCTGTTTGACACGCTCGTTATTGAGCAATACTTTTGCTTCGAGTTGGCTCGACATTGCGACTAGTCGTTCCCCTACTTTTGGTTCAGTGGGGTCGGGAAAATATTTGTCTTCGTCAAAATAATCTTTGACGTTACAAATCAGCAAGTCTTCAAGCATTTCATCAAGTTCAGTCAAATCTTCGCCTTGTGTTACGCCTGTGAGTTTTTCTTCGTCTGCAAAGGTTGCCCAATAACCGCCTTTTTCGTGATCGTGGATAACAGCCGGGTAATATCTCATCTTGTTTTCTCCATTATTTGAACCAGTGAAAGCCCCTCTGAGAGAGGCTTTGAGTTAGATCATTCCAAGTTGCTTTTTAATCGTCTTAGCCATATTTTCATCTAAGTCTTTTGAGCCTCTTGATAATCTTGATGTTTTGCCGTTGTAAGTTAGTTTGTAATGTTTTGTTCCATTCGTTACTGTTACACCGTTTGCTTCAAGCCACCGTTTAAACTCTTTGGGTTTCACTGTTTCTCCTCTGTTTGTTTAAGATTAGAATATTATATACGTTTTCGTATAATAAAAAAAGATTATTTTACGTTTTCGTTTATTTAATATTTTGTTACTTTAAAAAATCGAACGTGTGTTACTCCTGGATTTACATGTGCAGTGATTTTAGATCGGTCACTATTTATTTCTAACTGCATACAACTATTAGACGCCGAAGAATGTGTCCAGCCGTTGGGGCATGTTATAGACATTTTAGTCGTATACTTTGAGTTACTTTTTAAAGTCACAGTGCCTAAATCATCTGCATAAAATAAAAAAGAATTCTCTGTAATATAATTTCCTTTATCAAAAAAACCATAACTTTCTTTCTTCTTTTCATAAGACAAATACGTTAAAGATAATTCACCTTTTAATTCAGTTGTTAACTTACTGTTATAAAAACCAGACTCATGTTTTAATGATATATTAATAGAATTACCATTCGGAGTTAAAGCTAAATATGTCCCCCCTAAAAAATTAAAATTGACAAACTCAGACCAAGGTTGGGTATTAAATGTTCGTGCCATCAATTTTTTGTAATTAACATTAAAAATACCATACACTTTATATTTAGTAGGTATTGTCAGAAGTTTACTCTGACCAGGCTGTAAGTGATTATAAGGGATGTTTATTCGTTCATTATGAGAGTGAGCTATCAAGGTTTCAGGTAATTTATTTGGTATCATTGCTCCATATATCATATTCCCAACTGGGATTGGTTTAACGAAACAATAAATGCTTGAAACAGCCGCAGAGAGTAAATTAGTGATTGAATTTTCTTGAGTAAGATCAAACGCTTCTGTCGTATTTGCTTCTTCTAACCTTATGGGGATAAGAATATATTGGTGGTTTCTAGAATTACTAATAACTCTATTTCCAAGTTTAATTCCATAACTCATAACTATACATCATCTTGCATTTTATTTTTTACTTGTGAAATAGTTTTAATATCAATCATATGTTTTATTTTCATCCCATAAAAAATACTTTTTTCATTTGTAATTAAAACTGATAAGACAAAAAAGCTTGGATCTACTTCGAATTGAGGACAATCTTCAATAGTAAAGAATGAAACTCTGCCATTATTTAATTCTAAAAAATCATTAAAGGATGTATATGATGTCAATTCCACTTCACAAGTTGTATTGACGTAATCAATAGTAATTCTCGATACAAAATGAAAACTACGTTTTTCAATATCAGCTATTCCGTAATGCATAGCAATGTCATTCTCTATAAAATACATTATAATTTCCCTACCTTAACTACTTGAGTATTACCATTCCAAACGGTAAGCGCGCGTGTAGAAGATGATAATTCAATACCACCTGAACTATCTCGTGCAATTAGCCTAAACCCACCGTTTGCATTGACTTCAAATAGTGTGCCGTAGCTACCATTCAATGAACCAATTCTAATACTCCCAGCTGTCACACTTCCCAAATTCGCACTAATCGCAGACAAACTACTGATATTCAGCTTATCCGCAGTGAGCGACTTAGATACAATATGACCGGCATTAACAGAGTTAGCCGACAAATGACGAGTAGCTATAGCTCCACTGGCTATTTCGTTTGCAGTGATAGTGTTCGCTGCTATTTGTTGGGCGGTAATGGTGTTAGTTACAATACTGCCACCGTGAATAGCCGTTACACCGCTATTAACCCACGCAGACGGTTGAGTGGTGTATTGGGTACATTCTTCGAGCATTGGGCGAGCAACATAGACATTAGGGTTAGCACCTGTCGTTGTACCACTACATCTGAAACGTAGAGATACACAACCACTCGCAGGACATTGGAATTTAACCGCATATCTGCTCATTCCTTTAATCGTTTTTTGTGCTGAACCATTGACAATAGGCGTTGCACTACTTGCTACACCTTTCACATAAGCTGATCCGTCAGCACTATACTCTTCAACTAAGATATACCCTGTTTGAAAACGATAAATGTTAGCATAAATACTAAACATATACCATTGACCTGCATTTAAGAATACAGTTCTGTAAAGTGGATCAACCCAACCGACATTTGTTGCAGTTGCAACCGTAACAATTGTTTTAATCCGCACCTCATTGTCTAAAGCGTCATTCGGATACCAGTCAGCCACACCGTTCTTTTTAGTAAATTGGTTATTTACAGCGAAACTTGTACTTTTAGCACCAACACCCCAACCATAAGCATTGTTAGACAAAATCGCATTTTGTAGGAGATTACCACCCAAGCCAATAGCCAATTTGTCAGCACTAATTTGCCCTGCTTGCAAATGGTTAGCGTTAATCGCTCCTGCTTGAATTTTACCTGCTGTTACTGCATTAGCGCTTAATTTGTTAGCAGTTACCGCATTAGCTTGAATAGCGTTAGCGCCCACACTATTAACACTCAATTTCTCTGCGGTAATAGCACCTGCAGAAATTTTAATCGCTGTAATGGCATTTGCCGCAATGTTATCCGCCACAACAGCATTGGTTGCCAATTTACCTGCAACAACAGCTCCAGACTGAATTGCATTTGAACTAATAGCATTAGCTTGGATTTGGCTTGCCCCTACACTTCCAGATTGTAAGTGTGTAGCCCCAATTGCTCCAGCTTGTATTGCATTCGTACCGATGCTATTAGCTGAAATCTGATTAGCAGAAATCGTACCGGTTAATTTTGTTGTAGGTATAGATGCCAATTGTGATACTGCAATTGTACCAGTAATCTTATTTGCGCTAATTCCTTGTAATTGACTGTCTGTCAATTGACCACTTAATTTACTGGTAGGAATGGTTGGCATATTTGTTAATGAGAGCGTACCAATGACTTTAGTCGCATTAATAGACTGAATTTGTTCATCGGTCAGTTTACCGGCTAAATTGGAAGTCGGAATTGGTGCAAGTTGCTCCGGTTGAATAATACCTTTAATCTCATTGGCAAAGACGTCTCCACTATCTGCAACGTAAACCGTACCATTCCAGGTGTACAGTTTACCATCTGCAGTGTTGTGTACTTGGCGATAGCCCAAGAACGTGTTCACATCCAGTCCGGAAACGGTTTTTATCATTTCCAGTCCACGAGCAGGTGCGGCAGTATCGAAAACTTCATCGATGATATTTTTACTTAACTCTTTATTGAGTTCTTCCAATTTCTCATCAAGATCGACCGCACTTTCGCCTTTAATGCCTTGCTCTTGATAGAATGGACCATTATTAATACCGCGCACGTGGCGTAACCAGTAGTAACGGGTTTGTTGCGCACCAACCGAATGTGAATAGAGTTTACTCAGCACTTTAGCGACTTTGGTCGCGTTGGCAAAATTCGTATCTTCACTGGCGAAGATTTCTGTGTAGGTGACATCATCCACCCAGTCCCACTCAATTGTAATTTCACCTAATCCACCACTTACAATAACACCGGTCGGCACTGGCGGTTTATCAATGGTAAACGTAGTTGTCTTTTCACTAACCACTTGACCATTTTTATTTTTGGCGTAAATGACAACGGTATATTCGCCATTTGGCAAATGCTCAAATGAAATATTAGGATCGGTCAATCCGCGACGGTACTCAAACAACTTGCCGTCTTTAGTAATACGCACATCAAACGTTACTTCACCATCACCAGAGCCAATATCCACGGTGACATATAATTTGCCGTCATAACCGGTTTTTGCGCCCACATCATTAATTTGTGGCGCTCGATAGGCGGTTTTCGTCGTCGGCACAAAGTGCGCACTTTTGTCCACAATAGCTTCTTTTTGCGGCTCGTGTTGAAGTGCAGTAATAGTAAATGTGCCATCTTCATTTTCAGTCAATGAGATAGCTTTATACAAGCCTGATTTAACAGTTTCCGTAGTTAAAGCCCAAACACTGTACGCACCAAGATCAACTGGTGAACTTGCCAATGTTACGGTATTGCCACTTACCGCTGTAATGCGAATTGTATTTTCTTTCGCTGAATTATTGATATAAGTCAAGAAACTATTGCCAGATAATTCAATTTCACGATCTAATGTAACATTGCTACCATTGACCGCAAGCACGCGGCCGCCAATATTCGTACCGGCGTAGTCATTATCGTTAACGCGAATAATATCACCCGGTAAGTGCATTAGACCTTCGCGACCAACAGTGAATGTAATGGTTTCTTTTTCCAGTTTTTCTGTTTCGATGAGCCAACGTCCTGTACGGTGTGCTTGTCCGCGAGATGTACAACCAAAGGCAGTAATTTCCGTTAAATTTAAACCGTTTTTTGCAATAGATTCATCATCAGACACATACTCTACCGCACTTTGATAACCGTTAGTTTTATCTGCATAACTCACTTTTACTGCGTTATGACGTGATTTCTTAGCAGAATAAGAGCGCTCAAATTTTCCGTCTTTAACATTAGCATTGGTATAAACCCAACTTGGATCGGTTGGACGATCGATAATGGCTGAACACTCTCTTCCAGTCCAAACTGGAATAGCGCGGAAAATAGAACAAATGTTGTTAATGACTTTGTAAGCGTCGTCAATATCGGTAATCCAAGCATTACAAGTAAAGCGTGGTTCCTTGCCACCAAATCCATCATCCACCATAACATCACAATAACGTGCAATGTCATACAGCGTCCACTTGTCACAACTGAACGAGCCAAGCATATTGCCTAAGCCATAACGCGAATTAGTAATAACATCAAATAAAATCCACGCTGGATTATTCGTCCACGCAATTTTAAAAGTACCATCCCACATACCATCATAAGCACGTGTTTCAGGATCGTAATTGCTTGGCACTCGAACTTTAATCCCTTTTATCAGATAATTACGCGCGGGAATGCCGTTGAAATAGTCTGAATCAAAGCTTACCCCTGCTACAGCAGTATTAGGATAAGTAAATTCAGTGTCGATGATTTCAGTATAACTCGACCAAATTGTACCGTTCTGCAACGTGTTCTTATTACTATCAGCTGTAACACGTTCAACGCTAATGTTAAACGGCACAGACGGCAAATTATCAATCACTAGCATTTCTAAATATTGACTTGAATATTTGCCACTAATAGTGTGATCGTAAACTTGATCACCAACTTTGATTTGTAAATTAACAGATGTTGGATTTGTGTCACCTTGATTGTTCTGCTGATAAAGAGCCTTAACGCCGAGCGTGAAACGTAAACGCGTGATACGTTCATCTGTAATCGTGCGTACAATTGCGCCTGTGGCTTTCTTTACTTCAACGCCAACATTAACTTCATTCTGTGATGATTCGTAACCTGATAATGTTCCTTGGTCCTGTGTACCAATATTTAATTCACCGCTCACGTTATTAAAGTTATAACTATCATCCGCATTTTGTACTGGCGTATTATCTAAATAAATAGACTTCATACCATCAACAAGACCAGTAATTTCACCTTCTGAAATCACTTCAACAATGTTGACTATCTGTTTTGAACGACCCGTTTCAGGCGCTTCCACCGGTGTATGACCACCACCGCCACCGCCTTTTGCACCAAAAATTCTCATACCATTTCCCTTTTATTAATTTCTGCCTTTAAGTGCTGATTTCGTTGTATTTGCCGGTAAGTTTTCTTTTATTGTGACCGTTTCTACACCTTGTGAAATAATTAACGATCCTGTCCGAATCAATCCATAAGCCAATGGAACAGGTTTGCCTTGCGCCACGAGATTGTTTAAGTTGCTAAAGGCAGTAGATGATTTTTTCTCTTTTTCATCTCTCGCTGTATCAGCATTTGGCATTCTCGTAAGCATTTGCGATACACCACCTAACGTCATAGCAATACCCAATCCCATTACAGCACTTTTAGTAATTAATCCGCCTAATAAGCCAGCGCCTGGAATAAAAAACGACGCACCAATTAGTGCCACGCCTAAAATGGTCTGAAAAACGCCGCCACTTTTTGCTCCCTTTATAACCGGCGTAAAATGGACGGTTTGACCATCTTTCAGGCAATAAAAAAGCCCTTTTTCAAGAGCTTCAGGATTTATATAATCTTTACCTATTCGTACTTTGTAATAGCCTTGTTGTAGTACCTGGCGTAGTCCTTTGATTTGTGTGCATAAGGCACGAATAACTTCGGCGGTGTCTTTGACATCTAGTTCAAATTCTGTGCCAAATTGTTTTAGCTTGCCATAAAATTTAACATTAACCATTATATCCTCGCTTAAGCCGTATAAGCGTTGTTAAACGCGATAAAACCATATCAATCTGTGACTGCTAAATCATTTAAAATGCCGTTAAAATCTAAATTAGCGGCGTTTTTATGTCGCCAAATCGAATGCGTATGCTTTAACCAGTAGCCATTATAAAGATCGCGTTTCGATAAGCGGTTTGGACTATGATGTAATACCATTTGATCGCCCAAATAGATAGCTGCATGATTAGGTACATCTGCCGCAATTTGAATTAAAATCACATCGCCTAATTGTGGATCTTCTACTCGCACAAATCCTTGACCTTGGATGTTGTCTAAATACAGATTTTCGCCGTTATCCCACCAGTCATTAGTACGCTCAAATTCGTCCATTTCGTAACCTGCCAACATATAGGCATCACGGTAGAGTGTGTAGCAATCCATTATGCCGTGATCGAACTCACGACCTAGTAAGTGCGGTACGTTTCTGAATTTTTTTAAGCTTTGAGTTTTATTGTGTACCAACCACCACTCTAACCCTGTTTGAACTTGCATTTGTCTATCTTGCGTAGAAAGCACAGCTGAACCATTGAGTTCTGGATGAGAATGAACAATCGCCACAATTTGACCGCACTTTTCCGCGCGAAGATAATCTTCGTCAGAAATTTCAAAATATTCAGTCGGATCTATCGCTTGATTTTCACAAATAATAAATTGATTTTCTTTACCGTCAAAAACAACAAAACCGCAAATTTCTTGCGGTTCGTGTTTTAGGGCATAGTCGATAATTTGGTGTTCGATTTTCATTTTAGTTCCTTTATAAAATCTTTGATAAATCGAATATTTTCTTGCCGAGTTTTCTCATAAAGGATAGAAAGATTTTCTTCAGACTCTTTTTTGCATACGTTAATTGGATAAGTCAAGGCAGCTTGATACACATTATAAATCCAACTAATGACTTTCCCATTATGAATAAGTAAAGCATCTGTTTTATGTCCATCATAATTATTCGTTTCCCACGTACAAATTACGTAGCCTTTAATTGCTTGTTCCTTGCCAACTGTTGCCCAATAAGCAGGATTTAATGGTACAACAAAACCATAATCTCCGGCTTTTTGTTCATACATTTGAGGTGCACTGGTGCGAATGTATTGTATCGGTGTAATGTCGCGCTTACCTTGATAAAATTGCTGAGCAATTTGCTGATAATGACTAGGATAGCTACCGTAATCTTGGGTTATAGGTTGAGTGCTACAAGCAGAGACCATGGATGCAATGAATAAAGAAAAGAAAGCTTTCATATTTAATCTCTCTTTATGGAATTTTTTTCATTCTACCCCAATTTATTCACACTCACAAATGCCCCGAAGTTGCGTTGATTGCCGCGAAGTGTACAGCCTTGTAAACAGTGACTGCATTTATCTTCTTTAATCTCTACGGTCGGGTTGTCTTTATCCGTGAAATAACGCGTACCTGTATAACCGCATTCACTTGAGCGATATATCCAAGTGCAGGTATCCGCCATAATGACACGGCAAGGAATTTTGGCATTATCTGTTTCAGCCGGCAATGCAAGGGTAAATGTGGCGGCTTCCTTGTTTAAAGATGACAGTTGTTCAATGAAAAAACAGCTGACAACCTCCTGATTTGGATCGGCATTTTTGTTACCATTGATGAAATTTACCGCATCAAGATATTTGGCATAAACCTGATGACGTCGAACAATCGCCCCCACACACTCTTCGTATTGGTTGGCAATACCTGTCACTAAGCCGAATAAATTCGACAATGTTAATGTTGGGCGGTTGCTCGGGCCGCTACCGCTTTTTTCAAAACCACTGGCTTTGACCGGATAAGCGGAATAGGTTTTCCCTTGCCATACTAAATCGTTTTTCAGTGCATTTTTACCACTATAAAAGCGATAAATATCGCCTTTTTCACCAAGATTATTCTTGAGATGGCGCATATCAATTTCAAACAGATCTAATAATGCGTCTTGTTGTAATTGCGATAAATCAAGTTTTAATTGATTTGATATGCTGATTGTCATAACGTTTCCTTGAGCGTAAGGGTAAATTCAGTATATTCCAGTCCGTTTTTAGCCGGCCACTGCAAACACCGCACTTTTTTCTGTGTCTGAGTATAAGGATCGTTATATAAAAATGGCGTAACTGCATTGTGTTTAGCTAAAAACGCATCCACTTTTAACGCTTCTTCATTTTTCACTTTTACGACAACAGTATATTCACGCAATAAACTATTCAATCCTTTTGGCGCACTTTGATTATAACCATCACCAAAATCTACTGAGTAAATTTCAGGCTTATTACTAATGTCACCATCAGGGCGGACGCACCATTTAAATGTTTCCATAATTGTATCTTACCTATTTACAAATCAACTAATTCGATGTATCTTTATGCTATACAAAGGAGAAAGACAAATGATCTTATCTTTCAAGCATAAAGGACTTGAGCAATTTTTTCTGACAGGTTCTACAGCTGGTATTCAAGTTAAACACGCCACTAAATTGAACTTGTTGCTACACCCTTTAAAGGGAAATTTAATTAATCACTGGTCTGTTAAAGTCAATGGAAATTGGCGGTTAACATTTAAATTTGAAAGTGGTCATGCTGAAGTGGTTGATTATCAAGATTATCATTAGGAGTTTATATAATGAAAATGTACAATCCATCTCATCCGGGTTTAATCCTGCGTGAGTACATCGACGGAATGAAAGTAACCGATATTGCTCACCGTTTAGGGGTAAGCCGCGTTGCGCTTTCTCGTGTATTAAATGGAAAATCCGCTATTTCGCCTGAAATGGCACTTCGTTTAAGCCAATTATTACCAAACACATCAGCTGATTTTTGGTTAAAAATGCAATCTGCGTATGATTTATGGCAAGTCGAACAGCGTACACATTTTTCTATCGAACCATTGATATTAGCTTAATAAAGAAAACCCTGCCAAATAGACAGGGTTGATTGATTAAGCAAATACGCCACCAGCACGGAAATTGTTTTGAATCGCGTTGTTGGTTTCTTTTCTTGCGATTCGTTGCATAAGCTCTACAGTAATTTCCAACTCATTACCATTTTGCTTAGTAGAGACATCTGCTTGCGTAGGTTCGCCATTGTTAATGACTTTTACCGACACATTGCCAGTTGTCCCGCTTTGGACTGACTTAGCATAACTAGTCACATTACCAACCGCGCCACCATTCGCAAAACCGCGTGTTGTGCCATAGTTGAGATAATTCAGGTAATTCAATCCTATACGTGATGTTGCTTCTTTGGTTAACACATACTCGCCTTTATGGACAATACCGGCAGGAGTGTACTTACCGCCAAAACCAGTAAAGCCACCATCATCAAATCCAACTAAACCGCCTTTGGCATAGCCGCCTACATACCCACCATCAGCAAAACCAAATCCCATAGCTGACATACCTTGTTTAATTGCATTAAACAACATCATTTTAATGATCATCTTTGATATATCAGAGATGATAGATGTCGCTAGGGATCTAAAATCTGCTTTGCCTGTCATTACTAAATCTGTAATAGCACTAGACATTCCATCAAAAGCAGATACGGTGATATTTGATATGTTACCTGCAACATTCGTTACATCCGCTTCAATCTGTGACATACCCTCTTTCACACCATTGATAGCATTACCTTTGTACTCGGCATTTTGCTTTTCAATTTCCGCACGACGCTCTTTGAGTTTGGCAATTTCTTCATCAAGTTTAACAATGTTTTCTTGTGACATTCCAATTTTGAGTTTTGCTGCTTCGATGTCAAGTTGGTGATTGTAATTAAGCAATTCCTGTTCGGAACGTGTTTTACCAAGCAAGGTCAATTCAAATTCCATTGCAGCCAATCGTTCTGAGTTATCATAGCTAAACTGTGATATAGCAACTTGTTGACTAGCCGAATCAATCTGCGCTGCCATTGACTGTAATTTAGCAAGACCTTCAGCACCAAAATTTTTGTATTTTTCAGCATTGGTCGCAATATCTTGAGTGAGCTTTTTCACTTCTTGGTATTGCGATGTTTGTCCGTCGGCAGCCTTAGCATTTAGCTCAGCTAAACGCTGTTGCATTTCCGTGAGTTGGTCGGTGTATTGTTTCTGATAATCAGTGCCGGCTCCTTTAGATTTCTTACCGCGCGCGCCACCTATCTCACTGGCTAGATATTCTGCTTCTTTTTGCGCCTGAATTTGTGAAATATCATATTCAGAGAATTTGGATTTATCTAAACTCAACGCATAATCTTCAGCGCGTAATTTAGCCTTTTTATTCGGATCTTTCTCTTTTGAGATTGCAGCTTGCCGTTTTGATTTCTCAATAAGTTGTTTGGCGGCATCACTAAGCTGTGGAGCCACCTTATCAGCACTAGGGATTGTAATAGACATTCCTGATAATTTAGCTAATGCCCCTGACAAACCGTTAACCGATACTGTTAAACCATCAAAATCCCCCACTGCACTACTTGCAGATTCAGCCCATGTATTGATCCGATTTTCACTGGTTAATGTTAAATCGCTGTAGCGCTCTACAAAACCAATCATTTTTTCTGTTCGATCAGCTAACTGTTCAGAAATGGCTGTACCTATATCTTGAGTGTCATTTAGCTTTTCTTGTGCTACTTGTAAATCTGCTTTGGTTGTTGACAAAGTGCGGTTAAGTTGTGCTAGTTTTTTCGCATTATCAATCGTAATTTCAAAACCACTATCATCAGTAATCACTTCAAATTTTGGCGTATTAGCAATTGTTTTCTGTAGTTCAGTAATTTTTCTTGATAATTTATCAACTTCTTTTTGTTGAGCGATAATACTTTCTTCTGCTTTTGCTTGTTCTGCCGACAACTGGATTGAGTTAAGTTTTTCAAGCTCTTCTCTTAATTTAGGCAGATCATTAGCAAAAGCTAAAGCTTTTTTATGTGCGTCTTCAGTTTTTTGAGAATAATCAAACCATGCGGCCGCACCTATCCCCAATGCAGTTGTAACAACGCCAACAGGTCCGCCTAAGAAACCGATCGCATTACTCATTCCGCGAGTTAATAAATTGCTTTGTTTTTTTGCTGCATTTAAAGCTTTTAGAGCTGTTTGTTCGTGCGTTATCGCAGATGTTAATGTTGCTTTTCGTTGAGTTATTAATGTATCAGCAACAGCAATTTCATTCGCAGTTCGAGCCTGTTCGCGTTGTAAAAGTGCTAAATTTACTGCCTGTTGTGCCGCTTCTCGATTTGCTGTAGCAAGAGTTGCTTGTGCAACAACTGCGTTTCTCGTTGCTGTCGTCTTTTCGCGCATGGCTGATATATATTCTTTAAGTCTGCCAATTCCCCATCCAGCAGCAACACTTGCGGTCGAACCAGCTAATAATGATAAATACTCAGACGCCACTTGAATAACCGAAGCAAGATTTTGAGTAACGCCAGTAGCACTATCCATGTCGCCAATCCACTTCATCGTTGCGGTATTTAGATTTTCAAACGCAGCTGAAACAGTTAGCACGCGAGTAGCAAACTGTGAATCTACGCTTGCCTTGGCTTTTTCCAAAGCTGGAATAAGTACATCCATCGTGAGCTTGCCATCATTAGCCATTGAGCGTAATTCGCCTGTGGTAACACCTAAACCATGCGCAATAGCTTGCGCAAGTGCTGGTGTTTGTTCCATGACTGAATTAAATTCTTGCCCACGAAACACACCCGAAGCAAGAGATTGCCCAAATTGCATTAATGCTGCTTGCGCAGAAGCCACACTGGCGCCTGAGACAGCCACTGCTTTTGATACTGTTTCAGTTAGGTTTGCCACCTGCGCTTGTGAAATCCCCAACGCTTGCGCATTCTGAGCAAAACGCTGATATACATCGGAAGTGGCTTGAACACTTTGATTTGTTTTTAATGAAATATCAAAAACAGTTTGTAATCGCGCAGCGCTTTCAGTTGAGCTAGAACTAACCAAATTCATTTTATTGCTTATTTCAGTGTAACCATCTGCTACATTGACAAGGCTTTTAGCTCCACTAACAAGATTGCCACCCCAAAAATCAAGATTTGCTGTTCGGTTAATATTATTTGCAGCTTTCTCAATATTATTGAGATATTGGGTAGTGCGGTCAGAAAATTGACGGGCTTTATATTGAGCTCGAGTTAAACCATTTTGAAATTCGACGGTATTAAGAGCAAGTTGAATATTTAATTCACCCAAAGATGACATAATTCACCCCATAAAAAAAGCTCGCCGAAGCGAGCTTTAAGAATTGATTGGATTTATCGACCAAATAGTTTATCGAGTTTTTGCTTACTAGATAAATTAGGGTTTCGAATAATCTTCACTATATAAATCAAGAACGTTAAAACAATAATACCTAGCAAACTTTCCAAAATAATTAAATTTGAGAATGACGCTGTAGACCATTGCGCAAAATGAGAGAATCCGAACAATACCAAGACTGCAATCAGTAATATCAGACTTAATTTTGCTATCATGTTAATACCATAGCTTAATGTTGCGAATAATTCTTTCATATATTATCCCCTGTTACTGGAATAACCATATCAAATATTAATTATCAAATCAAGTTAAACGGCTTTTGAGATAAGTTTCAGCTCCATCATCTTCATTATTCTCAATTTTATCATTAAAGAATGGCATAAAATCGCTCAAATTAGGCGGATTTGCTTTAGAATCTCTATTAATTATTGCCAATAAATGAGATATTTGTGCTGTACGATAATCTTCGCGCCATTGTCCAAATGGTTGTTCTTGATAGTACATTTCCCATTCAGCATATTCTTGTTCTGATAGTTGGTCGATTTCTTTTAATGTTTTGCCCAGCGCCAATGCTAAATTCAGTTGGAATCGGCGCCGGTTGTTGAGTTTTTTGGGGCAATATCCGCTAATGCCTTGCTGAATTGCTCGAAAGTTGCCTTATCTAATTTAGAAAGCGCATTTAAATCATCTTGGTTTTCAACATCGAAAATATTGTTACCGTTTTCATCGCATAAACGAGTAGCGAGACTGCGAGCTAATCGATAAGGATCGTAAACTTGTGAAAGTTGCTTTGTAAGCTCTTCTTCATCATTGAAATTTAATTCAATTCCCTGTTTTTGTGCCAGTTTAATTAATTCTTGTTGTTGCCCATATAAAGCGTGGTTCATTTCACCCACAGTAAATTCACGCACAAAATATTTTTCACCATTAATTTCAATTTCGGTCAATTTAGGTGTGTTTTTTAAAAGTTTTTCACGTAGTGTCATTTCAAATTTACCCATTCAAAGTTAAACAAAAGCCCGCACTTGCGGGCTATAAATTACGCTGCAACTGGCAATAAGTAATCGCGTTTCGATTTTTTAATCGTTACGCCTGATTCAAATTTGCCTTTTACTTCACCTGAGAAATTCGGTGATGTTTGAATAAAGCCGGTACCATATAACGAGCCCTGATCATTTTTCAACATCATCATCCAAGGGAAAGTTTCTTTTGCGTAGAATTTTTTACGCAAGTCAGCTTGCATTGTCGTCGCTGGCGCATAGAAGAACGTCAATTTAATTGACCCATACTCAATTTCGCCAGCTTCGGTTTCTGTGCCTTCCGAACACATAGTTGTGATGTCTTCTTCACCCAATGTATCACCGTCACCTTCAATGTTTTTGATCGCGCAGAAATTTGCCGACCATTTCACTATAGCTGCTTTAGCCGTACTGAAGTCAGTCGGCTTGTCTTGTGTTGACCAATCCACTTCATCGGCAAAAGTTAATGTATCAGTCTGTACCGATTTAACAGGATAATAGCCGTCGAGCGAACCTAAGCCAGTGATTTTTACGAAATCACCTACCTTAGCACCGTGACCTGTTGCTGTAATACTGGCACTTGGTTTAACTGTACAAGCAGTGATTGCTTTTTCAGTAGCTAAGCCAGTACCGATGTAAAATTTTGTCCCCTGAAATGGGGTGGTTTTTGTCGCCATAATTATTCCGCTCCTTTGCGGTAAAAGGCAATGTCATATTGGATTGCACCAATAATCCATTCAGCCTGTTTGTCGTCATTAATATAAGACACTGCACTTAATTCAAATCGCTCTAAATATTCAGATTCAAAATCTTCACATTTTGCGATAACAGCATCCATCAATTCATCTAGCTCATCTTCTGGGAGTATTGATTTTAGATACACTTGTATATGGAGTTTCGCAGACCAGTACGCACCACATAGATCAGTGTCATCAGTTTGCGCATCATCGACAAAGACGCAGATAGCTGGTAAGTCAGTTTCGTCGTGTAAAAAAACAGTGTGGCCACAGAAATAATGATCCACACCGTCTATTTGGTCGTCTAGATAGTCAAAGACTGCTCTACGAATTAATCCTAACTCTTTCATTACCCTATCCTTAGCTCCTTAACTAGTTCCGCTCGAACTTCTGCAGGATAATCACGAGTTTGTTTTTTAAACTCATTCGTAATTAAATTACCCACTGGGATTTTCACTACATCAATCGGATAACGCTCCTTACCTTGACGTTGCAAAATATGCCAACGACCATTTTTCAGCCGTTGACGGAAACCACGATGTATAGCATATTTACCAACAACGATACCGCCACGACCAACCCAAATCTTATTAGAGCGATTCTCTAATAATCTAATCGCAGGCATGTGTGAGCGTATTACTCGTATTGTTGCAGTTGGTAAATTACCTTTAGCTCGTGCAATCTGCATTCGTCCACGCACTGTTTTAACAGGTACACCCACATCTTTTGCCACTGCTTTCATTGCTCGACTACCGATTGATCGTGCAACTTTATTAATCGCTTTTACTGCTGCTCTCGGTATTTGTTGTCTACCTAGAGCATTAAGTTTGCGATTTATGCGCTTGGCATCATCTTGTAAGCTCATTTATTCCACCTGTAAAATTAAGTAGCCATCGCGATAACCGAAGCCTGTAACGGCATAGTGCTTGCTGTTAATCTCAACAACATCACCGCGTTTCGGCTTATAGCCTTGAGTTTTAAATAACGTCAAGGTTCGGTATGAGCCATTCAAGGCTAAACTAGCATTATAGCCTGTTGGGTCGATTTCACGTGGGATTTCATCATATACAGCTTGATACGTTGCACCGTTGATTTCATATCCCGTCATGATTGTTTGTTCAATTGTTGCGTCTGCTTGAGCTAAAGCCAAATCAAAAGGGCTAGACATTAATTTTCACATCAACTTGGTTAGATGATGTGCCTGAGGCTTTCCACGCAATGCCTAAGCGAGGGTTTGAACCAGCGGTAATTGTCGCCCCTTCGGTTTCAGACCAATACAATACCGAGCCTTGTTTGATGTCATCGGCTTGCTTAGCTTTCACGGTAAATACGCCGGTCGTTAAACCTACGACATCATCATTTTTAGCCACATCAGTAACCGCAATTGCAATTAAATTACCCGTAGCGATGACATCGCCTGAGGTAATTGCTTTGGTTGCGGTTAAGCGTACGGTGTTACCGTCTTGTACATAATTTTTAGCCATAATTTCATTTTCCTAATTGGATTAATAAAAAAACGCACTCCGAAAAGTGCGGTCGTTTTTTAGTACGTTTTAATTACTGGTTCGTTACTTTAACCACGCCACGGTAGTCAATCACATTGACACCGGCATCAATGCGGACTTTGGTTACGACACCGTCCACACTAAAGCCTTGTTGTTGCTCGATGTAAGGCGTATCCACACCGTCAAGGTAAGAGACTTCGATCGCTTCTTTATTGAGTAAGTACCATGATTTAGCATCAGCAATCTGTAAGCGTGATGATTTAATTGGGGTAACAATATCACGGATAGGGTTAATAATACCGCTGTTGATGTCTGCCCCTTCTACACTTGCAGAACCTAAAACCTGTTTCGCTTTCGTGTGTAATGAGGTTGGTAGTAACATAAATTCAGGCTCAATTGAGAGCGGTTCACCACGGCTGTTTACAAAGCCGTTCATTAACTGGATAGCTTTATCGATATTGGCCACATCTAACGCCGCACCGGTTAAGGTGTTTTTATGTGAAGCATCAAACAATTTTTTGCCGTCTTGTGCGGTCGCATTACCGGTAATTAACGCAAATACTAATTTAGCGATAGTCGCACGTGCAGCTTGTCCCATTTTTTCAGGGATTTTGGTTAAAAGATGCATATCATCATTGATAATAGCTTGGCGTGTAATGCTAAATAGCTGACCGTAGGTTGCTAATGCGATTTTCGCACCTTCATCACCGATAGAACCGTAGGTGTATTCTTCGCCTTCGCCTACAGCCGGTAAGTATCCAAATTCCCCTAAACCAACACGATTAGCCGGTCGGAAGTCGGTAAGAATACCTCTCGTGGTAAATTGCTCATAGTTTTCAGTCGCTGTTTCCCAGCCTTTGAGCAAGGATTTATGCGAAACGTCAATTAAGATTTGACCGAAATCAGAGCTTGAATGTGTAAAGGCTAAACCGACCATTTGCATTGGTGTGTAGCCGGCAATACCCACGCCACGATCGACTAATGAGGCACGAGCTAATTCACGCAGGGTCATTGCGCTGTAAGCGTTATCTTTGATATTCGCTTTATCGGTATCTTGACCGGCACGAGCCATTAAAGACTGCTTAATGCTGTCGCCAACGATATTACCATTATCAACGTAAACGTGGCTTTGAGGCACGCTTGGTGTCGTGTTTTCCCCTAATTTCGCAAGCAGTTTGTCTTTTGCTTGTTCAGCGGTCATTGACACATCTGCTAAACATTCCGCCATTAAGCCGTCATATTGCGAGCCAAAAGCAGCAAAGGTAGCTTTAATGGTTGCATTACGTTGCGCCAAAATCGCCATCGGATCGGGTTTTGCAACATTTTGCGGATTTTCGACCGCTTGTTGGGTAGTATTTTGAGATTGTTCCGGTGTAGTCGTTGCTGCACCTGCGTTGCCTTGTGGCTTAAATAACATATTTTTGATTGTTTCAGGCATATTTGTGTAGTCCTCTAGTTTTTTGGATTGGATACAAGCCATCGCCACAAGTGGGTCGGCTAACTTATCAGCGAAACCTTGCTCGATACATTCTTTGCCCGTGAGCCAAGTTTCTTCTTTTAGCATTTCTGCTAAATCGGTTTCGGATTTACCCGTTTTAGCGGTGTATGCTGTAATGAGCGTACTTTCCACTTTATCCAGTAAATCCGCATATTTACGCATATCATCGGCATCGCCACCTTGAATACCCCACGGCTTGTGGATCATCATCATTGCATTTTCCGGCATAATAATTTCATTACCCGCCATTGCAATAACGCTTGCCATAGATGCAGCAAGACCGTCAATATAGACGGTCTTATTAGCAGGGTGGTTTTTCAGTAAGTTGTAAATGGCAATACCGTCAAACACATCGCCACCGGGCGAGTGAATATGCAGGTTAATTTGTTTTAAATTGTTGCCTAAGGCTTTTAGGTCTTTGGCAAATTGTTGAGCTGTTACACCCCAAAAGCCGATTTCATCATAAATGGAGATTTCGGCTTTTTCTTGTGATTTAGCGTTAATTGAGTACCAGTTCTTCATTTATTTATCTCCAATAAAAAACGCCTGATGTTCACACGTAACTACAGGCGTTTTAATAACTAAATTTTAGTCTTTAACCAATAAATCATAATTCCTATCGGAATTCCTATAGCATTATATAGGATAGTTTCAAAATTATAATGGAATAATTCATGACCAGGAAAATAGAGTTTAATCAAGAAGAAACCTATTAAATGAATAAAAATCAATATAAAATATATAAATACACAATAGAAGATAAGCGTTCTTTCGTGCCTTTTACGCTTTAAACAAGATATGAATATATAGGTTATTGACATCAAGAAAAAGCTTGATAGAAACCAATTTTCATATTTCAATGGTATGAAAAGGTAATGTGTAAATACATATATATAGAATAGAATCGAGGTCAATAACCAACTTAACATATTATCTCCCGTTTAGATTTTTATATGTGCTTTCATCAATAGGAATAGATATGGATTCAATCCAATTATCTTTTATTTCATAGCTTTTTCCATCTGGGTTCCATTCTCCTGGTATAATATTAAAAATGTCGTATGGGTCTGTGAATTTATCATAAAATACGTACTTTATACTACCATTAAGGTAAAATTTATTTCCTTTTTGTATTGCGCCTCCAGTGAAATTACCTTCAATAATTGCCCCTCCTATTGCCCATAATGCATTATTTATATTCCAGACGCCTTCTCGAAAAGAATATGTGTTTTTAAAAGAAAATGCCTTTTTAGTTTTAATTTGTTGAATGAAGTCATTGTGTACACTATGATTATTTTTCTTTCCTAGAGCATTCTGTTTTTTTATTAGTTCCTTAACTGTATCAAATAATCCTAATTGTTTTAAAGTAACTGCTTTACCACTTTTAGATCTATAATAATAAAGCATGTCAAATGATGTTACAGGTGTATTTCTAACTTTAGATGTTATAGGTTCCTTTTCGGTATTTTTTATGTTTGTAATAATAGTATTCGATAGTTGCATTACAGTTCGACTAATTTCATTAGAAAATGAAATGATTTTCTCATTTAGCATGAGTATAGAGTCTATTAAATTTTGACTTTCATTTATTTCATCCACTTTATGTTTACCGACATAATGCCACCATAATCTTGAGCTTCCTGAAATGGACAATATAAGGTCATAATCTTTAGGATTAACTTTTGCTAAGGCAAATTTTTTAAGATTAGACTTTTCAGCATTTTCTGCAATATCTCTCTTTGAAATAAAACGTTTTTTTATCTTATTTATTTCTTCATATTGGTTTGTTATTGATAAATATAAATCTTCTAGAGTTTTTTGTTTCTTTTTATCTGAAATTTTAGCATATGATTCCAAAAGGTTTTTAATGATTTTAAATAGTTCCTCTATAGACTTTTTTGCGATCATTTTCTTTTCTAATTCTACAAGCTTATTTGTTAGTTCTACAGATAAATCTTTTAATGGAACGTAACTTTGGATTTTGTTTTGGTTATAAGCAATGATACGACCAAAATGATAGTTTTCACGCTTTAGCTTTTCAATTTCCTTAAGCTCGGCTGGAAATAATGCTTTAATAACAATAGGATTTGCTACAACTTTAATTGGTTCTAAAACGACTGTTGTCATAATTAACACCTCATTTTTCTTTTTCGTTATAAAGAACATCATCTGTCTTAGATGAATTGTTACCATATTCATGGTGATTTGTTAAATCCGTATCAAATTTCAGCCCTTCGGCTTGGTTCTCTCGGATTTCGACAATCCGTTGCCGTTTGACTTCAGCAGGGTTGTTACCACTGGCTCTAATGGCTTGTCCTTCCGTTGCCAGACCGCCTTTGATCCGCTCTTTCCAAGCATTCGCCTCTTTGATTGGGTCAATCCAAGGCATTACCGGACCGGAATACACGGCATTAAAAAGGGAATTCTGATCAATATCCGATGGAAGTTTAATTGCCTGTGAGGCAATCGCCATTTTGAGCCACTCACGATAAATCGGGCGAGAAATCGCAGCGACAAAGCAATCTTGCAATACCGCATAGCCTTCAAAACTTTCAACAAGCTCTTGTCTCTGTGCGGAGTAAGTGCCGTTGTAGTCTCGGGCGATACTGGAATAACTGGAGCGAGTGCCTGCCGCCGTTGCTCTTAATTGCCCGTTGCGGAAACCTTCTAAGCCGGTATTGGGACGGTTTGAGTTGATTAAACCGATGTCTTCTCCTGGTTTTAAGTCATCAATCACGGCACCCGGTGCAATATCAAATAAACGCTGTCCATCTGGTTGCTCGTCATTGTCGTACAATGCGGCATCGCCTTTTTTAATGTACATCGTCATCGCTGCCGCAATGCGTGCCGCCACTCGTTCGCTCTCCTCGTATTCTTTAAGGTCAGCAAGGCGAATAATGACACCATGCAACATACTTACCCCACGGATTTGATGTAGTCGTTTTCGGAAAGCCAGGTGCAACATATTCTCAGCAGGTACGGTCTTGATTTTGCTGTACATTGCCGTGCTTTCTTGCGGATTATCTAAATAGACTTGATAAGCGGTCGGTTTTCGCCACGTATTGAGATATACGCCTTGCACCAAGCCGTTTTTTGCCTCATCGGACTGCATTGGTACAAAGTCCGGTTCTAAGGCTTCAAGAGAGAACGCCACTGATGATCCGTGTTCTAAGCCTGCCACCTTGCCTTTAACCAGCTGAACAAAGACTTCGCCATCTCTAAGCCACGTACGCAAGAGCATTCGTTCTAGCAATGGACGAGTGTATAAGCCGGTCACTTCGGGTTTAACCGACCATTCCGCCCACAGTTTGCGGATTTGCTCGGCAAGCTCTTCGTGAACATCTCCGGCAAGTGTGAGTGGTTGAGGCTCAATATGAATGCCTTTTGAACCGATAACACGCTCTTCCAGCTTGTCTAAAATACCGATCACAATGTCGTGATTTTGGTCTAATGCTCGTGCTTGTTCTCTAAGACTGACCGCACTTTGCCGTACATTTGTGTTAGCGCCTTGTCCATCTCGACTGGCTTTATGCGTTCGGCTTGGCAATGCTGCTTCATACGCATTCAGCACATAACGACTTTGTGAGCGTTTTGCCGCCCAACGTGGCGATATTGCTGCAATGGTTTTTTCAAGTAGGTTCATTGTTACCACCATTTCACGGCGTTAATGAAAATTGATAAGGCAATGAGAAAGCCAATAAGCCAAATTCCCCAAAATCGTAAATTTGATAATTGTGTTGCCATTTTGCTAAACTCCTTGATTATTGAAAGGATAAGTTTTAGACTTTGCATAAATCTTCGTTCCTTATAGTTTGAGTATTTGGAATGAAAAACCCCGATAGGTTGCCGCCTGTCGGGGTTTATTTTTTAAATAAATCTTGCGTATTTAATACGGTGTTTTTTCGCACGTTGCCCACTTTGGGCAAGCTGTTCATCAAGCATTTGCTGATAGCGATCTCGCTGTTTGGTCAGCTCCGCCACTTGGTAAGAAACAGAACGCCCATTAAAGCTCACTTGGCTTTGGGCATTTTCTATTTTTTCATCCAGTAGGCGGATCTTTTGTTGTAGTTCGTCTATGGTGTAAAGGTTCATAGCCAGCCTCCTGTTTTTCGTCCGCCACCACTCAGCCAATTACTTTTCGCTTGGGGTGGTTTGGGTTGCGGTTTTGCGGTTTTATCTTCAATTTCGACCGCTTGTTCTGTGGTTGCGGTGTACTCACGAATGATGTTTGGGTTGATGTCCGGCAATCTTGCCCAGCTCGGTACATCTTTTTCATCTCCCCATTTGATCCGCTCGTAACCGCGTAAAATCGCAATGGCGTGGGCGTAACAAAATAAGTCAAAGGCTTCGTTGTTGCCTTTGCCGGGTTTGCGCCATTTGCCGTCCGGTCCACGTTCTTCATAAACTAATTCGTTAAAGAACCATTCGCCGATCCAGTCGGGAAAGTGGATGTAATTTGTCCCTGCACTTTCTCTGGCTAAGGCGTTGTTTATGCGGTCTTTAAGATAGTCGGTTTGCAGTAAATACAGCGGTACATCGCCACGTGCTGATGAATGTCGGTCACTTCTTGCCGTATTGTCGGGGTAAGTTTTGGTTATCAGCTTTTGCCGTTTAGTGCTGTCACCTTTGACTAAATAAACTTTTTTTGCCAATCCATCCCTACGGCATTTGCGCCAAAATTTATAAGCATTATCTGTTACTCCATCTTCACCGCCACTATCTACCGCCATTGCTAAGATTGGCATTAAGTGGTTTTCATTTGTAGCAAGTGGATATTGCTTATTTAGCACGTCACTGACTAATATTCCCCAATCTTCAGGGATTCGCGGATCGATACGCCCCACAACACCGTCTGAATCTGGCAATGTGTGTGAGATGTTGTAGCGATCGATTAGCCAGCGTTCGCCATTTTCTCCATAACCGACAATTTGTACCACAAAGCGGCGATTGCGTCCGCCTTGTACGTCCACGGCAGCAATGAGAAAACGGCATTGTGGTGGTATGGTTTTGTTCTCTTTGTCTGCTTCTTCTCGGCGTTCCATGAGTTCATCTGCTCGGCGTTGTTCAAGCGCAGAGCGTGGCAGATAGGGCAATCCCCAGTCGGTATTGGTTACCGCTTTTAGGGTTTCTTCACTGCCTGTCATTTCATATTCGTGTTCAGCCGTTAGGAGTTTGTAGGTCAGCTGCGCCCATGTTTGGTAAGCGGCGGCAGGTCCTTCTAACCAAAAGGAAGCAATGCGTGATTTGCGACCTTCTCCCAAAATTTGACCGCTTGCATTGATACTTTGCCCTTCTTTAAGCCAAACGCCATTGATGTTTAGCTCACGTTTCATTTCAGGCGGAATTTTGTGTAAGCAGTGGGGGCATTGTAGCCGTGCGCTTTCGCTGGCTTTGACAAAATCTGTTTCTTCTCTGAAATCCACCATATTTGCCATTGATGGTTCAAAATATTCTGAACATTCAGGGCATTGCCAGTAAAACCGTCTACGATCTCCGCGATTATATAAACTCAAAATCCCTGTTGTTGGTGGTGCTTCGTGACTACTTTTCGGGACGTGTTTAATATCTACAATGTCTTTACCAGGGGAGCTTTCAACCAGTGTCATTCCAGCAGACATAAAGGTGGTTGTACGCTTAGATGCTAGGGAAAAACCGTCCCCTTCGCCGTCAATGTCATCGGGCCAACGGTCGTAATCGGTTAGTGCAACATATTTGTAATCGGAAGATGACAGTACGTTAATGGACGGCCAGCCGATTTTGAGCAAGTTGCCCGCTCTGAAGTATTTATCGTGGACGTTGTTGTCATTTTTGCGTGGGCTGAGCCGTTTCGCAATTTCAGGCGAACAGCGGAAAGTGCGGTCTAATCTTTTACGGCTGTGTTCGCTGGCTTTTTCTTGCGTGAGCTGAACAAGTAGAAAATCCGACGGGTCGCAAATTATCGAATAGGTAATCCATCCATCAATTAAGCCTATGGTTTTCCCTGTTCGGGCAGGGCCAACAAAGACAACTGCGTCATATTCACGGCTGTTTAAACAGTCCATCGGCTCAACAATGTAAGGTGCCCGATTGCGATCCCATTTGACCGAAGCTGCACCACCCATAGGAACACGCATAAATTGTTCTACGGCGTCAGATACGCTCATTCGGATTGGTGCTTTGACTAAGCTAGCAATATCTTTGCGTATTTCACTCGCCTTTGCGTACATCTTCGTTTTCCTCGTCTTGGCTTAATACTTCAGCTGCAACATCTCGGTTTTTATCAATCTTCCTTTGTAGCCACATTACCCAGTTTAGCGGCATTCCGTCAGCTTCGCCTTCGTCTGGAAGTGTTTCAAAGGGTTGTAATATACCTTTTGCGAGTAGAGAAAATTGGCGTGCAACATCGCTTGCTTCACAAACTTCATTGATCCGTTTTTTATATTCCAGCTCTTTAAGTTTAGCGGTCCAATAGGCTAATTCTTCCGCAGGTGAAAAACCTTCTCCACCTTCTAAATAGGCATCGTTAAATGCGAGATTTAAAAGTTGTTCTATCGAGTATTGTTTTAAATTTGTGCTTTCTTTTGCTGGCGTAATAGCTGCTAATTTTGCCGAAATAGTTCGGCGATCTTTGCCCGTAATGTTTGCTATTTGACTGATACTGAATAATTTTTCCATTGAGCAATACCTTTTATTCAAAATGTACAACGGAAAAATAAAAAAACTCAATTAAATCATAATATTGCTCCGTTGTGGTGGATCATCCAAAATTTCAAAAAACTGCCGAAAACCGCGCGCCCGCAACCCCGTGGAAAGCCATACCCCCTCAGGAGTACCTTTTATACCACCTGGGATAAACTTACGAAAATACTACTTTATAGCAAATGCGCTACATTGCTTTGATATACTCCCGAGATTTTCGAGACAACATCAGAATTAAATCAAAAAAATGTAATGTTTGCGCTACATAAAGATATAACCCAAAAGGCGAGCATTGCCCACCTTATGAATCAGTTATTGCTATGATGTATCACGTACAATCAATAGCAATATCAACCACAGTTATCATCACCACCAATCATTGGCCTTTCCCCATATTCACAATAGGTAAAGTCACAATATCAACCACTTCAATTACATCTAACGGACTAACATCATCAGCATAAAAGCTACCGTCAGCATTGTGCCAGTGTGTGAATGGTGGCTCTTCTGTGTATGTGCGTTCTACAAGTAACCACTTGCCGAACTGTGTTTCGTAAGCTACATCGCATAGTTGACCATTACGTAGCTTAACTACATCACCTTTCTTGATATTCATTCTGTCACCTTATTTACTCAATTCTTCCTTTTGCCATTCACGTATTTTATCGATACGATTTAAACACATATCACGTTCACGTTTAAGAATGACGGCATACTGTGTTACATCACCATAAGTACGACCGCTAAATGGCGTTTTGTCTAAATGCGCAGTAAATGCAGCGGGAAATTGCGGACAAGCTGCGACTTCGGGCTTACTGGCGCAAGAACTCAATAACATTGCTAGGAGCATCAGCATTAAAAGCTGAACTTGCTTTAGTTTGTTTTGGAATAGATTTGATGACTTCATCTGATTTACTCCTTGCTTCTGATTCCACCTTACTTAATTCAAGTGTGAGTTGTTTGTTATATTCCACATCCGCTTTTAACTGTTTGATTGTGCTGCTCTGTGTTGTGATGGTCTGCTTGTGGATCTCGATCTCCATATTAAGACTATCAATCTTATTTGATTGATAGTAAATCCAACCGCACAACCCAAAGACAACCACTAACATACAAACTACACACAGCCAAAACAATTTAGTTAAACTATCGCCAATACCCATATAAACTCCCTAAGCAGCGGTGCGGTTTAAGGCTCTTCTGTGTACGCTTTCGCCATCTGATTTACTTAGTCCCAGTAACCGCACCGCAAATCTTTAACGCAAATCAGTTAAACACAAGGCTTTTTCTTTTCCGCGTCGAATGACCAAACCATTTAATTTTTTACCACCAGCATAAACCCAGCGCGGAAATTGATTACAAGCTGAATCAAGCTCACCAGCTTTTGCTTTAGCAAATATTGTTGAATTGCGCATAGCCACACAACCAACGTTAAACGTGATAGACGTTAGCGATTCAAATACTGATAGTGGTAATTTATTACCGTTCGCAAAACGATTTACACACTGTTCAGCAATTTGAATATCCCTAACCCATCGCCGCGCAATTTCATCATCTGTATAACGTTTCTTAGGCTCGATAGGTTCACCACCAGCTTCTGTGCTGCCGATACCTACACTTAATACATTAGCTGGGCATTTATACGGTTCGCGGCGACAGCCTTCAGCATTACCGATGATTAACAATCCACGTTCTGTAGAGCGAATTTCATCACTATAATTAGCTGCAATAATCCCGATAACTGCCACCACTGAACAAACCACACCACCAATAATTTTTTTACTCATCGCGCAACCCCCGTTTTAATCGTTCAAGCTTAACTTGATGGAGCTCTTCCGCACGGCGTTCTTCATTCTCTCTAGCCTTACCTTCGTTACATTTGGCATACATATTCACTAAACCACTGATGATACCAACAATAACACCAACAATAGCTAACCACTCTTGAAGTGTGTATAGCGCCCAAAATGAGCCAAAAGCAGACCAGAACATACTTTGATTTCCTGAGTCTCTTAGCATAGATTTCATACCTTACCCCCTTAGCTTGGGGCAATAAAAAACCCCGACGGCATAAACCATCAGGGCTGTAAAAATACATTCGGTGAACATCAGTTACACGACGACCACAATATATGAAAATAATAGGACAAGGTGACAAGGTTGTCAATATGTAATTTTGATATTTTTTGAATTTTTCTTACCTGTTTGCAACAATATAAAGCCAGTTATAAGCAATTCATGAATTATAGCTTTTGCTAGACTTAAATCTTTTTCTACATTACGCTTCACTGTTTTTAAGCTAGGAACCCGAACATTTGACTTCCCAGCACAAGGTTGCATTTTTATTTCGCCACAATTCTCACGTAATTTAATAGCGATAAAATTTACCGTTCGCTTATTTACATAGTATGAAAATATAATGAAGTGTAACAAGCTATCGTTATTTTTAAAGAATTTCTCAATTCTTTCACTAATCATCATTCCAGCATCATCATCGCACATAGGTTCGCTTGGCTCGGCTGGAATAGCAGATTGCATCAATTTAGCAATAATATTAAATTGTGATTTATCAATACGCCCACTTCGCACCCAAGCACCCCATTTGTACATCCATTCATCAACAAAACGCTCTTGTTCTTCGGTTAAAGTTAATTCACTGAATTTACGCATTATTAATTCCTTTAATCTTGATGATGGTTTTACCTTTAGCGATAACGCCTTTTTCTTCGATGGAGTATTTGCGAATAATGGTGCGGTTGTCGTCTTTAATTAAGCCTGCACCGACTAGACTATCAAAAATACCTTTGGGTAAGTTGTCTAGGTCACGAGCGCGATTATCTGGGAAGTAAATTTCTATCTTGATTTCGACCGCACTTTCAAACGGATCGAACTGTTTACAAACTTCAGTAGCAATGCATTTAAATTCTCTGCCGGCTTTTGAAATATAATGCTTACCCTGTCTTGTATGTTTCCAGTAATGATTCACGCTTGGCGGATACGGTAATACAATCTCAAGCCAATCACTCATAGCTTACCTTCCTTACGTAAAATAGCTTGAGTGCGCATAACGCCTTCGGCATGAGCTAATCGCACATATTCTGTATCCATTTTGCGTGTTCTACGGTCGCATTCATCGTGGCAAGCAGAACACGCCCACGCCCCGAAAATATCATCAGGCTTTTGTCCTGCACCATTTAAACCAGCCATGCGATAGTGGGCTAATACGGTAGTTTCTGGATTATGGTTACAAATGCCAGTAAGTCTAACTTGGCACTCTCTACCTTTTGCTTCTTTTCTAAGATCAATTTTCATCAGCAAAATCCTATTAATTGGTTAATCTTGTTGTCTAATTCCCATTCGCTTTCATAGATATTACAAAGCGTTTCATTCCAGATAACCCCAAATACAGCCTTGTAAACAGAATTGAATTTTTCTTGGCTCATGTTCGCAAAGGATATTGACCACCGCTCTTTCATCGTGCCGCCGTCTTGGCTTGGCTTAATATCGTAAAACCCAGCTTTCTTCATCACATGATCTAAATAGGCTTCAAGCGTTTTCATTCCTTCATAGTCCAATTTAGATTCACGATTTGACCGCACTTTTGCTAAAACACGATCTGCGATTGGCTTAGTTACGTTCTGATAGAGATTTTCATCATTCGCGGTCACCGCGATTTCGTGCGCTACCGCTTGCGCTATCCACTCTTCCGCTTGAGTTAATACACTAAATTCGGGTTGCCAATACTCAAATCCAGCGTCCAAAAGTGCGAAAAATTTCTTGTGGTGCTGATAGTTTCGGTTGTTAGAAAGTGGCATAATTTTGACCGCACTTCCAACAGGTAAACTTTTTAGCAAATTGCGGTCGTAATCAGTTTCCGCCACCACCTCACCATTTGCGTATTTAACTGCGTGGATGACAGTTTTATCCTTTGCTTTGCTCGCCATATCCATCAGCCTGTTTGACAAAATCCAAACTTACTGAACGCTGAACGAAATCTTCCATTGTCGGATCGAACACTACAACCATCTGCCCTTTGCTGTTGCCTTTGATTTCTTTGCCAGTGACAGGATGAATAAAAGCAATGCGCCCACCGATAATATCGATCACTTCATTTGCTACGTTATGAATATGCTGTTGATACCACTGCGTAGATTTGTCATTATTCAGTAACATCACTACCGTATGACCTTTGTCACGCAAGCGTTTTGCTTGTTTGATAAATGGGCTAACATCGCTATAAGGTGGGTTCACAAAAATCCGTACATTACGACAAATTGATAACGATAAATCATTCAGCTTTTCTATGGTCTCTTGCGAAGTGAAATCCACACATAAATTTTCTGAATTATCCGAATCTTCGTCACAACCCTTTCCTATCCAATAAAAACACAGATTATTTCTGTTATTTGCGCAACCATCGACATCAAACAAAAATCTGGAATCAAGCCAGTTAAACACGTATTGTGGCGTTTGCCATGTATCTTTATCAAATTGTTTATCGGTCATAAATTTACTCTCCGCGCGCCTAACATACTGCGCATTTTGGCTAAATAACTTAAATCTGTTTCCAAGGTTGTTTTGACTTGAACCGTCTTTGGTAACTGAGAACGTCTTGGCGGTATCGGCTCACCACGTGATAGCTTGCCAGCCCATTCATTCAAAATATCTCGTACGCCTTGCCGTGTTTCTTTAGGCATCCAATTCGCTTTAGAGCCACGCTCAAAAAGTTTTGTTAACAAGTGAAATTCAAGATCGTTTTCAAACTGAAAATGATTTGCCCAAGCCAAACCACCAGCACGATTAAATTTCTCAAGACGTTCAAGCAAATAATCTTCCGTTGGCAACCCCAAATGCGCGTAATCGTTACCGTTCTTACACCAGCTGATAAACTCGCCAATACTTGGTAAATACCCATTTGGCTTTGCTCTCGCTGCTGCCATACCACGTTTCACTTGCTCAAAAGTTTTAATTCCATTCTCGGCAAAGCCTAAAATCCATTGTTGTTTTAGAATTTCTAGATGTTCTCCGCTAATTGTCAGCAAAATAGGACAGCTTGCGGTTAAGTTATCAAAAATTCGATCAATCATTTTTCTGGCTTGATCAGGCACTTGATTTATTTGCGCTTGTGGTAACGTATTCATTAAAACACTCCTGCCATTTTTTCAGGGCTTGACCAGTCTCGCGCATTTTTTTCTGCAAATGTTTCTTTGCGTTGATGCAATGCGCTAGATTGCCGTTTAATTTCCAGTTGATCCCATTTTTCGCGTAATTTTGCAGGACTGAGAATGTTCGTACGCCAAAACGTATCTTGATTAGCCCATTGGAATAATTCACAAATATCCTTGTGTGTTCGGCAATCTCGCTCTCGCAGAAGTCTGATTTGATTTGCCCAGTTTTCAAAATTAGGGGTTTTGATGTTCGGACTTAATTTTTTAACCTGCTCACCTATCCACACTGCCGCTTTCATGTCATCGTCAGAAAAAACAAACTTCGTTTTCTTACCACCGTCTGAAATTTTTTCAGACGAAGAAAAATCTGTAAGATTTTTATTTTGTATATTGTTTTTAATAGTGTTTTTTGTGTGTGAAGTTTTTTCACTAGTCACTGGTGAACTTTTTTCACTAGTTGTTGGAAAATTTTTCACTAGTGAAGTTTTTTCACTAGTCACTGGTTTATAGGTTTTAATTGAGTAAATATTCGTATTTCTTTCGCCAGTTCTACGTTCTAAAATTCCACGTTCAACAAGACTTTCACAAGCATCAATAACGGAACGATTACTTAACCCTGTCACTTTCATAAATTGAGAAACAGAAATATAGTCTTCTTCCTTGTTCCAACCTTTTGTCTTGCGCAAAACAACTAAGTAACATTTCAACTCTGAATGGGATAATTCAGACAATAATTCATCAATGATTGAATTCGGGAAAATAAAGCCATTAACTTCTTGATTGATCATTGCATTAACTCCGAAGCATAACGTGACGCGATAAATTCGATTCCTTTACTTGTCACGCGGGTTTGTGTGAAATTGTGACCGTGTTCTGCTGTGCCTGTTTTAACGGTAAACAAACCACGTTCTTGTGATTTTTGATAAGGCAATAAATTACCCGATTGACGATACAAAAATTTGTCAAAAACTAAACATTCGATCATTCTGCGCTCTGGCATATTTAGGATTTTTGCCACTTCGCGGAATGATTTTGTTGTGCCTACTTCAACATAATGATCGACAAAATCAGCTTTAGGTTTCATTTCTTGGTTTTCCAACGCTAAAGCCTGTTTTTCTCGCTCCGTTTCCACCAGTTTTTCAAGTGCTTGTAGGTAATTCTGCGGTAAAAGTGCGGTTGCTTGCTGATTCTCCAGCTCTTGCCAACGGTCAATAACTGCCGCTGTAAATTCCGGCGAAAACTGAGCAACTAAAATATAAGTGTCGCGCTTATTCAAAAAATATTCATGATAGACTTGTCCATTCTGTGGGTGGGTGTACGGCTTCGGCTGATACCCCCCAATCACGCCTTTAGAAATAAGTGTTTCAATGCTTTTGCACACGTCACTATGTCTGGAATTAACAAGTTTTGTTATTTCACGACTACTCATCGTCAAAGTGCTTGCATTTTTTTCTGATATGTTTAATAATTGATTCATCAATACAAAAACTCCATTTTGTGTTGGCCTATCGTTTTACACCACCGTTCGCGGTGGCTTTTTATTTGCCTAAATATTCGTCTTTCGTTTTTGCCAACCCAACTTCGGCATGGACAAATAACGCTTGAAGCACATCTCTTGGAACAGGTTTATCAGAATCTTTAACATGAACCGCTAAACCAATCTCGTCCAAATATGCGGCAACCACTTCCAAATAATTTGTTTTAAACCGAGATAAATTACTTGGATCTATCCCAATATTTCGGGCAATTTCGCAATCTGCTTTTTCTGCCCCTTTCTTATAAATTAAATCTGCAATCATTCTTGCGGATTTGCTTAATTCATTGCGTGCCATTGTGGTTGCCTTCTGTTTTAATCAGGGAAAATAAAATCAATCGTTACATCTGCGCCAAGCTCATTTAATTTAGCCACAATGCGTCTTGCGTCTCTTAGTTTTGGCGTTCGGATATTGCATTCATAATTTGAAATACGGTTTTGTTTATATCCTAGAGCTTCGGCAAGTTGTTTCTGAGTGATTCCAATACTTTCCCTTGCTTTAGCAAGATTACTCATAAAATTTCCTTTTGTGATTCAATCATTGCAAATTAAATCACAATAAGTGTTATTAATCAATCACATTTTGAATTTTTGTTAATATCGCGTAGCGTGATATTATGAGCAATAAGAAAATGAGGATGGGAACATGAAAACATTAGGCGAAAGAATTAAAGCTCTTAGAAATCAAATGGGCGTAAATCAAAAAGAATTTGCAGAAATGTGTGGTCGTCTTGACTCAAGAGCGCACGCGTGGGGACAATCTCGCATTGGTAATTATGAAACAAATGCAAGAGAGCCAAGTTTAGAAGACATTGAAATCATGGCTAAAGCCTTAGGTATTGCAGCAGCAGAATTGGCGTTCAGTAACGCACAATTCACCCGAATTATCAAATCTTATAAATACCCATTGCTTAGCACCATTCAGGCGGGTAAATTCACCGAAGTAGAACACTTTAACTATGTGGACGAACTAGATCAATACGAACTCATTGATTCGCAAGTCAAAGCCAGTGCTAATGCCTTTTATTTAAAAATTGCCGGGCAAAGCATGATACCGCGCTTTAACGAGGGCGATATGGTGTTAATTGATCCTGAACTCAGCCCTAAACCCGGGCAATTTGTCGCGGCAATCAACCCTGACGGCGAAGCCACATTTAAACAATACAAGCAATTAGGCTCAATAGATGACTACGGCAGACCGCACTTTAAACTGGTTCCGCTTAATGATAGCTTTCCAACATTAAACAGCCAAGAACACAAAATCCAACTGATCGGCGTCGCCATAGAACATCGGCAAATGCTGACTTAGTTAGTCCACCAAGCCGGCAACTGAATTTTATTGGGTAGCGGTTGAGCATAGGGGTTATTTGTAGTGTTCAGATATTGCTATTAAAGATTACGGAAGGAAAATAAAATGGCTAAAGATGATCTGTTAATTATTCCGCAGAAAGAAATTAATGCGATTATTGAACAACCTAAAATCCTGAATATGCGGTTTGCAAAATGGATACCAAAGCAGGATAATCAACCAGCACCGCAATGGTTGGAATTGAAATTGGTGTTCCTTGATACTGAAGATATACCTATCCCTTATCTAAAATTTCATATTCAATATAGACCACCAAGAAGAGAGTTTTTACTTCCATCAATTAATATCTTAGCCCTGTACAAAGGGCGTAGAATATTAGCCGTTGATCAAGGGCAAGGTATAGGGCATTCAAATTCTTACATTGATGTTCACCCTATACCTCCAAGCCGTGTAGATGGGGCGCATTATCACTTGCTTCATGAAAAACATAATCAAGAGACAGGTTATCCACTCGAAATTCCGTTTGACAAGCAAAGTGATATTTCGTATTTTTTATATATTTTCACAAGCTTATTTAATGTAAATCTTATCGGTGATTTACCTCACCCAACACAACAAGACGTAAGCCAAATGGAGTTATCGCTATGATGTGCAATACAGTATTGTCAAATCTAGGGTATAAGTGCCAATCATTGGCAGACGACTTTACTCAGATTACCACCCCTTTTACGCTAAATGACGGATCTTTTATTACGTTATTTATCGAACAATACGGCTCTGATCACTTCTTAGTGACTGATGATGCTCAAACACTAATGAATATTAGTGCAAGAGGCGTAAATCTAAGCAATAAGAGAATTCAACAAATAGCACAACAGGTTAAACGGAATGGCGTGTCATTAAATGAACGTGGAGAATTAGCGGTCTATTCAACGCAGCAAAATCTTGCTAACAGCTTAAATTTGCTTACACAGAATGCGATCATTTCTTCTCAATTATCGTCTGATTGGTTTAAGCTTCCAGAAGTTGATAATTTTGAAAAAACAGTAAAAACGGAATTTAAGAGATTTAATTTTCCTAATCAATTAAGCTTAAGTTTCGATAACAAAATCATAGGGGCAAGCGGTCATGAAATATCCGTACCAATTAGCCTGACTGGAAACGGAAAAAACAAGTTAATATTCACCACAAGCATTAATAGCTCAAGAAGTTGGGCTGGAGCATATGGCATTCTTGGCAAAATGATTGATCTTTCAGAAAACAGCGATAACCAGCACTACATTGTTGTAGATAATGACTTAAACTCACAACAATTTAATGAAATATCATTACTATTCAACGATCAAGCTATGGTGCTACCTTTCTCTAAAAAAGAAACATGGCTTGAAAGATTAGCAAATTAGTCAATAACCGCCCCTCGTGGCGGTTTTCTTTTATCTCTCCTATCTCTCCGACATTTATGTCGGAAACATCACACCAAGCGGCCTAATCCCATCGGACTTTTACAAAATCATCTTCCCAATATGATAAATATGCTCAAAAAACAAGCAATCAAACAAAAATCTTAAAATTTATTTTCTTTTAAAATCATTCATTTAAACACTTATTGTGATTATTTAATTAAAAATATCACATTTTGTTATTTACATTTAAATCACTTTGCGTGATAATAACCCCATCAAAACGAGATACACATAATCTCAACGCTCTTTAAAAATTTGAAACAGGTTAGTGATGGGTAAAAAAATAGCTACTCATTTGAGTAGCTATTAAAAATCACTTTTTAGGTGGTGGGGTTGGTTTCTTCGGGTGGTAACTTTCTGTCGCAGGTGTTGGTTCCGTCATTGAATTTTTCTCCGCAAAATTTAGCGATAAATGATTGATAACAACTTAATTTAGTTTCATCCACTAGCTCAAGCTGGATAGCTGCACGTTTAAATGCAATGTCCGCAAAAGCACCAGATATGTAGTTATTAATTGAATTAGTATCTAGTAAAGCTTCAGCGAGTTCGTCATTGGTCATTTTAGAGTAACGATGAATTAAAGCTGAATAACGGTCTGCACCAATACGAGCAGAAACCGCTTTTTCACCGAAACGATAAACCAATGATAACGCACTCAACATAGCCAACACCACACCGATAATGATATTTACATTAACGTTTGGAACATAACGGCTTAAATCACCAATAATAGCTGATGATAGTAAAAGCTGAATAACCGTAAAAAGGTTATTTAAACGAACATTACAGTGATAGAAAAGATTTTCTAAATTGTAGCTGTAATATAACTTAAATACTAAATCACTTCGGGTTTTATCTTCCATTTTTAATTTCTCATCTTGGTTTCGGTGGTGGAGTCGGTCTCGGCGGAACGTGCCCCCTCTCCTCTCTTTCTCTCTTCATAGTGTTTTCCTCATGAATTATTAGTTGTGGCGAAAGCATTATATTCCTCAAAGTTGTGGCAAACAAGAGGGCTTGAGCCTTACAAGTATAAAGAAAGGCGCTCATCACTAACCTGTTTCGAGTTTTAGACAATTTGGTAAAAAAACACTCTAGCGTACTGCCGTTCGTGAGAACCGCCAGCGTTAAGTAGACATCCTTAACCCGATTAGAGTGATGAAATGTCGTAATCAGCGATAGTGAGGCAGTGAATCCACACGGTAACGGCATTTTAACAGGAACCACATTTTTTGGTCTGTTTTTTAGTTGGTAAAAATGAAAAAGCAACAGACAGCAAACGTCAGCTAAAGACGTGACAGCTTGGAGAGACAGCTTACATTTCAAAGCGCATTTGCGAGTGCGTTTTGAAATATTAATTAAGAGAGATTTAGAATATGGAAGAACAAAAGAATTTGAATTTTGCAATTACAAGAGAAAGCCTGTCTGGTGAAGATAAATTTTACATTAAACAGGCTGTACTTAAAGCTGTAGAGAATGGTTTTTCAGACCCGGAAATGCTTGCATCAAGATGTTGTTCGGCAATTGAAATAATCAATAAAAGCGGAATAAATACAGGAATTGGAAGTTGTGGAACTACTTCCACCACTGTTCCTGAATAAACAATTCACAGTCACAAATGCTAGGCTTGCTAATATTGGCTACAGGGCGGAGTTTATACCTCCGTAAAGCAATCAGCAGATAACTGATGTAATGTAGGTTCGATTCCTACGCCTAGCACCACCGACCGCATAGTTCAATCGGATAGAGCAACTGCCTTCTAAGCAGTGAGTTGAGAGTTCGAGTCTCTCTGCGGTCGCCAACGGTCGGATAAGCAAATGTTAAGCTACGACATTCCAAATGTCCGAGTGTGCTAGGTTAAATTCCTAGCTCCGACCGCCAACTTATCACAAAACCGCATTTACAGAGAAACTCAATAGTACGCGTTGAGAGTGGAATGTTAGACAAGTGCGGTTTTGGATAAGTAAGAAATGACTTATCGCTTGTTGAGCTGAACAAGGTTAAAATTGGCTCAGTTAATTTCATATTAGTCCACTCACCTTGCTAAGCCTGACAAGGTTAAAAACAGGCTTATTTTCAAAGCGTGTTATTTCTACTTAGGCAATACTCCGTCAAGAATACCACAAAAGATTTAGCACGCTTTGAAAACAGCTCTTATCCTTAATTTAGACTTTAGTAATAAATTTTGAATGCAACTTCCGAGAGCTGTTTACTTTTCCTTGGCTTTAACCAAGTGCAATTATATGAAACAAAAACAAATAAATCCCATTACTCACCACACAATCATAGCAAAGAACATTGCTTGTCATGGTGTAAAAGCAGATGAAATTAAAGATAATGATACTTGCAGTTTAATCCACCATAATCACCAAAAGGAAACCACAATGAACAAATACGAAGCATTAGGACGATATACCAAGACCAAAGAAATGGTAGAATACCTGCTTGAAGAAATGAACAACTACGCTAGACTATGCGAAAAGCCTGAATTTCGAATAACAGAAATCCCGATAACAAGCAATGTTATCTTAGCTCAAAACATCCATTGCAACAGCTCACAGAAGGGCAAACCAACTCAACAATCCGATGGGTAAAATCTTCATCAGTCGTATTCATAAATGCGTGAACTAACTCTTCCACATAATTTGCAACTTGCACCTCAAGTCCTCTTTGTTAATGTGATAGATTAAAGTTTGATCGCAATAATCTTATCACTAGATAAAGAGGATTTCATTATGATTGACAACCGCCCCTATTCAAATTAAGTTTAACCATACTCCGACTAAAAAGGAAACCTAAATGAAACGCAACTGGGATTTAATCCGAAAAATTTTACTCAAACTTGAAGAAAAGGCAGATAGTACAAGTTGGTTAATGAGTACAGATATTCAAGGTTATGATTTTAAAACCGTCGCTTATCACTACAAATTGCTTAAAAATGCCGGAATTATTGAAGCACTTGATATTTCCACAATGGAAGAAGAAAATTTCGCTGCGCTTTCGCTCACTTGGCAAGGTCTCGAGTTCTTAGACAAAATCCGCAACGACAGCGTATGGAACAAAGTCAAAAGCACAGTCCAAAGCAAAAGCCTTGATTTAAGTTTTGATGTGATTAAGCAAGTGGCAACTGCGACAATTAGTGCAATGTTGCCGTAGAGATATTGACACCCACCGCCCTTTGATTTAGGATATATCCACTTTCAACAGAAAGTCGTTTGTCGTTTAATTTAAAAAAAACTGGATAACAATTTATGGCTTACAGCAATGTAGGCTTTTTATATATATGAGCATTGGAAAAATGAAATCAATATATACTACGCAATTTGGGGAGTTTACACTACGATTTGTTCATAAAAATAATGATGTCTATGTTTCAAAATCAGACCTTATCAAAATATTTTATGACTTCTTCCCCAATGATTACAAGGTATTTGTTGATAGAATTATTTCTGGCATTCCTGAAATTATCGGCGACAAAAATGATGTATGCTCAGGCATTCTTGGAAAAAGTGAAATTGGTCCAATCATACATTTTCACGCTGTAGGAAACTTCCTAGTATCGTATAGAGAACTCATTGATGTTGATAGAGAGATAATAAGAGAAGCGGCTTTTAAAATTAGCACATTTACAGATTGGTATATTGCCATTTTATCTCAAGTCGATGAATATTTTGGCAGAACCATAGAGGATTTATTTATGTCAGTAAAACAACGCTTAGATCGCATAAATCCACCTTATCTTGTAGAAGTGATGTATGACGTTGAAGACAACGTCCCCTCTTGGATTGGGACTTGCGATAAATTACGCCTTGTGACAGAGGGAAGAACTTACGAAGATCTGCAAGAACGCGTTTGGGAAATTGTACCTGAAATGCACGAATTGCATGGATACGGTAAAGAAAGCGATAATATCCGAATTTCGTTTATCCAAACAGAAAGCCACAATGAACATCAGCGTTTGGAGATGTGAGAATGGGCAGTGGCTACTACGACCAACTCATCAAGGTACTAAAACAACAAGGTTGCTACCGATATCGACAAGGAAAAGGCAGCCACGAAATTTGGTTTAGCCCCTTAGTTAATGACACTTTCCCAGTGGCTTATACCATTAAAAACAGACATACCGCCAATGGAATTTTAAAACAAGCCGGCATTGAGTTTAAATTCTAATTTAACAACCCGCCCCTTCGGATTAAGATTTAACCAAACACAAGCCGCTCCAAACGGCTTTTTTTGTACCTAAAATTTGGAGAATTATAATGAACTTACCCGACGATTATTTTTTAGATGCTGATGATGAAATGCTTGAATATTTAGAAAAACAAGCCTTACAGAGTTATGACGATGTAAAAAAATCAAACGAAAACTATCAGGAAAAAGCCTACCGCCTATTAAATTATCTGCTTTTGGGTATTGGTTCTATCTCATTACTGCTAATAAACAGCATTGATAAAATACATCCCATTATTATTGTCAATGCCATTTTACTAATGGCGGGTTGGACAATATCCGCATTTATGCTAACTCATTATGTTTTATTAAGTAAAATACGACAAATGGGAACAAACATTCCACAAAATCTTTATAACGAATCATTCAAAAACAGCCAAGATAAAAATAAACTTGGCATACTAAGACGCTATGAATTACACAACATCAACCAAGCTATTTTAGCTTTGCTTAATACCAATGCTATATATCGGAAATATACTGATAGAGCGATTATGACTGCTATCAGCTTGCCGATCTTATTAATGGTGATTAGTTCAAGTTTACTACATTATTTACCCTAATTATTTCTTCTTAGGAATATCTACACTATCACCTACAAACACTGGATCTGGCTTCTTATAAGCAGGCTGCTGAGGTTTAGATGGGGTTGGTTGTGGTTTTGGTTGAGATGGCTTTTGATTAGACATAACAAATCCTAATTTATACGTTGTGGTTGTACAAATTATAATCCTTATGCGTTGTGGTAACAAGTAAGGCGAGCTAGCCCCTCGCTAAAAGGGCTATTGACACCGCCCCTCATTCAGTTTAAACTGCCCCTACTTTCAACAGAAAGTCGGCAAGCCACTTACATAGTGGCTTTTTTTGTATCAAAGGTGGAACAAATGAAAGTGAAAAAAGAAAATCAAGAGTGGATTAAGCAATATGCCAAAAGCTACGGTATCAGCGAAGAAGAAGCCTTGAATAAACTGATTAGTGAAGTGCGTGAAAACCAAGAAACAGCACGAGCAAATATGCAACAAGAAATCATTGAAAGACTACCAAACCTTAATTTTGAACAAATGCGTGAAGTCCGTCAGCTTGTTGAAAAACTGTACCCAACTTTTTTCCAAGTATTGTCAAAAGCAATAACTAAATAATTTTTATTGACAAAAACCGCTACAACGGATTAAGATAACCGCACTACTATACAAAGTCGGTTTTCTCGCTCCGATATAAAGCGTTTTTTTTATGCCTGTAATTTGATGGCATATTCGATCTATGATCGGGTCTAGAGAGCCTAATACAATACCGAAAGGAAATAAGCTCCGCCGACTTTGTACGGTAGTTGACGCCCGATCATCCCTACTAAGGTTGATCGAATATTAACTAAATTACAAAGGGGCATAAAAATGTCAAATAATCAAATCTCAATTTTTAACTTCAAATCTAATCCTGTTCGAGTAGAAATCTTTGAGCAACAACCGCATTTCTGTTTGCTTGATGTATGTAGTGTTTTCGAAATTCAAAACTCACGTCGGGTACAAAGCGAAATGCTAGATCCACAAGGTGTACGTCAAGCGTACATTTTGGCAAAAGATGAAAAACAACGAAAAACTTCATTCATCAATGAGCCTAATTTGTATCGAATTATCTTCCGTAGTGAAAAGCCTATTGCGAAAGAATTTCAAAACTGGGTCTTTGAAGAAGTGTTACCGCAAATTCGCAAGACAGGACAATATAGCGCACAACAACAACTCGCCTTGCCCGAACCCGAGAAAAAATACACGTTCGAGTTTACCGAAAATACTTGCTTACGCTTTGTGAGTATGTGGTTTGCGCTCTACAACAACCTAGAGCTATTAGGACAACTACACCAACCATTAAGCAATATCGGCTCACATTTCGGTTCAACCGCTTACACCCATTACACCGAATATAAAACGATACTCGGCACAATGAAAAGCGTTTTAGAGCCAATGACAAAAGAGTTTAACCCTGACCCTAGAGACGATGCGCATTTCTACAAAGCACTCAAAACGCTACGCAGTTATCAATTACAAGGCTTGGCAAAAATCGTAAAACATCCAACGCCACCAACGCGTAAATACGACTTCTAAAACCTAATCAAAACCGACCGCACTTTTCCCAACGAAAAACGTGTGGCGGTTTTCTACACCTAAATTTCGACAAATTGAACAAAAAGGAACCGAAAAATGAAACGAGTTATCAAAGAAATTTTCATTTTGGCTACTTTCTCATTAGTGATTATTTTAGCCACTGTACTCGCTAATAAAGCTGTTGCAACTACTCCACAAGAAACCTGCGACATTAAAGGCGGTATCTGGACTAAAACCTACTGCGCACCACCTGATATGAACGATGAAGAAATCACCTATGCACAACATTACACAATCTTGAAAGAAATCGAAATGCGAGAAGTAAAAAATGGAATTGTACAAGTGGAAAATTGACAGACATCCTAATGAAGAATTGGGATGGATTATTTACGAATGGAAAAACGCCAAGCTAACGAGTTGGAATAGCGGTAATTTCTCAAGCGAAGAATTAGCGCAAACACGACTGAATAAGCGTAAAGCTATGTTAGGTCGAAAGAATAACCAAGAGCCAATTCGAAAGCTAACTAAAGAAGAAGTTTCTGCATTATTTGGAAATCAGCTCTTTAATGGTCATAAGAAATTAAAAGTAAAAGGTAAGAAAAAATGATTGATTACTACTACGATAATGTGTTTTTGCAACCGCCAGAACCGCGTGAAATTCCTGATTATTATTTTGATGATTTCGTTGATGATGAAGAAAATGCAGAAGAATTGGCACAAGTCATTTATTGTGAACCAAGCCTATCCGGTGCTTTTGAACACGCCTTAGTAAGGCACTCTTATTATCAAACCAAACAAACAGAAATCGAGTTGTTAAACATCATTAAAAAGTTCAACTGCGCCATTGAGAACCGCGTAGAAGAATTAGTTATGAAGAAATTAGAACAAGGATTTGAATTATGAGTCAGCTACAAACTACACAAGAAAAGAAATTCCCGATCAAAGAATTTTTTAACCAACCGTCAATTCAAAAGAAATTTCAAGAGTTGATAGGTAAAAATTCTGCTGCATTTGCGACAAGCGTACTACAAATTGTAAACAGCAATGCCATGTTACGCAATGCCGACCCGGGCAGTGTATTTAACGCGGCTTGTATGGCAGCAACGCTAAATCTACCGCTCCAAAATGGTTTAGGTTTTGCTTATATCGTACCGTATCAAAACAAGCGTGAGAAAAAAACAGAAGCGCAATTTCAACTAGGCTACAAAGGTCTAATTCAATTAGCGCAACGTTCAGGACAATTTAAGCGATTAGTTGCTGTGCCGGTATATGAAAAGCAATTAATCAACGAGGATCCAATTAATGGCTACGAGTTTGACTGGAAACAAAAACCTGCGCAAGGTGAAATTCCAGTTGGTTATTACGCTTACTTCAAATTGCTGAACGATTTCACCGCAGAAATCTATATGACCTACGATGAAGTAAATGAACACGCCAAAAAATACAGCCAAACCTACCGCACTTATTTGCAAAAGAAAGAACAAGGGCAATGGGCAAGCTCTGTATGGGGCGATAATTTTGACGCGATGGCATTAAAAACTGTTATGAAACTATTGCTCTCAAAACAAGCACCGTTATCGGTAGAAATGCAAAGTGCCGTATTGGCGGATCAGGCTGTTGTTAAAGATGTGGAAAAAAATGAGTTTGCTTATGTTGATAATCAAATTGAAGACGCTGAAGTGATTTTAACCGTGAGCGAAGATGATTTTGAAAAATGTAAGCAAAATATTCTCAATCAAGAAATGACACTACAAGATTTGTGTGACGGCGGTTTTGAGTTTAGCAAAGAACAGTATGACGAACTGGAGCGATTAGAAAATGAACTACAAGCTCAAAATTAGATGTTCAGGAATTGCCGACATTATCGGCATTCCAACAGCAAAAAAAGATCGAGACCAACCCACGAAAACCGCCAAAAGTGCGATACGAAAAATCGCTAAATACGATTTATACGGCTATCGAGACTTTGACGGCAATAAACAAACTGAAAAAGGCTTACAGCTTGAAGATACCGCCATTAAATTAAGTGGGTTTACACGTGGCTTGGCGTTAAAGAAAAACACCGAAAGACGCGAGAATGATTGGATTACAGGCGAATGTGATATTTATGTGCCAAGTCGGAAATTAATCATTGATGAAAAATGCTCGTGGGATATTGGCACGCACCCTTTCTTTGAAGATGAAGCCGAAGAGAAAGCCATAAAAGCAGGCTATGACTGGCAAATGCAAGGCTATATGTGGCTTTGGGATTGCCAACAAGCGCAAATTGATTTTGTGCTATTGCCTACTCCAATTGATTTGCTCACAAGTTATGACAACATGCAACAGCATATTGACTTAGTCGAGCAAATCCCACAGAAAAAACGCATTACCACCGTAACGATTAATCGAGACGAAGAAAAAATCGAATTAATCAAAGAACGCGTTGAAGTGGCGCAAAAGTATTATGAAGAATTGGTAGGTTGATATGACAATTCTATCTGACAAACAATACTATCAATTAATGAGAGCAGTATTTCATAGCAAATCTGGTTTTATTAATGTTATGCCATATGGCAAAAATTCCTTTTCTGTACAAGTATCAATTAAGAATAAATTAACTGTGCTTGGGACTTTTAAAACAGAACTTGAAGCAGCTATGTTTGCTGATAAAAAAAGAAGAGAAATGCGCGGAAAAGATATAGTTACAAATCAAAGCGCTGGCTTATTAACTGGAGATTACACAGTGAAAAATATAAAAAGATTAATTGATGAATATTTTAATAGCAGTGAATTAGATGTCACATTAAGAAATGCCGGGACAGTATTTATTGAGCAGCTATGGGCTGATAGACATAGACAAGGTCGGATTATTGATATTGATAAAGTGTTAAAAACAAAAATTGGCTCAATTCATATCAGTGATGATGATGCCAAGAAAATCCTAGATGATCTAATTAAATTTGGATTAATAAAAATGGTGAGTAATAAATTCTCACCTAAATTATGGGTCACCAAGCTAGACATAAAAAAAGAATTACGAAACAAACCACAAGAAACTAAGGAAAATGAAATGCAACAATTAGAAAAATTATCACCTGAAATGCTAGAAAATTTAGCAAAACAAGCAGCGGAATTAGCAAAAGTCAAAAAGCAAGAAGCGGAAGATAAACATAATTTTAGAACACTTCTAAGTCCATTAATTCTCAATGCAGTACAAGCAAAAGGCAAATATGAGAAATTACTCAATGAACTTCTTGATACATCAACTGAACTTGATAATGCTCTTAATGCGCTGAAAGATGCTTTGAAATAATTCAAGGAGAAATCCATGCCAAAAGACACAAATATTGTCGTCATCACAGGACGACTAGGCGCAAGTCCTGAATTGCGCACCTTTCAAAATGGCTCACATGTCGCTAATTTCAATCTTGCCGTAGGTGATGATTACCGTGACAAACAAGGAAATTGCGTTGAGCGTACACACTGGATTACAGTAAACGTGTTCGGCAAAATGGCGGAAGTGGCAAATCAGTATCTTACCAAGGGTTCACGCATTACGGTTCAAGGCAAGTTAGTACAAGAACAATGGAAAGACCAAAACGGCAACAGCCGAAACACGGTAAAAATTAATGCGGAAATATTCCAAATGCTAGACAGCAAACCGCAAGGCAACAGTAACAACAACTGGGCGCAAGAGTCACAAGGCAAGCCAAAGCAACAAGCAAAACAGAAAGAATGGGACGGCTACGCCGATCACGAACGCCCACAAGGCAATAACTTTGATGATGAAATTCCGTTTTGAATTTAAGTGTAGAAGATCAAACCTAATCTGACAGTCCCCGTTTAGAATTACCGTGTCTGTCAGATTAATTTGAGCTTAAATTCTTTTCTGCCCAAATCCCTTTTCCATCAAGTAATGTTGCCATCGGTGTTCTGCCACAGCACATTTTTCCTTGATGTGTTCGATGGTGATTATAATACATTAACCACTCATCTAAATCAGCTTGTAATGTCGCTAAATCCGTATATATTTTCTTCCTAAATGCGACTTGGTAAAATTCTTGTAAGATAGTCTTATGAAAACGTTCACAGATACCATTCGTCTGTGGATGCTTCACTTTCGTTTTAGTATGCTCTATGTCATTTATCGCTAAATAAAGCTCATAATCGTGATTTTCCACCTTGCCACAATATTCACTACCACGGTCGGTGAGAATACGCAACATCGGTAATCCTTGGGCTTCAAAGAACGGCAGGACTTTATCATTGAGCATATCTGCAGCGGCAATTGCGGTTTTCATTGTGTAGAGCTTTGCAAAAGCAACCTTACTATAAGTATCAACAAATGTTTGCTGATAAATGCGTCCAACACCTTTTAAATTACCTACATAAAAGGTATCTTGTGAACCTAAATAGCCCGGATGAGCGGTTTCAATTTCTCCACTCGATATATCATCCTCTTTCTTACGTTCCAAGGCTTGGACTTGACTTTCATTTAGAATAATGCCTTTCTCAGCTACTTCTTTCTCTAGTGCATTTAAACGCTGTTTAAAGTTAGCAAGATTATGACGTAGCCAAATGGAACGAACACCACCGGCTGAAACAAAAACACCTTGCTTGCGAAGTTCGTTACTCACTCGAACTTGTCCGTAAGCTGGAAAATCTAGGGCAAATTTTACAACAGCTTGCTCAATGTGCTCGTCTACTCGATTTTTGATATTCGGTGCCCGACGAGTTTGATTAAGTAATGCTTCAACACCACCTTGCTCTACGGCTTGTTGATAGCGATAGAATGTATCTCGGCTCATTCCCATCGCTTTACAAGCTTGAGAAATGTTTCCAAGTTCTTCTGCTAAATTGAGTAAACCGGTCTTGTGTTTAATGAGCGGATTGTTAGAATAAAACATGAGAGTTTCCTTTTTTGTTTAGATTTAATTTTAGACACTCATATTCTAAACGGGAAACTCTCATTTTTATAATGATTTGTCAGATCAAGTCTGATCTTCTACAATTTAAGGGCGTCATTACGCCCCTTTCTGCGATTGCTTAAACAGCTCAACGGCTTGAATAATCAACTGGTTTTGCGGAATGTTTAATTGCGTACTTAACTGCTCGATTTCAGCAATCACAACTAAAGGAAGTTTGAACGCCTTGAGTTTAATACCGTGTTTTTCCTCACTGCGTCTAACAATTTCTGTTCTTGACATCGCCATAATAAATCCTTAACATTAGTTTTGAAGAACGAGAGAGATTTCTCCCTCTCGTTAAATTATCATCAAATTAGTAAGCTGGCGAGCTAAGTACTAACAAGATGATAACTAGGATAATGTATTTAAACATTTGATTATCCTCTTCAAAGTTGGGTAGATTAAAGGTCAGACCCAGCTCGTTTTCAGCATTATTACTGAATAACAAAATCATTATAAGTTAGTTATCTAACTAAATCAAGTATTATTTCACTAAGCCATCGTTTTTACGGTGGCTTTTTTATTGCAAACTTTTAACCACAACCAACCGCTCTTTATGGGCGGTTTTCTTTTATAAGGAAAAATTATGAGTATTAAACAGCGTGTCGCTTTATGGTTAGCAAATGGCGAAACAGGATTAAGTAGTAAAACCATTGCTTTTTATTTGGGGTTTGGAATTATTCCGAAACGAGCTTCGCACCCCGAAAATGTTAGTGATTTCAGACGTTGTATCCAGTTACTAGAAGAAGTTCCTGAATTAAAAGCTGACATTCTGAGAATGAAAGGCGTGAGTAAAGTATGGGAAGTATTAGCGGAAAATTGGTTGGAGCTAGAACGTCTTTACGAAAAAGAACGTGGCAATGATGAATGCCCTGAAACTTATGCGGCAATCAGAAAGATTGTTGATGAGAATGAAACTGGTGTCGTTCGCTTTGGCAATATGACAATTAAAGTAGGAGCTTAATAATGTTCTGGTTCAAAAACGCAATGGCATATCGCCTAACATCAAAAATTGACTTATCAAAAATTGAAGAAGCATTACAAACCGCAAAATTCACACCGTGCGAAAAATCTGATTATTCTCGCTTCGGTTGGTCTGAACCGCTCCACGATACAGGTTTGTTAGCATATCAAGCAAGCGGTCATATTTTGCTAGTTTCTTGTAAAGAAGAAAAAAATCTCCCAGCCTATGCGGTTAATCGCAGATTATCTGAACGATTGGCGGAGTTGGAAGAAAAAGAACAGCGTAAGCTGAAAAAGACCGAAAAGCTGGCGTTAAAAGGTGCGGTAATTTCTGAAATGTTACCACACGCTTTTAGTAAATTTACTCATACAGCCATTTGGATTGACACCAACAAAGGGCTAGTTTTTGTTGATAGTTCAAGTGCAAAGAAAGCAGAAGATTCCTTGGCATTATTGCGGAAGTCTCTCGGTTCCTTGCCTGTTGTACCGCTCGCCTTTAATTCTGACATTAGCACCGTAATGACGGACTGGTTATCGAATAACAATGCTCCTGAATGGGCAACATTATTGGAAGATTGTAAGCTCAAAGATTTTACCGCAAATAATGAAATCACTATCAAACGGCAAGATCTTGATAATGAAGAAATCCTAAACCTTATCGAACACGGTAATTCAGTTATCAGCTTAGCTATTCAACGTGAAAATCATCTCTCTTTCGTGCTAAATCAAGACGGCACGATTGGAAAAATCAAATTTGAAGATGATATTACAGAACGCAACGATGACATACTCAAAGAAGATTACCAACAGCGTTTCGATGCTGATTTTATCTTAATGGTAGAAGAGTTATCGCAGTTATTTGAATTATTAGCAGCGGAATTTGATGGGATTAAGGAGCGGTTATGAGCAAAAAATACAGAGTGATATTAAATGTGTGGCTGGATATTGAGTTTTGTGCTGAATGGGAAATCGATTTTTCGTTTAAAAACTTTGATAAAACAGTTGTAGAACCGATTAGTGATGTAGAACAAGCTATTAGAGAAATGAATGATTTTTGGAGTGAATCGCCTTATGACAACGAACCTTTCAAAGAACATTTAGAATACTGGTTAAAGAGTGCGACATTAGCTATACATCGCATTTACAACAATACGGCATTATGGAAGCCAGAAGACCTAACTAAACATCTATTCACGAATGAAGATGGATTTGGTATTGGCGAATGTGGTATCAAGTTAGTTTCTTATATTGATGAATTTGAATTAGCAGAACATATGCTAAATATAGAAGAAGTTTAAAAATAATTTTTAATTACAACCGCCACTTGGCGGTTTTCTTTTATGGAGAAAACAAAATGAACCGACTTATCCAACAAATCGAACAATGGGCGGAAGACCGCAACCTGATTAAAGGCTCAACGCCACAAAAACAAATGCTTAAACTGATGGAAGAGTTTGGCGAACTCTGCGGAGGCATTGCCAAAAATAAGCCTGAAGTGATTAAAGATAGTATCGGGGATTGTTTTGTGGTTTTGGTTATTTTGGAAAATCAGCTTTATAAATTAGGTCTAACATCGGGAATAGACTGTGCTAACTGGGAAAGTGTAATCAAAGAATACGACGATCATATACTGTATGAATTACGAAATAAAAATTTAGATAATACTTTAGAGATTATTAAAGATGTACATATGTTTATCCAAACATCTGGAAGGATTACAAAAAGTTTCTATAACGGTTATAAATTGACGAGAGATTTACGACTTCTTGTCGGTAACTTGTATATGATCTCTTATTGGAGTGAGCAACCTTTTGAAGAAAGCATCCAACACGCCTACGACCAAATCAAAGACCGCAATGGAAAAATGATAGATGGTGTGTTTGTTAAAGAGGAAGATTTATGAAATCAGATGAAAAGCATCCAGAATTAGTCGTATGTGCCGCAATTAAATTCGTTAAACGAGACCAGAAAGACATCAACTTAAATCGCTGTGGTGTTGAATTTGTTATCCCTATGATTCGCCACTACTCTCCTGATGGACGAGAAATATTAGAAACTATTCAACCTTATTCGGAAGAATGTGAATTAAAAGAAGTTGAGCAGGGTTTCATCACAAATTTCAGTCGTTTTATTGGACGAACAGAAGCATTAGAGATAGCAAAGGCTAATAATCAAATTCGATTTGATATCGGTTATGAGCCTGAATATCTCTATAGCGAAATGTTGTATTAACTTAGAGAAATATTTATGCAATTAGAAGCAGAAAAATTTGCCAAAATTCTCTCTCATCTTCAGGGAATTTGTACAACCTTAGGCTATGAAGATATTAAATTCCTTTGTTGGCTAGAAAAAGAAGAGGGCAATATGGAATTTGTATTGGAAGATGGCAAATCAAACCAACGATTGAGTTTTATTTTACCTTTTAAAAAAGAGGCGACAAAATGACCGAAACCATCAGCGTAAACCACCACACTTTTCAAACGCTCGCCATACAGTCATTACGCTACTGTATGGGGCGTAGAACCTTTGCCGTAATAGATTGCGTGGAGTTTATCCGTGAACATTGGCAAGACCTTACCAAACACACCAAAGCCATCATCATTCGAGATTTAGACGAGGCATTGCAATCCCACGAAGACGACCTAAGAGACAATAGAGGATATTGCTACTTAGGCGACCAGTGCGACTACCAAAAATGGAAAAACCTAAGAAAATGGATCAACTCACAGCCTAGCGAGAGCTAGGTTTTTTATTGGAGGGGATAAAATGGAAAGTGCATTTTATACACAAGATGAAATAAGAATATTAACAGGTGTAAAGTCCAAGAAAAAAACAATGTGTAAAGTATTAAAAAAACAACACATTCCATTCGTTGTAGATGTTAATGGATTTCCTGTTGTAAAAAGAGATTTTTTAACTACCACTAAAAAAACAGAAGAAAAACTAAAACCAAAATGGCAGTCTAATGCCTTATCGCATAAAACTTGA